TCTAGCGGGATTTAACCCCTGGGGAAGCTCTAAACACTACTTCCCGTGACGGATAGACTATCGAGTTGTTGAATTAATTATTTTTTTGAGTAAGCGGTCAGATTTCGACCCTCATGTTCTGAAATCTAAATCCCTTGGGTCAATTTGCACATCCTTAAGAGTCGTTTTTAGCACTCTGCTGCTGCTGCGCAAGCTACCAGGAATGTTTGCGCTCCAACATCTCGGTGATCGCGCATCAGATCAAAAATGGGGTAGTTGAAGGGTTACAAACATGTTCGCGTACGTTCCTTTGATTGTGTGGTAGAGCGAAAAGAAGACGACCAGCAAGTTACACAAGTTGGTATTTTTGTCAGGATTCGAACAAGTTGGTAACCGTGTAGTGAAGCAAAAAAGAGATGACCAGCAAGTTACACAAGTTGGTATTTTTGTCAGGATTCGAACAAGTTGGTAACCGTGTAGTGGAGCAAAAAAGAGATGACCAGCAAGTTACACAAGTTGGTATTTTTGTCAGGATTCGAACAAGTTGGTAACCGTGTAGTGGAGCAAAAAAGAGATGACCAGCAAGTTACTAGCATGTTCGCGCACGTTGCAACAGATTATCCATCTACGTGAGCCCAAAGAGGAACCCGATCACGTTTGATTGCAATATATGCGACACCACCGTGCAAGCTGTCATGTTTGCGCAAATAACCGATACTAACCATGTAGTCACAGATGTTTTCGTCATTGTAAACGATTTCGAACGTTCGCTTGTCCGCAGCATTTGCCACACTGGACGGATCGAAGTGTTCCCGAACACTTGCCGCAGTGCGTGGAAGCTGACAAAACTCGTACACTAAACGCGTAGGACAATCGTTTCCAAGAACAGATTCTATGTCTTCCTGTTCGGTCATGGGACGTATAGACATGATTGAGCAATGGTTATTCGTCAGATTTGAAAGTCAAATTTTTCACCGCAAATGGATTGCGAGCACGGACGTAGTTGATGAAAAACACACGCTCGTAATGATCGTCCCAGTTGATTTTTCTGACGCTTTCGGCAAACTCTACCCACTCTTGCTGTGCTTTTTCTGGATCGTTTTGCAGCTCGTTTTGGGTAGTAACCGCTCGTTTGTTAGTGTCGTAACAAATAAATCGATACAACATGTGGTTCCAAAAGACTCGACGGACGAACTCTTTGGAGTCGGAAAATGGACCGACAACAGGAGTAATTTGTGGTCCACGTTCAAACAACGCGGAGGCTTCTTCACGTTGGTCTTGATCAACCAGTTTGCGACATTCTGCAAGATGATCAAAGAGTGGTTTTTCACCACCAATTACCACTTCGAGTGATATTGATGACGATTGGACGCGAATGTTTACCTTTGTTGGAACGGTTTTGCAACGCACCATGGATGTGTAACGGAGGCTTACTCCTCTTGTTTCGAGGCAAAAGACTTGGTCAAACCAGGGCACCCAGCGAAGCAAGTCTCGAACTGTTTTGACCACCTCGTTTACGTTTGACGAGAACACTCGACTCAAATAATACGGAGTTCCAGTCCATTTACCACTGTTGTTTATTGTCATCGAACTGCGTGGAACGAACCAGTAATTCCATTCGCCGTTCTCGTTCAAAAATCGGTAATCAAACCCGATAAACGACAAGATGTTTGCATGGATGTCGAATGTAATCGTTGTCTTGCAGAGCAGATCAGCGTAAACCCCGTACATGGCAATATCTTCCGATTGCTGTGCATCTGTTTGAATCTCTTTCATGTGTTTGCGAATTGTTGTAATCATGTTCGTTACCAAAACGGGTTATCAAACAAATATCCGAATCAATTTTAACGTGAGCTACAAAAAAACGATTATATGGGCAAACTATCATTCTCATGCAGCTAGTCCACGTTACTGGGTCCGATTTCCGACGATTTACACACGGTTAAATTGTTGTTTTGATCAAGCGTAAACACCCCGGTAGCTCTGATGTTTGCTCGCAGCGTTCGAAGTGAATCTGACACCGCATCCGCCTGAGTAACTATCCGTGCCAGCTCGTTGTTGGTCTTTTTGAGAGTTTGTTTGAGCCGTTCCTGGTTCCTTATACAGATTCGCAGGTTCCGACACGCCTGCCCAGCCACCATCAGTTGTTGGAAGAGATCAAATTGTGCCGCATCTCTCTCGAAGTGAGGATTGCTGCCGTTTTGTTTGTTGGTTGCCATTGTAATGGAGGTGGATTGGTTGGGTCAAGCTTCAATCAATTTTTTTTCGGTGCCAAAAAATGGCCGGCGTCGCGTTTGTGGAGACTTGTCGGTGCGGTTATTTCCGTTTCATTTACTTTCCGCTGTTTTTTTCGGCCATGGAATATTCAAACATGGGTGGATTAACAACAGAACCAATTCCAACAGTGCCGAAACCCCCGACGCTTTCAGGAGATGTTGGGTTCCCACAATCTATTTTAGGACCCTACGCGTGGTACATCATTATTTTCGGTTTCATCATGATAGTTATTTTTGGGTTCTTCCTCTACGAACATGAGCATAAAAAGATACCAGGACCAGCACCGACCACCGGTGGATGGTGGTAATTCAAAAGCACAACTTTTTTGAGCACCGATTAAAATGGACAATATGTTGGAAATGTTGATTGCACGGAAATTCGGATCGGAAACGGGCGATTAGGTTGGTTTGAGGGTAGTTGCTTTGCTGAACATCCGTTTGCATTGCCCGACAACCCGCGCAGCAATTCAAAAAAAACGATAATTTGCTGCAAGTATATATTGAGTAAATGGGAAGCAAACAAGGCGATCCGATTAAATTGACGAAATCGATGGATGGATTTGATGGGGGCGGCGATCCTGATCGCGGGTTCGGCATTTCCGCTAACGAACCATTTCCGGGATCACGCCAATGGGAAGACGGCTTCGCAGGATTTGATGGTAGTTACGGCTACAATCGGCCGTACATGCCGTACAACAATTGTCCGCTATCAACAACCAAATGTACGCTGACAGATGTGTTCTGTCAAAACACGACGGCCTCGCTCGCATTCCTGCTGATTATATTTGTCGTAATTGTTGCGCTTGTTCTCGCGGTGTACAAAAGTCATTACGGCCATTCACCAGTTCATCACGTCATGGAACATGCACGTCGTCATGGTTGGATGTAAAAAAAGTGAGGCTGTCTGTTTACGACATTGCTGCTGCGCGTGCGTTAGCGGCTTCCATCACCATTTCCTGCGCACGTTGAAGCATAACTGTGGGTGCGGTTTCATCGTCTGCGAACATGTAAAACTCGTCTTCATCAGTGACCGCTTCAACAATTGCCGACACAGCTGGAACGTATGGTGGTGCAACTGTTTTTGTTGGCTGACCGAAGCATGAACTGAGATGAGTAATCAGGTTGCGCACCTTTGCTCGGTCGGGACCGAAAACATGGCTGTTCATTTTTTTGCCTTCTGCTAACCATACGTTGCGGAACGTTACCATACGTTTGAGATCGAACTCTTCACCTAGTTCTCGTTTGATTTCCACATGGATCTGAATCAGACGAGCTTCTATTGCCGGTCGAAGGATGTGTGTTTGAAAAAGTTTGCGTATGAAAATGCCGAACGATTTCGCCTGGAGGTTTGGCATAGTCCATGCAGCATACTCCTGTGCAAACGTTTCGGCAGCTTCTACTGGCAACCCCACAAAAGCTAATTGGCGACAATGGCCGAACGCATGTTCTATCGGAAACGTATCAAATGAGTTATCTGAAATGGTAAACTGAATCGTTCGCCCGTAACCAAACGCGGGGCAAAAACAGAAGCGGAAACTCTTTGGCAATGGCATACTTGTCTTCGCAAATATGGAGTAACGCAGCCTAAACTTGTGTACGAACGTACCACCTGCAGGACTGTGAATTGGTGGAGGGTTTCCGAAGCAAAACAACCCTGGTATCGGCACACTCGCACCTGCAATTACAGGTTGATGCGACTCAGGTTTTTGTACAATCACATCGCCTGACGGACCGTAAACTGTTTGCCGAAACATACGGTCTAACCATGGAACTCTTGAAATCACAGTTTCCAATCCCTCAACGGCATGTTGTATGCCGAGTTTGTATTCGGACATTCGAACGGGTACTTCTGGAGCAAACGAGACCACGAGGCAAAACCATTCAACGCGAGCCTGGCGGAAAACAAACTCGTAGCCAACGAACGATAGGATTTTTTTGACATTATCAACGGGAAGGAACGTACCATCGTAACCGTGAACGCATTGACATGCAATTGTGAGTTCACCCCATCGATCACAGAACTTTCGAATTTGATCAGGATGACTGTAATGTGTTATTTTTTGGATCTCATCCAACGGGGCAGACAACGCAATAAAACGAGTTTTTGCGTCTATCGGTAGTAGTTGAGCTGGTGGACTGGGAGCTTCGCCTGCCGGATTGTAGAGCAGAGGCGCGTTTTCAACGTGATTGGGGTCGAAAAACATTTGCTTCTTTTTGCTTGCAGAATTGATCGAATTGATTTTGATTCAATTTTATAGGGCTTCGAATTGGCATAGAATCATCGTGAAAGATTTGAAGTAATATATCGAAGGGTAATCGGATTGACATGCCAAACAAAGCAGGAGGCAAAGGATACAAAAAAGGAGGACGCAACAAACGAGCCCCTCGGGGCACCGACGCAGACGATCTCGCTGTGGATCAAATCTATGGTGTGGTTACGAAGAAGCTTGGAGGAAGTCGCATGGAAGCTTGGTGCTCTGATGGCGTTTTCAGAGTTGCCCGTCTACGAGGAACAATGCGACGGATACGCAAATGTGACTACACACAACAAGGCGATATGGTGGTTATTTCGATTCACGTGATGCTCGGTCATGCAGTAATGACTGGGTTTAACGGTGTTGAATATGTCAAAGTTGGCGATGATGTCGTGCCATCAGATTGCGATCCAGCCACACTCAAAGCGTGCTTAGTTGGAACTATCATACACAAGCTCAATGACAGGAAAATAATTTCCGACATAACAAAGACAATGCCCCCAATGCCGACCAGTGATGGTTGTGTGAAATTTTGGGATGACCCTAACATTGACATATGCTTTGGTGATGAGGATGACGAGGAAGCTGAAGTTGATCCAGACGAGGATGTCGACGTGGACGCAATCTGAGCGCAGATCGCGAGGTGTTATTTTTTTTGTCGACAAATTTGAATCGGTATTGAAAAAGAATAAGTTTTATTAGAAACATGCCTAACAGACGTCGAAAGCAACATGTCGTCCCCTCAGCCATGCTTGGATTCCACCACAGTGTGACCCCAGTTGGAATTGCGACCGATATTTCAGAAACTATGGGATCCACTCATCACCGCCCGTTATCGGGTTTGTTATTCCCAATGTCGTTGCGTGATGAAAATGATACATTAAGCGCATCACCAATGAGTTGGGCATCGCCACCACCCGAAACTCCAATCTCACAAGCTTCACCTTCACATCGCAGCTTTGACGAATGGGTTCGAGAAAAGACAGAAGAGTGTAAACTGGAAGCTGTCGAACGCGCAAAGCGAGTTGTTGATGAAGTTCCCGAAGTATGTCGGGGTGGTTTGCTTGCCGCCAGTTTCGGAGCAGCTTCGAGCGAACTAACGGACCTTAACGGATTCGGTCCAACCGTTGTAAGAGGTGCAGGTTTGCTTTCGTTATGCGACACGACGCAAGGCGTAGAAAGCAAAGTTGGCCGTGGGGTTAATTTAATCAACCTCGACACCGACCCAATTGCGGTTCGTGGTCAAAACATGTCAATGGCAATCGACAGTCCGTGTGTTCGCGGGAGTCGGATGATACCAACACAACATGAAACCATTACTGTCTCGTCCCAAACAACATTCACACGAGCAGCAATGTTGTCGCAGATTACTACTACAGTAACAATTGGTTCACGCCGAGGTTCCAATCTGGAAGAAATGAACGACATAAAAGTGGCGACCGAAAAAAGAAAACCGCACGTCGCAACGCGCGGCTCCAAACTTGCTGGTAAGCCTCGAAAGAGTCGATGGTAAGGAGTCAATGGAGACCGAAACACATCATCAAACCATTTTACTTTGCTTTTTTTGCCTTCGCTGGCATGCGAACTTCGAGTTGTGGTGGAGGCACAGCGGCTACTGGTGGTGCGTTTTCAGCAGCTTTTACATTCTCACGATGTTTGCGTGTAGCTTCGTGACGTGCTTGTGAACCAACAGTCATTTTGACATGGCAAAAGTTACAAAGGAAACGTGTTGGTTGGTTGACAAGTGTATGTGTTCCGGGAGGAGAAAGGAAGAGTTGACGGCGTGCTGGTGCTTGCTTTCCTCTCCTAATCATTGACAGCTGTGCGATGGTTGGCATTTCAGGTTCATCGTTTTGAATGTGGCTGTGTCCTTTGTCATCGACCGTAATCGGGATTGGAATTTCGAGCGCATTTTTGAATTCGGCAAGATGTGATATCACGATCAAAAGTCTGTGCTGAGTGGTTACACGTTGCAAAAATTCGAGAACGCGATGCAAATTGGTTTGGTCAAGACAACTGAAACCCTCGTCGATTACAAACCCGTCAATGAGAGCAACCTGTGCCATTTTTGAGATCGCTAAACGGAACGCAAGCGAAGCAACAAACCCTTGGAATCCAGATGCCATTCCGACCGCAAACCCGTTCACTCTGACCTGAAATTCCTCATCAATGTCAACCTGCAGATCGACATTACAATCGATTAACACCTGGTTTACGTAACGCCAAATTTCACTTCTCATCTTGTTTAGGATCCACATTCGAAACCCGCCACCCGCTGCGAGCACATGTTTCCGATAGATTGTAACAACGTTACTGTCCCATTCGAGCTGCTGGCGCGATGCCATAACTTCGTTTCCGTGGGCGATTGTTTGTTGGTCAGCTGCAATGGTAGCAACGGTTCGATGCATTTTGCGATCCATGTCTGTCAGCTTTTCTTTTGACTCACGGAGTTCGTTTTGCATTTCACGATATTTCAGTTTCTTCGCACTCTGCTCGTCGACTCGTTGAGCGATTTCCAGACCAGTTTGTAAGGTTGCAAGCTCGGTTTCGAGTTGTATTTTTTCCTCAGCGAGTCTCAAAAGATAGTGAAAAGTTGGGAGAAGTGTTGATGTAATTTTGTCACGCCGAGCAGTTGCTACTTTGATAAGCAGTTGTTGGTACGCATTTCGCTCTGTGCAAGCAGCGGCAAGCAGTTTCAGCTGCGGAATTAACTGTTCCGCTTTCTGCCTTTCTTCGAAAGCAGACGATTTGTTTCTGACGCTTTGCTCGAATGATTTGACCTTCATTGCCTTCTCGGTTGACAAAGACTGTTGTATTTCTGTTAACTTAAACTGCCAGTCAGATAGCTCGCCTGATGATCGCATGTTACCTTCGAGGAAGTCTTTGACTTGCTTACAACCGTCACAAGCTGCTTGGTAAGGCAAACATCGCAACGATTCGGATACACTCGATACCGCAGTGGCAAGTTTTAGATGATCGAGTGCGTCCATTGGGTTAGCAATTTTGTCACCAACTGGCGTCCCGTCAAATGTACATATCCGAAAAGATGAGACAAACTGACGCATTGCCGACTCGGCATCGCCACGATTAAGCGGAGTTGCGTCAGCAGTTATGAAACGTTTGTGGGGCAGTAATTTCTCTTTTTGCGATGTGAGCTCGTCTTGGTTTTTGGTCATTTCTGCTTCGGTTTGAAACGCGATTGTGGGGTCGGAAAGCTTCACCATCAACGATGTTGCACGGGCACAAATTTGTTCAAGGATCAAATGGTTTCCAACGTTGATTGCGGATATTAATTTCTCATCAGACGTGAAACGTAACGTGCTCGCTTGTAACACACTAACTCTAGCTTGAATGTCATCCAACTTCTGATCATGCGGGTTGCTAATTTGGAACGTGAGAGTGCGTAGTTCTTCGGAAATTGACACGATTGACTGTGCAGTAAACTCACACTTTTGCGCAAGCGTTTCTGCTTCGAGTGCACTCAATGTACCTGATTTGTGTTCCCCGATCGATTGTAAAGTTGACCGAATTGCTGGAATATCTGTTCGGATCGGATCAGTTACTTCGAACGAATTTTGTTTGGCGCGTTCGTTGGCGGAGTCAATTTGCCTCTGGAGGTGGTCTATCGAAAATTCGATTTCAGGATCTTGTTGAATCTGTTCGATGCCGAGTTGTAAACGTGCGCAATTGCGTTCGAGCTCCGAAACCGTTTCCATCATGGTTGCTTTCTCTGCTCGCAGTTCATCACACACTGGGCGAATGTTTGCGATTCGTTCTTGTGCTGCAGCAAATTCGGTCTCGTCAAAGACAAGTTTGCGCTGAGAATCTTTGAATGAGGTTGCTTGTTTTGCCAATTCGTTGTCAACGTCTTCAAACTCTTGGAAACCGAGAAGATGGCACAACGCCTTCTTTCTGACTGCTGGTTTGTTACAGATAGGTGCGTTGAACTGATTTTGTATCGAAATCACTGTTGATACGTGGTCTTCGTACGTACCAACGTACTGTTGAATGACTCGCGCGGTATCTACCACAGTTCCACCAGTTAGGTTTTCACCGTCAAGGAAGAATTCGAGTTGGCGTGATGGTAACGTCGTGGTATTTGAATCTGCCAAATGTCCTTCTTTTTTGATCCGACCGAGTTGATCGTTCAACGTAAATATGAGCTGCACTCGGTAACCAACGAAATCTTGGTTGAGCACTTCACGTTTGCCACCCCGAGACGTCTCGTCAAAGAGAGCAAACATAATAATGTCAATGATGGATGACTTGCCCAACGCATTGTCTGCCACAATTCCACTGAGACTGTTTTCCAACTGTGTGAAATCAACTACGTTTCCCGAACCAAAGCAATACATGTTGTCAAATTCCAGTCTCACCAAACGTATCTCGGAACGAATAGCTTGAAGGTTGCAGAAACGTTCTTGATGTAACTGTTTGATAGCTTGGGTCATTGCTTTGGATATGCTGTTTTCGGTTAACACATTTTGGATAAAAGCGAGCTGCGCTTCCAACGACAATGCTTTAACGTCGGGTGCCGCGATCGTAGTCATTGTAGCTGACAAAGCGGAAGCACTTGTGGCAGTCAATGGAATTTCTGAAATGCTTGCGCCAATAGCATCGTTTGCGGTTATCGCAGTATCTGGGTTGCTTGCGTTTGATTCCGAGTCAGATGGATCACCAGTTGGAATGGTTTGGCGCATTGATAGCTCAGTAATGCATCGGACGTCACGAATACGTGGGAACGCAAGCATAACTTCATCGAGAAGCTCTGGTTGAATGCCCTCATCGTAAATAACTCGTGTAAAGATGGGGTCAGATGGAATTGGTCGATCGGTTTTGTCATGACCATTAATCGAAATAAAACGTGTTACAAACCCGTGGTTATTGGGCACATCAACCTCACCAACAACTGGGTGACATTTGGTTTCGGGAGTTAAGTGCCAGACCAGATAACCATGATGTAAATGGTGCTCGCCGAAGTTTTGCTGAATGAGTGAACCGCAGAAGAACGCATTGTCACATATTTGTTGGCGAAGATGTATGTGACCACCGAAGCATGCCAGAAACGGTTCCATGTACTCGCATGTTATCCTGGTCTTTTTGCCAACCGTTACTGATCCCGCGCCCTCATGGAACATGAGAATCGAATTGGTGGGATTAACTGGTTCGGGCAAATGTTCGTTTGGTGCAATGGCAACAACGTGGAAGTTAACTTCGAAGTTAGTTTCACCCCCAGACAGTTCGCCATCAGGGCGCAAGTTGTGAAATGGAAGTGTAACGTCAAAGACACCAGAGTTACGAAAGTAGAATAGCTGGGATGTCAGACCAGTATTAATGAACGCGGTGTTTTCGACAATTGCTGACAACATGTCCAACTTACCTTGAACGTTCATGTTTACGTCGTGGTTGCCAGGAGTAATGATGACGTGACCGATCTGCATGAGCAGGCTAATGAAATGGATAACGTCAGCTACGTTGTCAGGAGTGAAGTAGTCTTTGGAATCAAACAAGTCACCTGGTACCACAAACGCAGCAGGTTCTTTCCATTGGCTTCGGACTGACTCGCAGAAACTCTCGAATACTTCTTTGTATTCATCTCGCCGACGGTTCTGGATATGAATGTCGGCAACGTGGAAAAAGGTGAAAGCGGTGTCGCATAGAGGAGTAACCATTTTCGTATGGTACAGGTCTGGGTTGTTCTAAATTCGTTTCAAAAAAAAGTTGCCACGAGTGTTTACGTTCTAAATGTCGGTTTGTCCGACGGGCTGTGTGATCGGAATTCCGATACACCAACACCTTTGTGGGCGGTCACGAAACGTTTGGCGAGGGCAGTTTTTTGCTGAGCATCAAGAATCTCCTTTTGGGTCTCGACCAAACGATCGGGTTCGGCCACGTCGTCAAAACTGTCATTTGACGGGGTTCGGGTCTGTATGGTTTTTTGGTGGCGACGCAAAGCGATTAGCTTAAGGTGTGCAATAGGAGATTCTGCCATTTCGTTTAGAAGTTGGTCTAAGATGGCGGAAATCAATTTTTTATTTGGCTATGGGGCAATTCGCGATCATTGGAGAATGGTCTGTAGAGATCATAACTCGCTATGAACGGACATCTTGCAGTCATTTTGAGCGTAGCAGTGGTCATAGTTCTGGTGATCGTGATTGTGGCAATTTTCTATCAACGTAAATGTAGCCACTTGACGACAACGTTATTTCCTGATTTCAGTCTCGGTGGACTCATTGGAACGAGCAAAGTTCCATTTGATGTGGCAGTGTATTCAAACCCACCAAAAGGAATCGGAACAATGCGTGACGGACTAACAAAGAAGCAAGCGAGACCGTTGCCCACACATGTGTGGTACCAAAACGGATTACAGGCTCAGTCGTCTTCGTTTGTTTCGGATCCGTTCGTTTTCGAAATCAACGAAAATGCAATGGAGTTCGGTATTAACGGTTCACTTGAATGGCTTCTCACTGACGAGTTTGTTGGCTTCGAGGATTTGGGGGGAATGCATTTGGTTGCAAAATACGAGAACGTGACAATTCCGATTGTGCGCGGAATGACTTCGATCACCTGGCAAGTTGCTGGTTCGTTTTCGCCACGCTTTCTGACACAACAAATCCAACAACCAGAAGGTAGATTTGCATGCGCACATGACGCAAAAGGTGTCGAAGTGAAACCAAAAATGTCAGATGGGGTGGAAACGTTGAAAGACGTTCGTGTCTTCGTTGTAGCTTCGGTAACAGGCCACCCGTGGATTTTTGCAGCAAGCTGCAACATTTCGGTCAGAATCAAAACTGGCGGTTTTGCAATTGCAATAATCGATCGACCATACACTCTCCGCTGTTTTCCATTCACAATACCAGGCGGCAAGCTAACAAAAGAAATTATTGAAACGTTTGCGAGCGGGATTTATGTTACGGCGAGTTACGACAAATCAACCAAACCCATCAACATTGAAGCAGCCAGCAGCGGTTTGCCCGATGACACTGCCGATCTCGATGATCTTGGTGGTTCCAGTGACGAATCCGAACACGAAAGCGGCGATGGCGGGACAAACGGATCTATGGCAATCGCATTCGTTTCGTCAATGACGGCAAACACACAAACACGTGCTAAACAGTCACGAATCCAAGCCCGTGACCGCATGGATGGGACAATAACAATCCATTACGAGTACAAGCTTGGATCAGAGGAAACCGAGTTGGAAAATCTAATTTTGTTCTCGTTTCCGTTCACAGACTCGTTTATTGGGGCTGACATCCCGTCAGTTACCACGCCAAGTGGCAAAATTGCACCGATCCAAATCAACCCGCCAGATACCGATTTGCGCTTCCAAATTTTGGTTCCAATCGTTACGTCACCACCACCCAAACCAACTCTCGCAGCATTGATTGTTTGGGACATGGAAATTGTTTTGCGCACGACACCGCCAAAAAATTTCAACTTGCTCGTCAAAATGATGTACAAAATTGCTCGGCTGATTGATTTGGCAGAAGCAGTTCGGGTAACTGACAAGGTCTTGATCGGAAAATGTGTGGAACGGGTGCAACGGTTGGCACAACCATGGCTCATTTCACAAGCAGCTGGTGATGCGATTGTTTATGACCCAGTCTGGGGTTGTTTGCAGTACCGTCATGACGATGTAACGACGACACTTCCGATCGGAATTTGCGGCTACTTCCTAGCAGCCATTGCCACAATATGTTCGGTTGACATCTCTTTCTTCACGAAAAATGCGTCTGGTATCGTTGCATGGATACGTTACGTTGTCAATTTGTCCTCCGATGACGACTCGTTCACCCCGTCACGCTTCAAAGATTGGTGGACGTGGCGGTCTGATGGTACCATTGGTGAAGTTCAAAACTGTTACCATGCGGTTTTGCGACTCGGTGTGATGTTGAAATTGGCAGAAGCAAAGTGGGCAGGCCAGGTGTTGTTCGCAACAGAAGCGATGGCGTATGCACGTCGTTCATGCATATTGACAGCGAAGGCAACTGATTTGGGACCTAACCCGTTTCTGGTTGTTAGCTTTGCGCCAGTACAAGAATATGTGGAATGGTCAAAGAAGCTCACGACCGAAACGATCTACCACCACATCCTGTGTTCGGCAAAGACGGACAACATAGACGAAATCAAAAAAATAATCTCAGCATCACCCGAATTAAGCTTGTCAGATGTTAGTTACTTGCGTTCCATTGTTTACTATTCGGCAAACGAAACAAAGTAAACGCTTAGTTAGTCTTTTTTGTAACAATTACGTTCCTGGTATTAAAAAGAACGTTGTTGCGGGAGAGCTTGTGGTTGTCACATCTATGCTGTTGTCAGCTTTACAAGCCAGATATGTACTTCCACATTTTAATTGATAACAACCTGTTTTGGGAGGACAACCAGTACCAGCCTCAATTGTGAAGGCGGGTGGTGTTGCAGACGGAGCGACCAGCGATACACCCGTTGCAGTTACATTGAGCATGTACGCTATTCCCCCAGAAATAACGGAAACTCCGGTTGAAGCTTTGCTTGTAACGAGTGTTTTTGGATCAGCGGAAATATACCAAATCATACCACCTTTACCTGCAATATGTGCTGCAATAGATGCTTCGGAAGTTTCAGCGGCGACTGTGGTACCATCGGTGTACAAGTGAATCTCGCCGCTCTGCGGAACGGGTTCTAAGAAAAACGGTTTCCATCCCGCAGTTTTCGGGTTAAAATCTATACCGCCTGGTTGGCCTCCACCACCTCCACCACCATCAGTTGGGTAAAAGTGTTTGTACAAAAAGTAGGCGCCAACTACAACCGCGATAACTAAGAGCGCGATAACAAATCCTGTGAGCAGTTCCATGTGGTTGAAATATGACTGGGGCACATTTTGTTCTGGACGAAACAATTTCCCGAACCCGACCGGTCAGCAAAAAAAATACGTGGCAGAGAACTAATACGCATAGTAAAACCCAGGTCCTTGTTTGTCTGCCAATGCGAACGCTGTGCCATTCCAGACAAGGAATTTAGCTCCAACTTTGAGCAAAACAGCTCCACCGTTCGTTCCCGCCGTGGTGAAATTAGTACCTGCTGTTGATGAATTGACAACACCAACGGTTGTGTTCGTTGCTACCACCGAGTAGTTTCTCCCATCTGCTGCGTGTGTAACGAGCTGGCAGCTACCACCTGCTGTGGAGGTATATGCGGTTATGGGCGCAGTGAAATACCATAAAAGCCCCGAATCAGTTGCTGATGCGGTTTTAATATCTCCCGCTGTTACTGACGGTTTCCCAGACAAAACGCCATCACTGACCCAAAGCGCCGGTGTTCCACCTCCAACAACCAGTACGACTGCTTTACCTACTGGTACTGGGTCTGGACTCGGGTTCGGATTATCGACCGTATACATTGTCGGTTTGCGCCAAAATCCGAAGTAAATGACCGCGGCGAAAAACAAAACCACCAGAACAGTGATCAAAGCCCACCATATTGTTTCCATTTGTGACAGTATACAACGACTTTTGTGTTTGAAAAAAAAGTAAAATATGGTTGAAACAGATCCGGCCGAGCAGCAAATCGTCGTTGTTTGTCGCTAATTGGAACTGAATGCCCGAATGTAGAACGTGTCAGCGGGTTCCGTTGCCTGCAGCGAAAACGCAGTGCCACTCCACGTAAGGTATTGCGTTCCAACCATGAGGAAACTTTTGGCAGCATGGTTCATGGTTATTTTAAAAAGCGGCGTTGTCGCAGCTGGAGTAGCGGCAGTAACGGAGGTTGCAGATGCTGTGATGGAATAGTTCTTTTTATCTGATGCCTGTGAGATTAGTGGGAACAGAGTGAAGGCGTTAAGCATAGCGTTCATTTGGTCAGGGAAATACCAAATGAAACCGCTATCTGCTTTGACAGCGGCAACAATTTTCGCGTATCCAGATGGAATAGGTCTCATGCTTATTGTTCCACCAGGTGCTACGTACAACGCGGTTGTAGCGTTTGGTCCAGTCACGCATAGTGGAATACCTGCTGGTATTGCGTCAGACTTGTTGGGATCTTCGGGTTTAACTGCGGAAGCATATGGGATGTTTTCCGCCAATTTTAGACGCGGCAGTACAACAAAGACGACGATTATCAAAAATAAAACCGCAAGCACAGCAAGCAATATTTCCATCCAAGTTTCCATTGAGTTGAATTATAACAATTTGTGACCGAAAAAATGTGATTGCTCGGGAATCGAAACGCATGCGGGAGTAGTTTACGTCGCAAGGCAGCTTTCTCTACCAGGGTAGCCCTGCCCCATTCGTCTCCCCCGTTGGTGCACCCGAATGTTCGAATCCAACTTCGAAACACGCTTTTTTCGGGGGTTTAAACAACATGTAAAGCAGCAGACAAATCAACACACAAATACAACATAGTATGATCGCTCCGATGGACATTGCTGCAGTTTGGCCCCGTTTTTTTATTCGGGATTAACGTTTCACATGTACAAACCGGCTATTCGTCCAGTTAGGTACCTCCGCCACCATAAGCAAGGAGTTCCACCTCGGTACCGCCCAAATCGCCCAAATTGTCCAAACTGTTCAAACCGCCTAAACCCGAAGAGTTATCCTGGTGGGTTTCTTGGTCACCGTAAGAAACGAGCTGCATCAAATTACTGATAAACGGCGCTTTTTCGGGGTTGCATGCGTGACCCGAACACATCACTGGTCCTTTTTGAATGAATGTGAAGTAATACAGGAAAATAATTGCCACGATCAGAAATGCCAAAATGATGTATGCGGAGGTGGTTTCCATTTGTTCGCTATGAACGGGTGTGTTTTTTTGTGCAAAAAAAAAGGATTTTGAATGGTTCCCAATGCCATCATATACCAAATGGATGCGTTACTTCGAGCCGAACTATCATGCGAAATGGGCATGGATCCGCAAATGGTGTACGGAATACAAGCAGCAGCAGCAGTTCCGTCGGGGCGAACACCGAGTGCAGGTGCGGCGGGAAGTGCTGCTCCTATTTACCGAGCACCGACTGAAGCCGGCATTATTGAACATAACATTCTCCTTGATTCGTGGTTGCGAGTTCGTGGTGCGGAAAACTTAGTGAAGGGTATAATTTTGTTTGATCTGTCAGAAATAGCGTCAAACTCCTCACAAATAACGCTCACACAACCAGTTACAAATGTACACAGCATGCAAGCATCAACAATACAATTTCCGATCCTGAGTGCAACAACTATTACGTTTAATCCTGCGGTGGGGGCAAGTGGTCATAATGCAAATTTACCAGTGTTAACCGACAACCTTCCAACAACCGTAACAATAAGCCCGCTTACTGCAAGCAACCGTCTCAACTTATTGATCCAAGAGTTCGAGTCGAGTGCAACACGATTGCGTAACGGGATGACAAGTCATTTTGAATTCCAGCTAGCGCTCGCTGAAACCACAGATTTATGCATGACTGGTACCCCACTCAAAGGAAGCACAACACGTATGTTGCAATCGATTGCACAGACGTTAACACATATCACGTGTGTTTTTACGTCGCCAGACTCTGTTGTTTCATTACCGATTGACCAATTTAGCACGTCAGATGGTTTGACTGTGGACGCAGACAGCAGCGAGCGCATTTACATGAAATATCAAGATCATGGCTTGGTTGCAGGCGATCGGGTGTTTATCACTGGTTTCCATTCGGCATATTCGCAACTCGATGCTTACATGAATAGATCAATTGGTCAAATCATCGGCCATTTGGGTTTAACATCAGAAACTTTCTATTTTCACCCTGACGTGTCTGTTGCTGGCATTACACCCGACACGTCGCGAACAAACGCTGACGGATCGTTCGCTGGAACGGTACGGGTTTACATCGAAAAAAACAGGATCCGAATCCCGATGAAACTGATCTGTGTTGATTCAACGAACCGAATGATGTTTGGATCTTAAAGACCAGCTGCCTTCATTGCTGCTGCGATGATTTCAATGTAGTTTGTGTCTTCAGCTGCAATGAACACGAGACCGCCTATTTTTTCATCCTTGCGAAAGATTTGTAACGGTTCAAAGTCAGTAAAGTCTTCGTCTTCGGGAGGTGGGTTCTTTTTAAAAAAGTATGTTGTTCCTTCGAAATCAAACGAGCCATCAGGAACAATTTCGGTTTGTGCCATGGCAATACATGGGTCAGACGATTTGAGGTCGAGAATTGGGCTGGTCAAAAACAAAGCTTCGTTAGTTGGCTTACACGAGTGACAACCTGGATAACCATTAGCAATACATTCGATTGAAACACTTTGTAACACTTGTCGGAAGTCATCGTTTATGGTACGCTGGCGTATGCCACGATCGTGAAACCACTGGTCAACTGTGCGTTTTTCCCTCTCTGCTTCGGGAATGAGATCAAAGATTTTTTTGTTCGGAGCGGCCAAAAGCAAATACGTTTTTACGTCACGTTCAGCAGCTGGTAACGCATCATGACTTGCCATTCTAATGGCACGAGCACGAATCTGTGCTTCCAAGGATTTGTCCCAATACGGTTCCATAATGATTACACGTCGGATACATTTCAGGTCAATGCCTTCAGCACCCGTTTTCGATACGAAAAAGACTTTGATTGTCTCACCACGAGCGTTAGCTGGGTCATTGAAAGCGCGTCGTATGATAGCACGATCTTTTGGGGGAACTTCACCTTTGAACGATGTGAAACGTAATTTTGGTGGTGGCAATTTGATTGCTGCTGGGTTACCGTCAACTTTACAAACTTGGTTCGCCTTGAATTCCGTGAAGCCGGCTTTGAGCAAATACTTTTCAAACACTGCCAAACCACCCATACCAACGAACTGGGAGTAAACCATCACGGGACCAGGTGACGACCGAACCAATTCCACCATTTTGTCTGCTTTCGGACTACGTTCTTTGGTGAGCATTGCTGGTGTGATTGAATGTAAGTTTTGTACTCGCTCTGCGATACGTAACTTTGCTGAAACGTCTTTGTCGTGTGGTCGTTTGCGAAGCGCTTCTGGGGGACAAAAGTTACCAACTTGTCGAGACATAACGTAGTATGTTGATGAGTTTTCTCGTTCCGATTGCGGCAATGACATTGAGTTGTCACGTTTTGATGCTCCCTTTCCTTTTCTTTTCAGCAGCAACCCTTCGATTCCCTTTGCGGTTACTCCAGCGTAATCAGCTAAGCCTTCCATGTTCTCTTTGTCACGCGCGATGAGGTAAATTCGATACTGCTCATCGGACATTTCCAGATCAATAACCTCTGTACCCAAATCCTCTGGGAACCCTCGGTCAACACGCGCTAAACGTCTGGTCGAACCACCTGGCTCAGTTGGAACTTCGTGTGAAATGTATGATACCATACCAAACAAACGGTTCGCAAGTCTGGCTCTGTTCTTCACAGTTCGAGCACTTTTGTCGATAAACAGATCTGAAAAGGTATCGTAGTGCTCAGGCAAAATTGCATTTCCCATAAGCATGTTAAAACATGAAACGAGCTCAAACGAATGTTTAGACGCGGGAGTTCCTGAAAGGAAAATGATACGCAAATTACGAGCTCCCATAACTTGATGGTACAGTTTACGGGCGTTTGAGTTCTCGTCTGGGTTGTTGATAATGCTTCGAAAGATATTGTGGGCCTCATCGACGATGAGCAGCTTGTCGTTAAGGCCATTGTCCAACTTTTGTGTGAGCATTTCACCCATGTTCGGCGCATCTCGCGAAATGAATGTGAACTTTTTGATGGCAGCTTCTTTGCGAGATGGTTGATCTGGATATAGTAACCCAACTAACTTTCGAATATCGTCAGAGAAACTCTCCTGTAACGACTTGGTCAAAACAAGAACTGGCTTTCGAACGTTCCACATTGCCATTGCAATGGATATGGCTATCATTGTCTTCCCCGTTCCCATGGCATGGTAGATCAAGAATCCTCGAGGGTTACCAGGTTGCCCAATACCATATTCAGGTGAGAGCATTAGCTCCCTCACCAAGAACTGGTAGTACCGCAGAATAGATGCAAGTTTGCGATCCATACCATCTTTGGCTGCTTCTTTGTCGGCTGCTTTGGTTTCAGATTGCAATAATCTGAACTTTTCCCGAATTTGACGAACCAAATGGGTTAGTTCAACTGGAAATGATGTGTTATTCTTCTGCAAGTGGCCGTGTAATCGCGGGTTGCTTTCGATTCGTTCGCGTGTTTCAGACATCGTATATTGGTATGTTTGCCGATCCCAGTTGGTTGGAAATTTGAATTGGTTTTGATACAAGTTAATCGACCCGTAAAACGAAATGATGTCTGCGCAAATTCGCCTGTCGCCCCCAAAACAGAAGCTATGCTGTTCACATCCTGGCAGCAAAACGGCAACAACGCCGAAAAAAAGCAGTGCAACAAGTGTTCTGAGCTTCCTCGCACAACCACTTCCCACTGGTTCGCCGTCAGCTGCATCAAAGACAGAGAACCGACCAGAATCAATCATGAACGCCATACTTCATCATCCTGCTACTGAAAAATTGGCTCCCGAAGAAGACCTCGGGTCAAAGGAATGGTCTGACGAATTTCATCAGATAATACACGCCATCCGTCACCCAGAACCAGTTTATGATGATTGTCGAGATGAGGGATACGATTGGGACGCGCAGCTTCCTGAAGACGACAGTGACCTAGGTAACCGTGTACAAATGTATGACCGCATTTTGACAGAATGGCAATCGTCAGGTTTACGTCCCAATTTTGCAACTGTACTTGATCAAGTACGTGCGCAATGCCTAATGGATGTGTTGGCTCAGATTTGCTTCGACGGACCTGAAATTGTTGAACAGATTGAGAATGGGTGGTATGCACTCCTTTTGCGATTGTGGAAGGTGCTTGGGAAATTGGACAGCACAAATTTGACTACATTTTGTTAGCTACAATTTAATGGCAAGCGTTATGATGCAACTCGAGACCATTTACCGCCAGGCAGAAGCAATGGATCAACCCGATTTTAACTGGATCATACAACAGACCGCCACAATGTTGGCGCATTTTGAAGAGTGTCCATCAACCTCTGATCCTGACGTGCTTGATGCGATTGCAAACGAAAAAAATGTAACCGTGAGCAAGTTGTAAGCAACAACGAAACTCAGAGCAGGCATACATTTTTTTTGAATTTTGCAAAAGGGCCCGTTGTAAACGGACTTACAATACCGCTCCTCGGTAAATGCCCTTACAATACCATTCCTTTGGTAAATGCCCTCCACTAGGGGTTGTTTTTTTGCCTGAACACGGCGAGAGTAATGGAGTACTTACAATAAATAACCCACCATCCCACAGTGTCAAGCGGGGCCATTTGCCTCCTTACATGAAGAAGTCATCATCCATCAACATGGCCTGTTTCCTGAAGTACGCTTCTGCAGCGCCCATGGGCCTTGCCACTTCTTGTACCATGACAACGATCTCCACCTCGCTGTCGCTCTGCCAGCCGTCTTGAACTTTCTCCGCAGCTATCAGCCCACGCATTTGGCTGACCAGTTCTTGAACGTCAGCGTCGGCAGACCACTCACCAAGACGGATCGGGCTCCTTGATGAATCAATGGGCGTGGGTAGCTGGACCGCTTCATCACCAGGGTACAGTGAACATGGCCAGGTGGGTACTGGTGTTTCGGTCCACAAACAATCCTCGTAGCAATCAGACTCTTTGGCCAAAGCCACGGGCTCCTCAGCACGAGGTGGAGCCACTCGAGTCACTGCTGGCTGTACATACCTTGAAGAGGTGTATGTAATCTCCGGAACGCGAGCATTCTGTGCCTCTTTTTTGCGTTGAAGGAAGAGTGCAAACTTTGTGTTGAAGAGGGTTGGAAGCCACTCTTTAACGAAGTAATGCTTGCCGTCGGAGAGGATCTTGGCTTTGCAGTCTTTGCATACAATCAAACCACTCTCAGCGTGAGGCTTGCAGGTGTGATCTGTGGCGTCGCAAACAAAGCACTTTAGAATGCCTCCGTTGAGCTTGGTCTGTTCTTCTGACCATACTCTGCGCTCAACCTTGGTCCAGCCGATCATGTTGCTGAACTGTTTAGGAACGTCTGTTGTAAGCTTCCTGTTAGGCAAGTCTTTGAAACTTTTTAGGCTCTTCTGAGTGGCGACCTTAGCACGGCACCTCTTTGAAAGTGATACGTTGGATGGGATCATTAGAAAGAGCTTAGTGGTAAATTTGAATTCGTTAAGATGAATTGATTTCGAACATTTCCGATCACATTTCGTTTCTTGCAAAAAAGAGCTGTTTCGACAAGCTGTCAGGCCTGATCGACGAACGCTGGAACGATAGCAAGCGGATATTTGCGCTCCAAATACACAGCTTTTCTGTCCTGGAACTGGTTTTTTAAGCACGATCTGGCATCAACAACGTCAACTATTTCACGAACAATCGTTTCGTCGGACCCTTTTCGGAGGATTCTGCCAATGATTTGCTTCAAACCATGGCGCCGAGGCGTTGCCAAAATCATACTGGTCATTTCGGAGATCGAAATACCACGCCGCGAAAAGCCGTATGTTGTGAGGATAATGCGTGCCGAATGTGATGCCTGAACGTCGTCGGCTGTTGCTCCGCCTCGCAGAACTGAAATTTCATCTAGCTCAGGAGCATATACCAACGAGGGGTCAAAATGAAGCGAAAGTGCGTCACGCAAGACAATCAGAAAGTCACGCAGCTCAGCAAAGATGAAAATGCCGTGACTATCAGGAACTTCGCGCATCAAACGTTCGGCCTCACACACAATCAATTTGATACGAACGGGTTCCTGGATCATTTGCGCTATTGTTGATATTGCGCACACAGTGCCTTTTGCGCTAACAACTGGTCGACAGTAATCAACCCCATTCAAAAACTGAACAGCACGCACTTTGACCTGAAAGTTGTCTGATGTTAAGTCAAAACCAGGTATCCGTTCCACATCTATTGGGTTCCCGAGAAACAAATTAACGAAACGATCCATGCCTGATGGTGCCTCGTTCGGGGTCGCAGACAACCCCAAAACGTAGTGAGTCTGTGCGTTCCACAGTATTTTTTTGTTCTGTGATGCATGGTATTCGTGTGCCTCATCCAAAATTACGAGGCCGTAACCGGTGAAGAAATCGGGCGGTTTCTGTCTCGCTGTGTTAATTACAATCAAAGAAACGTCGTGAGTTGCTGCTGTAGCAGCGTTTGGTATTGCATTACCGTAAAACCCGCACCGAATGTTTGGCATGACCAGCATGAGTTCAGCTTTCCATTGATCACGTATGGCCAACGTTGGGACAACAATGATTGTTGCGACACCGAGTTTTTGGATAATACCACATGCTGTTCGTGTTTTGCCCAGACCTGTTTTCATTTCCATGTACGATCGATGCGGCTCTGCTTGCAAAAGCGTAACGAAGTGGTCAACGGCTGTTTGTTGGTAAGGGAAAAATACGCCGTCGGCTAGCGTTAAACACTCTTCTGAAATCAAGTTCGGAAGAGGTCTTGGTTCTTGGAAACGCTTTGTTGGCGTTACGTCAGAAATGCGGTCAAGCATGCCATGCAATAGCATGCGGTGAGCAACCATATGTGGAAAAATGTAAATTGGTGTTGGACGCATAGTTGGAAGCGACGGTATTGGTAGAAGCTTAACAAATTGGAAGCCGCGCTCTGACCGTGTTCCCATTCCAACTTTGCGTGTCGGGTCGAACTTTTCACGGACCGTAAGCACGGACAACAGCTTTTTTAATCTGTCTTTTGATTCGAGGCGGTGGCGAAGCGGAGCTTCCTCTACCAAGACTCCCATTAACCCAATATACCCAACGGCTGGCTGCGCCAACGGACTATTTGGGATAGTTTGCAAAAGCGGACTGCCGATATTTGTCATCATTTCAATCATGAAGCAATTGTCAAAAAAGACCAGCAAACGCTGGAAGTTTACATTCAAAGGTCACATATTTGATATCCGTCAAATGGTGTACCTTCCCACGCGTCAAGCATCAGCTGGTATGATAAATGTGTTTTTGCAGCATTTTCGTCCAGGCGCGCGCACTGACTTATGAATAGATCGTCGGCCGCGCAAGCTTTGAGAATTATGATTTTGACAGCCTCACTCATGCTGTCCCACTTAACATATCCAGCTGCACGAACACAATCAACGTCACACAGATATGACGCAACGATTGATGTTACTTCCCCACATCCACGTTTTGTCATCTTTACCAACACCATTGTAAGTTGGGCACTACGGAGGCGTGACCAATCTGTATGCTTTAACTTTGGTGAAAGCGTGAGACCTAGACTGTGACACCGACAACCTTTGCTCGTTCCTTCAAACGCATGAACACCGCCAATGCCAAAACAGTCCCTACAAAAGTGTGCGCGATGCGACATGAATTTGTCTGGATAAAAATTAGCCACAACGAGACATGGGCCGATACGAGTTCTTACTTGGAAAGCTGGTTCGTCGTCAACTGTAATGGCGTGGCCATGTTCGGCTGCCCAAGCGTGTGACACTGGGCATGAACCATTGAGTGTGTTCAGAATGGACGCCTTTCCCATCAGTTTGCTAAAATTGTCAGTGAAATCCATTTCGTTACCGAGCGGAGTTACTTTAGATTTTGTGGGATCAATTTTTTTAACCTGATCGTTTTTGAAAGCTTACGATGCTGGTTATAGCAATGCCAGGCGATCTACATCAATTTCTCGAGTTTGATGGACAGTATGACAACGTGTTTACGGGTCGTAAACGTTTGCTCGCGCGCTTGAGCACATTGAAACCAGGCAACTTTTCCAACCAAACAACCATTCAAAGCACACACGTTTTACCAATCAAATCGATCTACAAACCGTTTGTGAACGTGGTAAGCGAGTACGCAAAGGTGTTACACACTCCAAACACTGCGCCGTTGAATTTACTTCGGTCAAACTCGCTCAATTTCCAAGTTATTCATCGCGGACACTTTCTCAGCGACATGGTGCTGCACTTGCAAATTCCCGCGATTGGATTGGCAACAGATGCCTATCAATATCGTTACTGTGCGTTTCCTGGTGTCCGTTTGCTCCCATTGGTGCAACTCAAAAAAGGTGGAGCAAAAATAGACAGCTACACTTCTGACGATGTCATGCTACACTATCAATTCGTAGTTTGCGCGAGTCGTCAGCTTGGGTTTCAACGATGTGTCGGACAGCAAGAAATCAAAACAGCAGAGTTTGATGCGGGCAATCATACAGGCATTTTGCATTACAAAGACGGAGCACAGACGTGGAAGAGCGTTCAACCAACGCTAAACTTGTGGATACCGTTACACTTTTCGTTTTGCCGTGATGTTGGTGAGGCGATAATGAACACTCCGTCACTGGTGGATGATTGGGACATATCGATTAACTTAGCTGACGTTACCAAAATCATCCAAATGCGAAACGCAAGCACATTGGAAGTGGTCACGAACGCAGCCATTATGCCAAATATAAATTTCAACGTGCACGGGTTGTACGTTAATGAACTCTACATCCCACAGCAAATCTTTCACACAATGGTAATGAACACGACGACAAACATACAAATGTCATTGATTCGTGTTCACCGATCGGTTACTCGGAGATTAACAACAGATTCTGCGTTGATTCCAATTTCAAGCGAGTTGCAATACCCGATCGAACATATTTTTGCTGGTGTACGTGATGTTCGAAACGAGGCCGACATGGATAACTGGTGTATGTTCGGTCGAGCTTCGTTACCTCGAACGCTATGTGCAACATCAGTTCTTGCTGCACACGCACAGTACACGCCCGCAGGCGGTGGAATGGTACAACTCGTTGGTCGTATTTGCCGCGAATCGCCAACTGATTGTTTGCAGCCCATGCTCGAAAGCATACAACTGGACGTGGACCATTACACATTCTTTCCAAAAATGGAACTGGATTTCTACGGGTCATACATGCCAAACCGATATTCCGAGTCTTCTCACATGGTTTCTCCACGCGATTCATCTGTCATGCTTTTGTCGTTTACAACAAAGCCAGGTCAATGGCAGCCGTCAGGGTTTTGCAACGCTGCGAACTCGTCGTTTGTTACAATCAATTATCAAAGTCGAATGAACGCAGACGGGTCACACATGATATCGACGCAAACACCAGCTGAGTTGATTTTGTCGGCGTACTCATTGAATTTCCTGATTCGTTCACCAGAAGGAACTGATCTCCTCTTTAAGACCCAAAAATAAACGCCATACAATGACTTCCTTAAATTCGCTCACGTTAGCTTCACCAGTGTTATCAACAGACCAGTTGCGTGCGTATTTTAGTAGAGATGCTTCACTCACGGACGATTTACATGCGCAAACTTTGATGAACACATCAGTTTTCGAATGGATACAACGAATGAAACCTGCACATCACATGGTGTTGTGTCGAATGACGCAAATGGAAAACGAGAAGCGAATTGCAATTCCACCAAAGAGCTGGTTCCATTACAACGTTGGCTTTTTCAAAGTAACACCGCCACGTGATCGCCACCATGTTGGTATTGCGTTGTCTCTGCTGGCAAACCATTCGCCGCTCATACAAACTGATGTGGTGCCCGTTGTTGGTAAAAGTGTTGCTACAAACGAGTACGGAGCGCTACACAACCCTTTCCCAATTGCAAACAATGCGTATTCGTGTATGCTTTTACCTCCGTCGCGTATCATTCCATCAACGCTTGTTTGGTGCGTTTCATCTATTTTGACCAAGTGGCAGATTGATTTGGTTGGGTTGGGGGTAAGCTTTCGAACCATTCAAAATAGTGCTGACGTGCGTTTACTCCGATCTGAAATATCCGCAAACAAATACTTTTGCCCCGTTACGCTGGTGCGATGTGGGCGATTGACGATGACAGAAAAAACAAGCAAAGAAGAAGATGAGGTTGTCGAGTTTGTTCGTGAAGCTTCGCTCGGTCGAATTTGGCGTCGGGTGATTGTTGACGGTTGCGATCTGATCAAAAATATTCGTGTTCCATGTCTGCGTGCGGGGTTTACGTGGCTCTGGTACTCATCCGATCGTGTAACAAAAGCATGCTGCCCCCCTGCTCCACCACTCGGTAATGGTTCATGTTCGTACGCCACGGCACAAATTGTCCGCCCACCGATGGGTTACAGCGAGTATTTTTGTGGTCAACATCTGTTTCGTCCAGCGTTAACGATCACTTGCGATGCGTCGGTTTGGAAAATTTCGGCGAAGCCGAGGGTTCATGTCACACTTTTTACGTTCACGGATAACAGCGAAACGTCGCCTGGAATGACGGCAGCCGCTTGTGAAATGGTTGCGAACAATCGGTTCTTGGAAGCAGCACACGCTTGCAAAAACGTAATTGAAACTATCTCTGATCTGACAACAAAACTGCTCGGTAAACGTGTCACTCGTTTCTATCAATTGCTGAATTTGACCGACGGAGTTGATTGGCTCCTTGCAAACATTTCGAGTGCGAGTTGTAATCTTGATGTTAGCCTGGTCACAATTTTGCAAGATCTGTGCATTGATCCTCGTTCGCAGAAAGCAAGAATTGAATTTTCCAAGAGCACATGTTTGGCACCTATTTTGCGTCAACACATACCTACCGTACGTGTAATGACTGAGAAATGTGGTTTGGAACTGTATCGTTTGCGGGTAAATTATCTTGACGCAATGTGTGGAAAGTTTCACTGCCAATGTTGTCTGTGTGACTTCGGTGAACAGATTTGCTTCGTTATGAGATGTTGCCACATTCTCATTTGCACAACTTGCATGTTCGAACGTCGGAGAGCGAGAAGAGAAATATTAACGCATTGTCCGAACTGCTCTCAGACAATTCATTTCAGAAACGGGGTGGTTTGCGTTCCGAATGCGACCATTTTCCATCCGCTCAACAATGATTTGCGTGGTTGTTTGGCGGTCAAATTGGCCGACCCATATTCGTTCAACAACCTCACCAACAGCATTATTTGTTTGTTGCGAAATGAACCAGTAACTCATTGCAAACATCGCACAAACTTTGAACTAACTGATTGCAGACATGCTTTGGTATCGAAATGGTTGTTGGTCGGTTTCAACGATTGTCAGTTTGAAATTGCAACACACTGTCCGTTCCAAACCTTCGTGTTACCACAACGATTTACGACCAAAAGTCAAAACATAGCGCACGAATTTTGTGCCGCAAAAACACCAGCAATCATGTTTGCCAAGACGGTTGCATGCTTGACCGACTACGCTTGGGGTGAAGTTACACATTTTGTAACACGGGGCTATTTTGCAACGCTTGCGTTGGAGTTAAAAACGCTCGAAACGTTCGCAGCCACGAACGATGGGACACGATCATACGATCTCAAACTGATTTCGTTCGTGTCAGAAAACGAATCGATTCCGGCAAGGTTACGAAAATTGCTGGAAAAAAATGATGGAACTGGTTGATTACTTGGCGCCGTTGGGTGACCTGCTGGCTAAGAATGCTTCAAACATTGCCAACCCCGATCCAAACGGAATGCCAGTTTGGATTGGAACTGCGTCAGCTTGAACTGCGTCAGCTTGAACTGCGTCAGCTTGAGCCGTTTCCGGCAAACTCATTGCAAATTCTGGTGAAACCGTTCTGGATGATGCTGAAGATTCCAACGAACCATCAGTGTTGTAATCAGCTGATTTAACAATTTGCTCGGGAGTGAGCAAGGTCGTCTGCATCATTTCTAACACAGTTATCGGTTTGGCAACAATTATTTTTGCAGACGGCTTAGGACAAAGCGGTAACGGTCCGTCCGCAGGAATTTCTGTTCGAATCATGGGAATTTCTGTTTGGATCATGGGAATTTCCGTTTGGATCACGGGAGCTGCTGGCCAACTACTACCTCGTCCACGCTCCTGTCCTCGTCCCGAACCTCGTCCTCGTTCACGACCACGTTGCGAGGAACATAACTGTGCCGACGGGTTTGAACGATCAAAACCTAACGTAACTGTGTCAATTTGAATCGACCCACAACCGTATGAGGGACGAGTTCGTAAACGAAACATTCCTGCATGACGATAGCCTGATCGAAGTATTTTTTGACCCACTCCAACAATGTCGTTGCTTTGGTTTGTGCAAAAATCGAACTGGTTGATTTTGATTGCAGTGTTGTCCCTTGTGCAACCGTAAAACCATGGAATTGTGAAGTTACGTTGCTGAACACAGCGGACAATGCAACGGTACGGAATGGGATAGCCGTTGTAAACTTCCAACGGAGGAATGCGGGTCAGTATGATATCACCAGACGACAGGAAGTCAAACGACTTTTGCACCGTTGGGATGGTTTGTAACGTTTCAATTTCAACCCGAACAAGATCTGGTAACGTGTCTAAGTTGACATGATGTTCGTCACTGCTGTTCAGGTTGAACTCCCATCCTGGGCAACCATATATTACAAAGTCATCTATGAGAACACACGGCAGTTCCTCAGGATCCTCACAGTTATCCAGAATGTGTATGTTGGGATACTCAGCAACGAGGTCACGGTAAAGCTTGACCGTGTCAGAATAGTTAAGTTCACTGGCTTCAAACTCAACTTCACCAAGAACGTAAATTATGTGCTTCCAGTTCAAGCTAATAAACTGCAGAAATTCGAGATACTGTGCCGACTGGTAGACCCCAATATTACCAGCCAAAAACAGGAACTCCGAGCATGGTCGAATGGATGGAATGTGGCCTTCAAAGTGAATGTTCAAGTCTGAGTAAGTTTGTAGGTTGATGAGTCTTGTCATTTTGTTTGCTTGGTTAGAACGATTAGTTATGGTTTATTGGATTCAAATTTCAAACGATTGGGGTATACAGAAATGGCTTCCACAATCCTCCCGCCTGTCGTATTTTTGGACAACGCTGGAACCACACGAGTACCGCCAGTTGTCTCTCAGGCAATGGTTAACTGGATGAATCGGGGTAATCCGTCGTCCGAATACGCCTCGGCAAAATCGGTCAAAACAATGTTTGCGAAATTTCGCCAATACCTCAATGATGAGTGTCGCATGGCCGATGAGTTCACGTTGCTTCTGACAAGCGGTGGATCGGAAAGTAACTGTATGATTGTAACGAGCATTGTTCGAGCATATCGAGTTCAAACAAAAAAGAAACCTCACATCATTTCATCGGAAGCAGAACACAAATCGATATTACAATGCCTCAAAGAGCTGGAGGCGGATGGGTTAGTTGATGTTACGTTGATCGGTCTGGACCATAAAGCGCCACACTACGGATCAGTTTCACCCGAGGCAGTTGGTAAAGCAATCAGATCGAACACATGTTTGGTTACAATTATGTCTGCTAATAACGAATCTGGCGTTATTAACAACGTTGGAAAGATTGGCGAAATCGCACAGGAACAAAACGTACCATTTCACACTGACGCCGTGCAGCTATTTGGCAAGACTGCGTTTTATCCGAACCAGCTAAATGTTGATGCTTTCAGTGCGTCATTTCACAAGCTACACGGTCCACCAGGCGTAGGCTTGTTAGCAATTCGAACCCGCTTGATTAAAGGTTACAATTTGACATCGCAAATAAGCGGGACGCAGAATTTCGGTCTGCGAGGCGGAACCGAGAATACAATTGGCATTGCCGGTGCGTTTATGGCAATGAAAGTTTCGGTTCAGGACAGAGCTGCAAAACTGGGCTATATGCGCAAAATGAGCGATCTCATCTGGGGAGCGCTATCAGAACAATTTGCGTGTATGTTTTTGGAAGAGTACCTGAAAATCCGCGGCGTACACGCAAACGACAAATGGTTACAACTTGTTGAAATGCGTAGGCGTAGTCAACCGATCATTATCTGGGTCGGACAAAAAGGTATCACGCGAATGCCAAACGTTATGCTTTTGTCGTTTTTGGTCGGAGGTTCAGGTGAAGAAAACATGGCTTGCGGTGGTTTGATACGTGCTGCGTTGGAAGAACGTGAAATCATTGTTGGAACAGGATCAGCTTGTAATTCGGCTAGCGCGAGTGGTTCGCATGTGGTAAAAGCTATGGGCACGCCAACTGAGCTACAAGACAGTGTCATTCGAGTTAGTTTGAGCGATGACAACACGCAAGCAGAAATTCATCGGTTTTTACAAGCCGTTCTTGAAATTCTACATTCTGGCGCTGGAATCAAAAAATAACCCACAACGCTTTAGTCATACTTGGCGTCCATCTCCGCATCCTTCATTCTGCGGTATACCAAACGAAGACGTGCGAGATCTTCAGGAGCAGTTACTGCCATGTAAGCTGCTACCCCACTAGCGTCTGGTTCTGGACATCCGCGTTCTTCAAACTCACCAACAGCTTTTGCCATTTGACGTTCGAAATATAGTTCCGTTATTCTCCCATTGAACCGTCTGGCTAGCTCGGGGGTTTCTGCCTTCATGCCTTTGAAGCTGTGAATGTCTCTATCGCTTTCTCCCGACTCAGATAGATCGGGCACATTGTCAAACGAACTGCTCCCGCTTCTTCTGACACTGTATTCAACAGGTGTTCGTGGAGGTCGAAGGAAGGTGCAAACACGTCGTCGATGGCATTCGCAGTTCAGAACACTTCCCAAAAACACAAACCCGCGAGCAGATTCTCCGTAGTTGTGACAGTCGTTCTTTTTCAACAGGGTTGCGCTTTTGGCAGCTTTTCGGTTTTCGCGTTGTCGACTCTTTTTTAGTGCGCGAGCCGACCGCCCAGTTTGCGTCGTTGCTTCTGTCATTGCGGTTTTGGCGTTAACGTGGTTGTTTGAATAATATCGGGATCATTTTTTTCTACGTTCCAAAAAAGCGTAAAATCAAAAAAGGACCCATGTAAAACGGGACTCACACTACCATTTACTGGTAAAGCCTTTTGCCTAAGCGCGACCGCGCAACGAATCCTTAACAATAAAGCAATCGTTACAGTAGCCAACCGGCTTTTTTTTGCAAAAAAAACATCAAACTAACAATCGGGCGTGTTACGCAACTGACCGTTAACGTGGTCTGCCCCGACGTGGCATCGACGATGCGTCCATCGGATGTTCGATTATTGCAGCGTCACGTGCCATTTTCTTTTCCTGTTTGGCAATTGCACGTTTCTGGTTACACCGAACTCGATCCTCTTCGATTTTGAGCCGACGCTCTTCGGGCAAAGCAAGCCATTTCAATGCTGCCTTCTCAGCAATGTGTTCGTGGTAACGGGTTACTTTGTCGTCAATGAACGACCGCATGAGATCAACGTCGCCAAGTGTTCGACCTTCATTTACCATGAGAATTTTGATCGCAGACATAACATGTTTTGAGTTCAACGTTCGAACGTCAGATATGTCACGAACGATAATTTTGGAGATGTCCGCAATACGCACGATGAGCTCGCAAACCAAATCAGAACAGTATTTGCGAATACGTTTGCTTATCCGAACACCTTGAATTACCTCATCTTCTTTTGACAGTCGGAAAATACTGTCAACATAGTTGATAAACGATGTGCTGGGACCGATACCATCATCAGATTGGTCGTCAGCAACAGCACCAGCAGGTACAACTGCGTCTTCCTGATCTGGACCTGGGTCCGAATCAACATCATCAGGATCAACTGGTGCAGCGTCAGCGACGCCTTCAACGTCATGGCGAACCCGACTTTTGGCAATTCGAAGTTTGCGCAGCTCTTCTTCACGATCAGGATCGTAGTTCCGAACAACTGGTAGATTGCGCCAGATAGGGTATGTGAGCAGCTCATGAACAGCACCATCATGTATAAATGCAATTTCGACAATCTTACGATCAGCTGCAACTGTTTGTTTGATCGCATGTGCTCGGATTTCCCTCAAAGCATAGTCGCAAACACTTGCAACAGCAACGGAGGTATCGTTTGCAATCCTGATCGAAATGGACGCAATTTTTGATTGTAGATCAAGAACAATCGCTTTGTCAGCCGCCATTTCACCACCAGCTTTGTATGCGATTTTAGCTTGTTCGAGTTGTCTGGTCAACGTTTTCATGTTACCAATGATCGGATTCAACTGGTTTCGAAGGTGCGTTTCACAGCGAGCGTGTGGTATTTGGATCCCGAGCACGTCAACGAACGTTCGTTTGCGTTCCTTTCGGTCAGTAGAATCAGATGGTGTTTCAACTGGGACCTCTTCGACGACGGGTTGTTCACTCAAAATTTCTGGTGTAGTCATTAGAAAATGGTATGTTGCCTGGTTAATAATCTCCAAAAGGAAAGCTCAATTACGCGGGCCGAGGTGTTTTTTGCATCCACAAAAAAAACACGATCAAAAATATTGTTCTAAGAGCTTTCTGGTTGAGAACTGCCTTGAGTTAAGTCACTGGCCAGCAACGGAGCTTCTTCAGCTTGTTCTTGATTTTGTAATGTTTGAAGCAAACTATCAACTTCAGCTAAATGTACTTCAGAAGCGTGCTCTTCACCTCGCGCAACAGTACTCGTAGTTGTTGGAGGAGGAGCTGTTGGTTGTTGGGGTGGTTGGCGAATGATCGGTTTAGGTTGAACTGATGGAGTTGTTGGTGCGAAACTAACAGTTTGTTTTGGTGCTTCTGGGGGTGGAACCGAAATGAAGTTAGCAGACGTTTCCTGCTTCATTCTTGCATCGGTTGTTTTCTGTGCCTTTTGTTGTTGACGTAGCTTTCGATACTCGTCAAGTTCACCAATATCGATGTCGCGCAACGCTTGTTCACTTTTTGTAGGCGCGGCTTTCGGCATTGGTTTCCGAGATTTTTTCGTCACATTCCGATCGTCGTCATCTTCGTCGTCGTCATCGTCACTGCTTCGACTCATCCACATGTACAGCAGTATGCAAACAATGATCGTAACGACGATGGTAATGGAAATAAAGAGCCAGTGATCGGAAATAAACGAGCGTTTGCCAGATTTCGCTGCTCCAGATTTCATTGGTTCAAGTTCTAGAACTGCGTTCCCGATCGGAAGCATGTCGGGATCAAGAATTTCAGGGACAATGCGATAGTTTTGTGCCATTATCTGTGTCAATAGATATGATCACGTATCTTTCGATTTTAAATAGAAATGACACATGACGCAGCCCAAACACACATACAAACGTTCGCGCAATGGAAAACCTCACTCGCAGCATGTGTAACAGCTGCAAAATCAATTCGAGCACATGTTTCAGACATGGTTAGCGTCGGGTTTGATGCATACGGACAAAAATATCTCACAATCGCCCCATTACTTACTCAATACCAAAAGAAATTTGACGGTCTTGGGTTGGCGCGTCTGGATTTGATGCTGCAAAATCGTTGGCCATCGGACGCAAGTGGTTGGAAGGCACTCGGTGGTGATGAGAAACTGGACGCAAACAAGGCGGCAAAAGAAGCCGTAGCAGTACAAAACATGATAACAAAGCCTGCACTCAGCTCGTTACCGCTCATTTACACAACGTTTGACTACATGGATATTCTTGTTGTTGTTTTACATGACATTCGCAACAACCAGTTGGATCATGTATTGTGGGATCAATATCAGGGTAATTTCAGTCAAGCAGCCATTACTGAGCTCGACATCCTGCGACACGAATTTCGAACACAGCTAATTTATTTGGAAACGGGAGCACAGTGGTTAGTTACACATCTTACAGAACGTGTTTCCGATCGGATTATGTCGGTTGACACGATTAACCAAGTACATCTTTTTGACTCGTTCATTTCATCGGGACGTCACTATGTATCCACAGTTGGTTTGATTGCGTACATATCACTGAAAATTGGTGACGTTGGGTGTAGTGGAAGTGTTGGGAAGGCAAAACGGTTTGCCAGATCGATCCGTCAAATGATCATGTTCGGTACGATTGACACAACTGCTTCGATCAAGGAAGAAATTGAGTTCCGAAAAACTGCTAAAAAATATCATCCGATACAACGAATGGGTGTCACGTTTAACCTGTATCCAACCAGAGTTGAAGCAGAACCAGTAACAACTGGTGGTGGCCCTGATACTGGCAACAGCTCGGAAGAAGAAGACTATTTGTCGATTTTCAGTGGCAGGTATCGACCTCCACCAGGCAATCGATATCGCACGGTTGACGTAACGACAATGCCATCACATCGACGCAGTCTAGACCGATACAAGCGTCATGGGGGCAGTTCCGTGTATGGTGGTGGATTGGTTGATCCGACGCCTGATTTGGTTGTTGATGTTACGCTACCACAGGCACAAGATTCGATTCGATACGATCTGAAACCGATCATAGACCTTAATGTTGCTCTGCGTTACGGTCCTGTTCTGGGACCGTTTCATGGTTTAACGGATGATATTTTGCGCCGCTTTCAGATCATCAAAGACGTTCCCATTTCGAAGACAACTGGTTACAAACCTGACATTCACATCAAAACAACACACGTACACTCGATTGGTATGGCAAACGACCGCATGAAGACTGTTTTACCCGCATCACGCATGTTGTATGACAAAGTAGCAATGATGAATGATTTTATCAACGTAGGTGCTGGTCCTCGACGTGAACTTTTGCATTGTAACACGTTTGCTATTGATAGTTTGGACAAACCGGGTGCGCGAAGTTTGGTGCCGATCGCTGAGGTGAAAGAGAAACTAGAAACTGCCGACTCGTCCATCAGGCAACGTTTGGCACTCAAACCTGCCATTTTGACCGACATCATACTGGCACGAGTTCGCGAATGGCCAACAACATGTTTTCAGGACATGTCCGAGTTCAAAGCAAAACTGGTTAGCGATACGTTTATTTCGGACGTAGCCACTGAAATTTACGGAAAAAAGATGCAGGAACTTCAACAATTGGTTACTGATGTGGGTCAAGTTTGCTACCAAGCACCAACTGGTGTGCTTGCTGCCGAAGTTCAAACAAGTTACTCGGCACAAATCGTCGAAAAAGTTGACGTGCTCAAAGACATTTTACAACGAATTACCATCCCGTGGAGCATAGCGGTGCGGGAAGGTTACCATACGGGGCAAGGTCAAAGTGTAGCAATCGATCAGTTGCAAGTGTGCTTAGAGAAGCAACTTCACAAGTTTTCAATCACTGGTGCCGCCGAGCGGAAACGCGGTATCGATCTCAGCTTCTCGTTGATTTTGATGACAGCGGCAACGGTGAGCTAGCATCAAATTAATGAATTGAAATTCCGCATGTCTCAAACATAATTAATGTCTGACGAACCACTCGCCCCGACAAATCCCCCGTCCAAAAAACGTGGACCAGGACGTCCACCAATCAAACCTTCGACACCGAGCATTGCTCGGAGTGGCATTGTTACGGATCCGTACATACCCGAAAACTGCGTTGAGCTCGTTCATCAGGACCCAATGATTTTCAAGTCTATCTTTACGTTCTTCAAAAACCTCAAAACACAAGACATTTTCCTTTGCTGCGATGCAACTGGGATGCGATTTTATGGGTGGGATCATTCAAAAGTGTCACGCGTGTATGCGGCGATCGAAGGAGCTTCGGTTAACTGGTACTATTGCCGAGCGCCAATTCAGATTGGTTTCAATCGTGAATATGTTGGCGCCATCTTTGCTAGCATTGATAAGTCGTTTTACAAAATATCTTTGACGTATTCACGTGAAGACCCAGAACATTTCAATATTATTCTCCGCGACCCTGAAATTGACAAGGAGTGTAGTTACAAAATTGCAACGTCAGTGCCTGAACCCGACGACAAGCTGTTTTCCGTTCGATCCGAGGTTGCTGATTTGTCGTTAGAACGTTTCCCGATCCAATTTACTTTAACCACCAAGCAGTTCAAAAAGACCATTTCGGATGCGGGTAGCTACAGTGATGACTTAACGATTGAAAAACCTGGTGATCGCTTCCTACAATTCAGTTACTGCAAGATTGGCATCGTTAATTACCACGAAGTTTATCATAGCCATGAGAAAATCAAACTGATTAGCTCGGTCCAAGCAGGACAAGTGTTCCGTTGTGTGATTAAACTCAACAACATTCGTTCGTTTGTGTCGTCCATGGTGACCGATGACATTCGGATCTTGTGTCGAGCAGAGGAAGACATACTGTTCCGATCGATCATTGACGATGGTACGCTGGTAATTTACACAATGACACGGATCAACTAAACAGTTCGTTTGATATTTTTTGCAAAAAAAAGTACAGGGGCCTATGCCTAGCGTTCAACGCACGACATGCGTTCGAACCATGCAACCGGCGGAGCAGCCGGTTGGGTAGCTAACCTAGCAGGCGATGTGGTATACATTGTACCATCTATTACCCTGATACTTACTTCACGACCAACTCCTGGCATTGGCATGTAGTCTGCTGGTCGGGGTGAGCGTGAACTGGGTTGGTATGGGTCACGTCGATAAAGTGTAACAGACTTTGCGTATTGTTCGGGACCAACACCAGCTTTTTTGACAAACAAAATTCGGATCTTGGGAGATTTGGCCTCAGCGTCTACGGGGCCGATGAATTTAATCGTCACATCAACGATCTGGTTCGCAAAAACGCTACCTTTCTGCGGGTCACTTTTTATTTTTGACGGTTCGTTTGTTTGAACTTGATATTCGTATACCGAGTGGTCGTCAACGGCTACGTTTTTCAGCCTCAATACGCAAACTGTCCTGTTAGCTTGGTCGTGACGAATAAACAACGCGTTTGATGATAGAATTATCGGCTCGCGGATTATGGGAATTAACGCCCGCACCAACGAAGCTGGCATGAAGTTGACGCGTTGCGTGTCGAGCAAAATGATCGTAGCCAAATCAAGGGGACATTTTGGAACAACTGATACCGACCGATCCATTGACCAAAGGATAAGAGCACGTCGTCTTGTCCAGCTACGAAACGCAAGCGTCCCAATGGGTACGCTGCTGTACTCAAGGGAAATTTCGGCCAGCTCTTCATACTCGTCAGCAATGATTTGAGAACTCCCGAGAGTTAAGGCATCATCGAGTCTTGTCACTTTGTTTGCTAACTTCTCTTTCAAGTCATCCCGTTTGATTGTTTTCAACAACATCAAACACTCAGCTCCAATCCTCAAATTGTACACGGCCATTCGTTTTGCTACTACCTCTTGAGCAGTTGGACCCACAGTTTCACCGTTATGTTTGAATGCCATCAGGTCGGGGTCGAGCGAATAAAAGTCGACAGGTAGCGGAACTGGATCGTGATAGAGAACCATGGATCTTTCGAGACTAACAATCTCTGGATATGGGCGACCTTCCCAAGACCACATTGGAGTCATGACTGGGTGATAAACACAACGCGCTAACCCTCCTGGTACAACTTGGGGAGGAGAAACCGCTTCTTTTTCCACGTCTGCTTTTCTTGACACAGTTTTCGGCACGACCTGGACGCCACAAATTCGGCGGAGGGGTTTCCTAGTAACTGTCATGTGGAAGATGTTTACAGTGGTTGATATTTAAAAAAAGCTGTTCAAATTTTTTAATATCTCAATAAAGGATTTGATGCACAGCGAGGAGGTCCAGCTTCTAGCCGTAAAGGTTGACTTTCATTCCAAATGGGACGTCGGGGATGTGGTGAAGTCGTACATAGTTCACCACTAACAACCCGAACACTTACCTCACGGCCGATGTTAGGTAATGGGTAATAGTTATCAGGTTGTGGCAAATAATCCGCACTGGGGATGTATGGGTCACGTCGAAAGAACCTAAGGCGTTCGGAGAACGACGCAGGACCAAATCCGCTTACTTTTGTGAACAAAACACGAACACTGGGGATTCTTTGCTCTGGTGTGTATCCGATGTTACGTATCACAACTTCAACCCTTTGGTCCCCAGATAACTCTCCCTTTTGCGGGTCGGATTTGATAGCACTAGGCATGTTAGTTTGCATTTCAAAGGAGTAACATGAATCTGGGTCACTTGATACGTTTTTCAAACCAATAAAGCACGCTGTATCGGGGCAGTCGCGACGAAAGTAAAGCGCGTTTGACGACACAGCAACTGGTCTGGGAACCGAACAGAGTTGGGGAGGTGGTTTGAACACGTTGTCTGCCGTAAAATGTAACACAACTTCGATCAAGTCGCACGGATATTCACATCCGAACGCAACAACTGCGGCCGACCGCTGCATTGCCCAAACAAGGTGTCTGACACGTCGTCGGTTCATGCAGTTCTTAATGGTTCTGCGCATCTCTGCTAACAACTTTGATCGTGCCAGGTATTCATTTCTAGTTTCTTGGACGCGACATCTGAGTTCGTTTTGGACCACTTTTTCACACTCATGTGCGACAAAATTACGACTGTTCATCATCAGTCTCACTGCTCCTCTCGGCATTTCATGTGCCATGTTTTGTGATCGTTAAAGTGGTTGCTGTAAAAAAAGGTAGTTCAATTTTTTTGTTACCGCTTAAAGCGATGATCACATCGCAAACATGTAATAAACAGATCTGATGGCTCATCGGCAGCTCGAGTTTGATGCTCAGAATATTCACATTCACGTGCACCACAACGTTTGCATCGGAACAGGCTCGACGATCTTGTCTCAATGCGTTGTTGACGACGGATTTCGAGTGCAGTTGTTTCACGATTTGATGCTTGTGGGCAAAGTTCCATTTCGGTCATTTGACCAATTTGCTCCAACGTTACTTCGTTTGCAATGAGTAATTTGACCATCGGAATACCAAAAGTTCGGGCAACTGATCGACTCGGATCAATGTTAACTGCCACAGCAGCGCATCGGCGGGAGTAAATTGAAAGGAACAAATCCGAATTCCAACGACGACGAATCGCATCCGCACTGTCAATACATGAGTGTATGGACGCATTGTGGCAGGCAGATTCCATCTGCCGGGCCAACCGATCGGCATTTTTTTGAAAATTGTCGTCGGGGTAGAGCCGAAAAACTTGGCGAAACAAAACGATGTAACTCGTTCGAATGTCGTTACTATCGTCTTGCCGATTGCGGTCCGAAATGAATTGTGCGGTCGTATGTAAGCGTTGATACAGAAACGACCAAATGGTATCTTTGGTGTCCGTTTCGGTTCCGATCGTTGATCCGTTCGTCCATTCTTCTATCAAATGGCCAGCGAACGTGTTTTGCGATGGTAAACTAGATTTCAATGCGTTCGAATCTGTTTCTAATGTGCTCAGAACAGCGGGCGTTGCGTTCGGGTCCGTGTCAAAATCCAGCCGAAGTATGTCGAGAAATAGACGGTAGCGTGCTTGATACGCGAACAAATCAGGTGGACCGGAATGAAAACAAATCATTTCCAAATGTTGTGCAAGCAATTTAATGTCCTGACCTGGTTGCTTGTTTTGTGTGAAATGGAGAACGAACTGGATGGCGTTAGTAATTTGACATCGGAAGACATAATCGACAGACATGACAGCGTTTACAAAAAAAGCTAACAAACTCAAATTTGCCGAGGTTACTGGCGGTCACGTAAAAAGACCAAATCTGAGTCGATTTCGAGCAGCGAGTGACGTTCGAGAATTGCTATCATCTGGTTTTGGCGGATGTAATCCAGAAACACCATCAGACCACTTTGATCCTCTCCCCAAATAACGCCTTGCCCAAGAGCAGCATGTTTGTCAACACCAGCTCCGCGAGGCTTTTCCGAGTCGTTGAGATGGAAAATTGTTCGGTCGCGCCATATTTGCGGCAGTGCTTGAAATCCCTCCAACCAAGTAGTTGCAGCTTCCTGTGAAGTTAGATCAACACCACACGCCCATAAATGTGCCGTGTCAACACACAAACCATACACGTAACATGGATTTGTATTAATTTCATCCAAGCTTTGCGTTAGCTCCAGCAACTGTGCTGGGGTAGCGTAGCAGGGTCGAGAACTCGGGTCGCCGTTAATAGGCTTCACGTGCGGATTTTCCAGGTACAAAATAGTTGGAATTTCGCTCTGTGATATGGTATCTGGGTCTGGCAGGATGCTTGTTGCACGTTCACGCAAATACTCAACTGGGGCAGAAACGAGATGGTTTACGAGTCCACGCAAACCGATTTTACGACAGTAACGCAGCTCTTTTTGAATGTGTGCAATGGCTGCGTTCCGCGTGGCACGATTGTTCCATGGGGCATCAATGTATGTGCTATGTGCAACGCCAGGCATGCCTGATTCGATTAACAACCTTTCATCCGCCATGGTAATGCCCCAAATAAATGAACGCGGGCCTGCAAGAAAGATTTGATACGCACCCCATTCAAAATTACGTTCGGTTGCATGTATTTTTGTCTGCCGAATGCTTTCGCCGATTTTTGTACGATGGTGGCGGTTGATGTGTGGTCCAATCATGATGTATGGATAGCTTGTAAAGAGGAATCCAAATTCAAGTTTTTTGCGAAAAAAAATGAGAGCGGCAAACTGTTAGCCAGATTGCGAACGTTATCGACCGTAGTCGTGGGCAGGATTGTATGATAACGATACCAAATGATCACACAGGCGCACGCTGGGTGGAAATGAAAGCGGCATGATTGTTTCAACGCAAACGCTCATGTCGTCACTGTCTGTTGTTACGAGATGTTTGGTTGCCAGTCTGTCAGCTCGAGCGTTTCCAACGAACTTAACTCGCTCAGCGGGCGAGATCGTATCCCAAACGGGCGTCTCCTGATGCGCAGGCACGTGGATAAACTTCAACGACGTACATTTCTGTTCCAGCTCTGTTTTGAGTTCGACCATGATGTCCAAAATGTCGGGATTTTTTGGTGGACCCGCAGCTCTGATTTTGTGTTTGCGTTGCTCAATCCATGTGTTCAACGACTCAACGAAGTATTTACTGTCCGACAGAATGCTCACTGGTCCACATGCGAACGTGCGTAACGCGATTAACATGGCAAAACATCCTGCCAAACATTCGGCTCGATTGTTTGTTGGCATGATTACTTCACCGCCACAATCGGCTTCCAACCACTCATCAACCACTCGATAAGCGAACGGTTCAACTCTACCGACAAGCATCGTGAGTTTTGCAACACCAGACATCATGTAAACGGCAAACGATGCCTCAGGATCACCACGAGTAAGACCGACACGTGCACCATCTGTGAAAATGATTGTTGGTAACATGTTGTTCCACACAATCGGGTTGCCAATCGAATGTTCGACCAAATATTCGTTACATTGACGGAAATTGGTGCAATTTCGAAACTTACGTGCTTCAGGCATCTGGTTGTCTGCGAGCGGAGACGGATGCGTCCAACGGAAAACTGGTTGTTCGGAAAAGCTGGAAGCAAACGTTTTCGCATCGTTTCCCCAAGCAAGAAATGGTAGTTTCCGAGGAGCTACTGAGTCAATTATGCGTTGGACAATGTATGGAACAAAACCATATTGCTTCCATATTTGTGAGTGCGATTTTGACACGCCGACCCGCGTTGTCAACGTCACGTTGAGCATAAGTACGCCTTGGATTGCCCATGCTCGAAGGTCACCGCTACGACATGACGGTGTCGATCCGTTATTTTGTACGCAATCCCAAATCGATTGTAGTGACTTCGGAATGGGCCGTCCGGGGGGTACCGAAAACGACAAACCCATTGCATCACCAGCTGTTGGGTATGGATCCTGACCGACCAAAACAACTCGAACATCAGCTGGTCGTAGGAAACGAAACGCGTTCAGAATTAGTTGCGGAGGGGGTTGAATTCGATCCACGAGACCATTTTCCGCCTCAAGAACGTCAGCAAGTGTTTGACGCAACAACGTCACTGCATGATCGTCAAAAATGGACGTCCAGTGTGAATTTTCACCCATACATTCGACCAACACTTGGTCAACAGTTGTGGTTAACGTTTGGTCATCCGGAGCAGCCATTGATTGGGGTGGAATCGATTAGGATCTGAAAATGCGATTCAAATTTGCCAGTATAAGGAGGTAATAATGTGGTTCGAATTCGCTTTGCTTATTGTCGCCATTTTGCTCATTTTCGGTTTAACACGTCGTGGATTCGGGAAAGACGAGCTCCCGTTTCGTTTGAGAATACGGCACTGTCGTCCCGGTGAACCACCGACCCGAATACGTTTGCGTATGCCAGGCGAACCAAATCCCGTCCGACAAAGAGCCGAACGTCAGTTTACGGAAGGGCGTGCCCGAGCACGTGCGGCAATGGAAGCACCAATACATCACCAGCGGGTTCAAGCAAACATTGCTGGTCAACACTTTCATAACGCTGTGCAAAATTTAGCTAACCATGGCGATCCAACCGTGGAAGAACTCTTCACAGAACCATTTTTGCTTGACGCAATCCAAAACGTAATGGCGCAGCTTAACATTCTCCAAGACCAAGGCATGCCCGTTATTATCGCGGTCAACGAACGACGTAACGACAATGTGGGTGAAAGGGTACATGCGGCTAACGACATTGCTAATGGTGTTGCTGGTGCTCGTGTTGACACGTATTATGACCTGTCGGTGCAACATACAAACGATATGCAGAACTCGCATGACAGTGCAATAAACCAGTCACTTCGGTTTTGCGTGCAAGAATTACGAGCGTCGAGTGACAAATTGGTTCCGCTGATTGTGATCGAACATTATTTCCATGACAATTTGGCAACGTTCTGCTATCCACAAACAGACACCGCCGCGCAACAAAAATGGAACGATGTGGTCCAAGTAATGCGAAGAGCAAACGATGGTTCACGCAACGTTGCGGTTGGAGTTACCGACATGGAAGCAATACAACTAGTTTGGGCACGAGCACATCACCCGAAGAACACAGAAAAAACACAAGCAATATTACAAGCCTTGTTTGACGCACTGTTTGATTGTTGGGAAAATGGTGTTGCTGGTCATCGTGACATCGTTTGTATCAATGGACGAACGAGCAGAGTGCTAAGCTCGCTTGTGTTGCTTGATTTTGATCAGCGAATGTGGAACGTGCAAACGTTGGAAGAGACAAAAAATACGATATTTACGTTGGTTCGTGACATGGTTAAAGCGCGTGCAATGGAAGTCATGGACGATAACAAAACGGAGCCCGTTACACAACAAGTTGCCAAATCCTATCTTGCAACAACGGTTGAGGAAATGGATCAGATCGGTGAACTCGATCCCGACGCAGAAGAGCAATTCCGAACATTTCTGGAGACTGAAATAGATGCGTTGATCGATAATTATTGCTTCGAAAATCCGAGCACGATCCCGCCGCAAATGATTGCTCCCATTCGTCTCGAGGCTAAAGCTGGCATCGCGTAGCCACAAGTAACTACTTTGTAACATGGTTTGTGTGTAGTGTGAGGTTGAAAATACATTTTTTTCTGCGCCAATCAAGCAACTCAGGAGTTTCCAGGAAATGAAAAGGTTCGGTAACAAATTCTGGCGCTGGGGCAAACAAAACGTCCGAACCCATGGTGATCGAAAACCCTTCGGCATGATCTTGAATGTGGTCCCTGTGTGTATTCAGAAACTCCAGAAACGGTCCTACGAGGTCAAAGACTCGTTCGATTTCATCGGTGTCGAAAATACGGTCATCACAGCTGTCAAAAACAAGTTTTTGTTGCGCTGTGTATGTTTGTTGGGCGACAATTCGGAACTTTGACCGATTTTCCATTCCAACGAACTGATGAAAACAAATCGAGCACACATCGTTTGCGTTGTCATATTCAGAAATGATCGGACGGAAAAAGGTCTGGTTCGGACGTGCCACTTGGAAATCGGCTGGTTGCTTTTGACATAGGAGACAATCGCTGATTTGCGCGTTCCAAAAATCGACACATGTTGCACGGTCGACCCGAAGCAAACGGACATGTGAGCCCACTTTTTTTCGTTCGAATGTTACATGAATGCCGCGAGTTTGGAGGAATAATGTCAGCTCAGCAAAATCGTGGTGTGCTTCTGGTGATTGTATCAAGCTGCGAAGGTGGTTACGAAACAACATTGGCGTGTTGGTACCGAGAGGATCTGGTGTCGGCATCGATGGGCATCTGGGAATAAGGCAAATTTCCTTTGTGTCAATGAAAATTGACTGCGATCGTAGCGCGAACAGATTGGTAACAGTTGTTGATTGGCTTACGAGCATCCATTTGCGAATGTCAACAATGTACCATGTAAACCGAGCAGCATACCCAGAGCTCAAATCACCGCTAGGATTGGTGAATTGGCGTGTCGGAAAGGTATCACAGTTTGCTTCGAATGGAGAGTCGATTTGTATAATGTTTTGTGTCGGAGGAGCATCAACCACAACGCAACGATTGTAAATTGTGTTCGCTTTTTTAGCGCTTTGTCGAGCGTTTGCAACTGTTCGGTACGATGTTGTTGGGATGTATTCGGATGGGCAATATTCGGTTGTTACGTATCCCAGGCAGTTGGAAAATGAAATCTGTTCGGTTGAAACTGGAAATGGATTCTGATCGAAGTTGTCGGTAATTTGATGAACCCCTTCGAGAAGCTTGTCGATGTCTGACCAGAAGCAAAAGATGATTCCTGCAGCGGACTCTATTTGAATTTCACTCACGCCCGTGAGTTGTGTTAAATCGGCCGCCAAAGCGAGGTCAAACAGGTTTGCTGAGTCGCTGGATTCAACTTCCCGCATTGTTTTCTGAAGAAGCTGACATGCTTCATCGTCAAAATCACCATGGATAACGATCATTTTATTCTTTACCGATACGATATACGTGCTATCTTGTAAATTCAAACTATGGGAGGAAACTCATCGAAATCATCGACCGCCGTCATGACGTCCGTCATAACGAACGTTATGACTACGAATCTTCAGACCGCTGTGTCAGTTACAAACGCATCGGCTACTATGTCGTTTTCGGGTAACAATTCTGTTGTTGACCACAACGCAGTGGTCGTAAAAATCGACATCACGGGGGATATTGCATCAAACAACGTTACACAAGCTATTGCAAGCAACGATCTCCAGAACAAAATAATGGAGAAACTAAGCCAGTCAAGCGTGGCCGCTTTGAGCTGGGCAGACAAGAATGACATAACGATGGAAACTGCGGTTGACACGGCCGTCAAAACCAACATTACAACAACAAACATACAAAAATGCGACTCCACGTTCAACGTTAACGCTAACATGGTCATGTCCGGGGACGGTTCTGTTATTAAGGATAATGTTGTTAGCGTAACGGTCAACTACCTTCGAAACTGCATTATGGGCAACACGACGATGGCAACAACGTTGTCTTCCATATCCAACACCGCATCACAACTTGGAACACAGGTTTCAGCCAATCCACTCGATTTCATAACCAAAATCTTTGCCGCAATTGCCAGTTCGATTGGGATGGTCATTGGAGCTGTCGTTATTTTCGTTATCGCGTTCGTCGGTCTTTTAATACTTCATCATCACAGAAAGAAGAAGCGTCTTCGTGCTGCCAAAGCGTTGCTTGCTGCTAACAATGCGTCCATTCCACCAACACCATCTGTTCCACCAGTACTTACTGCTTCGCCAGCACTTACTACCCCCTCCCGTTACGCCACCCTAACCACTCCGTAAGCATTGGTTTTGATCTTCCTGGTTGTTTTTCGCCACCGTATAACTGTCAAAATGCCTCGGCGATATACGCAATTTGAACCGTCGCTGACTCTTTTGGATTTGCGAATCCAGAACCCTGGGATGTTTTCGTGCATCAACAAATCGCGCCTCAAAAGAGCCGATCCAACGAGCACGATGGATATAACAGGATGTGATGTACAAATGAGTGAAATTTGCAACAAGCCCGAGTATGCGCAAACTAATTTCTGTGCCTGTATTAACTCCACCGCAGCACAACCGTCCTGTGCGTTCGCACAGTGTACTAATGATCCACTGGCGTATCAAACCACGGCAATGCAGTCAACTGTTAACAATAATCACTGCGCAACGCAAATAAATTGTACCGAGGTACAACAAATGGGAGGAATCGGAAACGTTTACACCAAAAACGCGCAAACAATGGCTTGTGGATCTAATCTGGTTCAAGTTACCAAAAACGAAATCAAGTCAATTCCACAGGCGTATTTTGTTTTGCTGTTCTTCGTTGTTCTTGGAATAATTACCGCACTCATTGTGGCATCCAAAAAATCAAAAGGGGGAGGGCCCACTTTGACCAGCCAACCAGCTCCTGCATTGCTAGCTCCCATACCAGCAGCTCCTGTATCATTGCTTCCTTCAACGTTACCGATTGAACCGCCACCATTGATTCGCGAATCCTCTTTTGTCAAAAACATGGCGGACGATGATCCGATCTTTTTGACCCCGTTACGAAAGTAACCAAAAAGAAATAACCCAGTATACATTGAACCATTATGATTGAAGGCGTACATGTAGTCTATTTTATCCTCGCTTTGGTTATTGCATTGGTGCTCATTTTTCTTATTTATCTCTACGGTGGAGGATGGACTTATTTTGAGTTCGGTACGAGTGCCAAAGGGGGTGCTGCCACGAACGGTGCGGAAGTTAAGCTCCCCCTTAACATGAAAGAAGGTGATAGTCCTCACAACATGGTGTTTAGCGGATGTAAATTCACATCAACATGTGGAACCACTTCGCAATCGATAAACGTTACCAAACGCATGAACGCAATGATTGCTAACTCATTTGCGAGACCAAAAAATGTTAACGGTAGCCGTCCGCCTGCAATGACGTGCCCGCTCACATTGTTACAACCCGTTAACGCATTCAGTTTTACCATTGCGGGTTGGAATGACATGATTACGGTCCCGTCTCCACAACCCGCCAAATGGGCCACGTCGACTGGTCTGCTGGTAGGTTATTATCGGATGTAATCCTAAAACGTCAGCGGTTTTTTTGAGATGGTATATCGATGAACTCATTTGTTGCAGTAAATTCGGCTCTACCGGAGTTTTCAATCGGACACCACTTAACTGGCAAATCTGTTGAATCACCGCTCATCTCTTTTGCGAGCTATCGCATTCTTATTTTGTTAACTGTTTGTTTGCTCGGTTTGCTCATTTATTTCATTTGGTTCCCGAGGAATCTCGTTGACGACCTAGTTATTACAGGTTGGGAGCTGTTTTCAACACCTACAAGTTTGGATCTTTTACGACAGCTCCGCATTCTCGACGTTCACCACTTCTCGGGTACAAAATATTGCGAGCCAGGACAGCCCAATCAAAACCAGGCGTGTCAATATTTGCACCAGTTTCCAGCATGGATCAATTCTCTTACCGGTGAAGTTGTGACGGGGGTTCAAACAAAACGCCAGCTACGTTTGATGGTGAATCGGCTCAGAAAAATGGGATTCTAACCTTTACACCACAACAGCAGCAATTTGCGTCATGCACGTTTTTGCAAGTTGGATTGTTGTAGCAGAAATTGGCTCAACGGCTTGCGCAAAATTGTTGTACGCGGTGTTGCCCGTCTCTTGCGCCAATGCGGTTAAATAGGTGGTAATTGGTGCAGTAACAGCCAAACATTTTGCAGAACTTGACGCAGAAGCTGGTTGAGAAAACGGTTCGATGGCGTTTTTGGCATCGGTGCGAAACTTGGTCGCTCCAGCTGAGTCTGTAATTACCTGGTTAAAGTTCACGGCAAGGCATCGAATAAGATTTTCTATTGCGTCACAATGAATGTACCAATAGCTCATACTACCCATTGACGAAATAACCCCAGAAACTGACGGGTAATATGAGAGAATTTTTGCTGACCAATGAGTAGGACCATCTTTTTGGAGCTCAATTAAGAGTTGCAAGCAAAGGTTCGCTCGTTTCCATATTTCTAGGTAAATGGCTGTCATCGAAGTCCGAACGGCTCGCATTTTTTGTGCCACTACTGAAAACGCCGCAGGTGCTGATATGCCATATTTTGACAGAAACGTGTTAACTGGTTGCATGACAAAACAGTTGGTGTTTGTATAGTCTGCAGCTGCTGCTACATCCAATTGATTTTGAGCGTGTGCTTTGGCAAAGAAGACGGCATAGGCTGCCGATAGTTGCGTGGTTAACTCGGGGCTTGCATATCCAATTGCAACACTAGCATCGTCGTCGGCTTTCAGAGGTGGATACGACCCATTTATGGTATGAATCATGTTGAGAATGAAAGTGTAGATTTGCTCAAACGTGTTAACATCTTGGACTAAGTTCATTCGCATCCACGTAATGTTCATTCGATCCTCATCTGTTACGTTATTACCATCTATGAGCACCAAACGTTGATCAACTTGCAATATTTGATAATGGAACGCGCCGAGCGCTAACGTTATGTAATCGCTAAGTGGTTTAACGGGAGTTAATGAGAGGAAAGTCATCTCGGACCTCGGATCGCCAGGCATTTTGAAAATAATACGATCGATGGAAACAGAATTCACCGAATCAAAGAATATTTGGTAATTGTAACATGTTCTAGAAATGGTTTCCAGAATGTTTCCGCTATTCTTAATGATCGTCGCTATTACTGGGCTTATTCCACTAAGATCGATAGGTGTATTTGGTCCGAGTTTTATCTTCTTTATCTCTGGCTGCCACCCATAACTGATGGCAACCGATTGAATTGACGGTTTCCATTGCAACGCATATGCTAAAATAACGAGCATGATGATGACAGCGGTGATGGCAAAGTAAAACATCCTTATTACTGGCGTATAATGATCTTCGTTAGTTGCACAAAACTTAGCAAGATTCGTTGTGACACTGGGTGTAATGCAGCAACGCCAGCACTTATTTCAGCAATTCTGTTTGCAAGAAGTGCCAATTTTCCGACGATAGTGCCACAATAAAACTGTTTCGCATTTGTGTCACACACCCGGTCGAATCCTTGCTCTGCTACGCTCAAGAAGGTGTCGAGATTGGCCGAGACAATCATTGTAATGTATTGAGGAGTAGAAGAAAACGTGCCGAACTCAAGAGCCGTCTTTTGGATCAAGGAGCTCGCTTGTATTACGGCTTCTGGTTTGGTCCAATCACATTTTTTCAGGTTTTTTAAGCCGGTGGCAATGTTCGTTGCTGCCTCGGTGCAGTTATCGGAGATCTGTTTTACAATTTTTATGGCCTGGGCGTAATCGATTTCTTTGGGCGCGAAAGCGGTCGGTGGAGGTTTGATCTGGGCTTTAAAACGTTCACACACGACACCACCTTTGATCGTACCGAACAGTCGGATCAAATTAGTAGGTTCGCTTGCATTGTCGGCGAGATTGTTCACTAAGCCGCTACATGAAGCCAAAAGCGCCTTACTAATGACGTCGTACTGAACCGCGAGCGAATAAACGGCGCTAGCTGCCGCAGTCGTGTCGACGGTGCGCAGTTTTATTTTCTCGTAGTCTGGCACAGTTGGGGGATTTGGTGGAATTTTGTCAGCGCTCGTTTTTGCGTAGAAAATGTAAACAGCCAAAAGGCACACGACGATGATAACAATGAGCAAGAGTGGGCGCATTTGCATCTGGTGAAATGAATATACAACGGGTAAAATCACGACGGGATATCGATTTTCAAACTTTCTATGATCATGTTCGACGGTATGGAGAGGCACGATGCGTGACCGGTGAACTGGTTATGATATGACGGATTGGTCCCCCATGAAATTGCAACTTGATTGTTTGATCCAACAAGCCGCGTCGTTGAGAGTGAATCGGCATTGGCTATCCCACGAATATCCTGTTGTGGTTCACCATCTTCATCCAAAAATTTCACCATGAGATCGTCAAAGTAGAGCGTTTCACCTGGCGCTGAACACTTGAAATTTTGCACTTGCGAAGCGTTAGGGGTTGTAAATGATATTGCCTGACCCTCGGTAGTTGGTTTCACGCAGGAGCCGTAATAGCAGACATGATCGTCCGGACATTCCGAATTGTTTTGGCAATCGGTTCCAGTAACACTGAGACACTTCCCATCTTTGCAAATTTCACCCATGTGACAGTTGTTATCCGCTGAGCATTTTGGGTAATTGTAGTGTTTTGCTGCGTAATACAGCGACCAAATTAAAACGACAATCAAGCAAGCAATGATTAAAGCAACAAACATCGAATATACTGATCCCAAAAAAATAGCAGGAGCATGTTTACCACGAATACAAACTTTCACCCAATTCCGTTGTCTTTGTTTCATGGTATGACAAGTCTTCGTCAAACATAAGCCGTAACAGGTTTTGTGTGTTCTCGGCAACCCGTGGGATAAACAAGGGATTTTTCTGTCTATCGACGTCACCAGCTGCAATAAACACATTAGCTGGACCCCCGTCTTTCTGCGCGGATTGCATTCCATCAACGGCACCAGGATATTTTGTTGGAAACTGTCCCAGAAGGTTGTCGGATTCTTGTGGTACCATACTGCTCGGTAAGGTTACTTCGTTTTGTGGCATTGAAGTTTCCTGTGAATGGTTAGCTGCTGGTGGTGGAACACCACCCATGTCAAGCGGTCGTGACTGCTTTTTCAACTCGATGAGCAAAATTGACAAACTAACAATACATCCACAACACCAAACAGCAAGCTGTACGTTCGACATGAACAAAACCAAAATAAAGATCAGGACAAAAATTGCCGATATTGTCAAACCACTGTGGTCTGCCAAAAGGTCGAGCGGAAGAAACTTCGATTGGCTTTGAAATGGCATGCTTATGACGTCGCTCGGAAAAAATGCAGCTCGTTTTTTCGATTGTTAGTTGCCTGGATTGGGCAGTAACACTTCGGCTTCGGGTTCGGTTGCTACAGGTTCAACTTGGACCACTTCAGGTTCGGGTTCGAGCACTTCGGGTTCGGGTTGCGCTTCCTCTTCTTCGTCGAAAGCTTGTGTTGTATCCATTTTTGCAAGTTCCAGCGCAATTGCGTTTTCACAATCAGTTGTCATTTGTTCCTTTTGTTCCTGTGTGACAACGTTTTCAATCGGTTGCGGACCCATGATACCTTTAACCAAATCACCAATCTCTTGCACCATTTGTTCTCCTGCGGCTGCTTCTTCTGGCGTTTCCTCTTTTGGTTCCCCAACTTCTTCACCTTCTTCGTCTTCTTCATCCTCGGGCGCTTCGGTATCGAAAATTCCCCATGGATCGTCGTCCGCGTCGCCACCCTTCTCCGTTTCACCCGTTTCTTTGTCGGCGTCCACAGATTCGACGTCTTCTTCTTCGGCAGCATCAGCTGGTTCGTCATCTCCTTCGTCGGGAACCAAATCACCCATCTCGTCCGCTGGAACTGATTCAGGGTTCTTTTCCATTTGGCGGAATCGCTTGTCAAGCTCACCAATGTTCTCATTAACGCGTTGGAGCAGACCACGTAGACGTGGATCAGTTTTCTGGTTTGCTGACATTTTGCGATAGAACGAAATGATCTCACGGAACTGTCGGGTGAGGTTTGGTTGAACTTTACCAGTAGTTTTCGACACGTCAACAACGAAGTTTTCGAGAAGAACTGATGGATTTTTGGAGATGACAAAGTCGCGGTAATAGGTTCCAAAGTTGGATTTGAGCATATGAACTGAGTTAATGATGTGGTCCAACGCTTGGCCACATCTTGGTAACTGCTTTCTAACCTCACCAATGCTGTTGCGAACGATTGTTACAAACTCGTCAACGTCAATGTCAGGGGTCAAAAGAGCGTTGTAAGTTTCGTGTGAAATGGAATACAGTTTACAGAGCATGAGCATGAGGAATTTTCGATCCTGTGTTGTGATTTTGTCGCTGATGTAGACTTGTTTGAAGTTGAATGTTGACATTCCACCGATAGGACTGAATTTCAGACCAGGAAACTGGACAACAAACGAGTCGTCGAGAGGTTCGTCGCTCTTTTCTGTTAGCGCTTTTTCAATCTTTTCCAACGCGACACGATGGTGTGTGAGGAACTCGCACGTTACCATGATTGATTTGATGGGGATGTTGTCCGACATTTTGGGGTAAATTTCTTTGAAGCGTTCCCGTTCGTCCTCTGGAATGTTTGTGTGATCATCGATTGCTTGCGTCATGGCAACAATTTCGTACTCGTGTGAGACGGAAAACGCAACTTCCACCTGTGAGTTCAGAGCGTTCAAAAACGCTTCCATGACCTGTGTAACGCGGGGAAAACTCGACAAAGCGCCCGCTTGCCGCACGGTGTTGATCAGTTTGATGTAACGAAAGATGTTCGATCGAACTTTGGCGTATTTTTTGTATGCCAGTGGGAAGTTCATCGAATTACCATCACCACCCAAAACGTTCTGAAACAGACCGACGACATTTGGGTCGCTCAGCGTTTTTCGGACTACTTTTGCTTTGCAACGTGACATTTTGGTTTATATTGCTCATCGTCCCGACTCAAAAAAGAAAGCGAAAAGCAACACGGACCGCGGTGTTACTTTTGCCGCGATGCAACGAATTCCATGAAACTGTCCAGAAGACCTTGCATAACTATCACACGTTGCTCTTTTTCTTCGTCGGGCAGCGTAACAAATGTTTGGCGAACACGCGGAATAATGTAACGGATGAGAGCTGCTTTCTCTTCCCCAACTTTTGATTGAATATCACCATCAAACTCGTAGTCAATGAAAAATGCGTGGTCGCCAGCGCTGATTTTATTGCGAAACGAGTAAATGTACGGACCCACGTTCTCAACGCACCAGAGTGGGAGGATTTCCATTGCTGTATGAACTCGATTTTGCACACGTGCGATAGTTGCGTCGCCTGGAAAACGATGTGCCAAGTCCGACATCAAAGCACGAATCGCGTCGTTAAAACGTTCAACTGGTGTTCCGATTTCGAAAGTTCGTGAAGCCATTTATGAATGGACCAAGTGTCTTTTGAAATGATTTTTATGGTGCTGAACCATAAGCATTTTATGGTGCCGGTCCCCAAAGTGTTTGTGTCAGAATGTCCTCGTTCATACCCGAATCTTCCATCGTGTACGAAATGTTGTTGGCTCGATCGGTTGGAGGTGGAAGCATACTACCAGATCTAACTGACGCCGCTGGTGCTGCTAACATGTTTGGGTCAAAACCAGATGATTGAACTGGTGGACAGTGTCCTCGTTTAGCGTCAGCGTCTGCTGCCCATTTCGGTTGTCCCATATGTGATTCTGTTTGCTGATATCCTGATGGTGGTTTGGGTTGGGAAGCTGACCGTTGTTTGGCAAGCTCTTTCATCCGAGCATGAATGTCACGTTCGGTCATTTTTTCACCGTGCGGTTCCTCATCTGGATCATTTGGATCAAGCAATTCGCCAATGAAACCAGACGACTGTGGTTGTGTTTTGGTTACTGGTTCGCGGGCAACGTTAAGCAAAAATTCACATATTGCCTTCTCCCCGATTATTGCTTTGCCGCGAGTAAATGTTAGCGCGGGCAAGCTGGTAATACCTTGGGATTGGAATGCTTCACGTACTTTTGACGATTGGACTTGATCATCGGTTAACTGAGACACTTGGATAGATGGTACCGATCGCCCTCGGGTCTCTTTGATGTATGCGTTGATCCATTTGAGCAAACGAATTGTAAGGTCTTGGCTCGCCTCACCAGTGTGAACAAAAATACGAAACATGCTTATTTGTTGTGTAATTTTCGTTTCAAAAACGATCAAAAAACATTGTTACCAAACGACTACTGATCGTTTTCGAGCTCTTCCTCTTCTTCAGGCTCTTCCTCTCCGTATCTGTGCCTATTTTCAGTCATGTAGGTCAAAATAACTTGGGCGTTCATGTCCTCGGGAGTTCGTGAATTTGCCAAGTGATCACGCATTGCGGATATGCTGAATATGAGGTATGGGTCGTATTTGATATCAGAAATGGGTTCTACTCCGTCGATTGTGCAGCACCCATCTCTGTCGAAAACAACCCCAATACAATCCTGCTTAATGAACTCACAAATGTAATGGTAGAAACCAAAATCGATTCCGTATGCGTATATTACACGTTCACCACACGGTTTCGTGGCGATAATCGAACAGTCCGCGTCCATCAAGTCAAACCTGTTTGATAGTGATCGAACTGTGGCAACTTCGCTCTCCTCAACGAACGCCTTCATTTCGTCGAACGTTGGATAGTTTGGCATTATGATCCGAGTTACATTGTGTTAATTTCAATTCAAATTTGATTCAAGTAACCCACTATTAATCGATCAAATGGCAGCTTCAACAACCCCAAAAACAAGCTCGGCTCCAGGGATAACGCTTTCGTTTCGACGAATCGGAGTAAACTATGCCGACCCACAGATTGCAACAGCGTCAATTAAAACAGGCAAAACGGTAATGCAGCCTGAGGTAGTTACTTTGACCTTAGCGAACGTTCCCATGGAGATTGCGCATAGTATACAACGTGTCGCTACGAGCGAACTCGAAAATTACATGCTCCAACCTGACCTGACGACCCTGAAATCAACCGAAGACCATATGACGGAAAGTTTTGTGGAAAGCAGAATCCAGCAAATACCATTGCTACCAACATTGTCACCTGCAGTTGTTAGTAGCTTGCGGTTCTGTTTGAATGTACGTAATCCAGATTTTGGCTCTGTTTTACTCGTTACAACGAAGGATCTGGAACTAATCCATGGTGACTTGCCAGAACCGATTTTCAATATGTCATTCCCGATCTGTTCACTCCAACCAGCAAAGATGATGCAAATCGGCAACATTGGCTTAGTACGGGGTACGGCACGCGATTTCATCGGGTATCAGCAAGTTTGTCGTGGCACACAACATCCACTTGATATCAAGAAAACTGACTGGGCAACGTTGAGCAAGTACAGTGATGAGAGTTTGGTTCGAGGTGATGCTGATAGTTCGGGTTATCAAACACCATCAATGACAGCAAACGCACAACATCATGAGGTATCTTTTGTAGTTAAATCAGTTCGGGTGAGCTCACCGCTCGGTGAAACTGGTTCACTTGTTACGCATCAGATTATTGACAACATTGTTGCCCGAATGACTTTGATCAGGCAGATCGTTGACGGACCAGAACAAAACGAGGGCGAGAACATTCTCATCATTTCAACTGACAAAGAGACAAAAATCATTGTCATGCTGCGACATGAAACAGCAACGTTAGGCAATTTAACCAAGCGCTTTGTTTACGACGCATCACCAAAAGTTAAAAGTGTTGGAATGACATGCACACCGCATGAAGATATGCTCAAAATAACACTCGTTTTCGCTCTGGCACACAGCGAAGCTTGCCGAGCAGCAGCAGTCGGAATTGACGCATGTTTGGCGGTTTTTCAAACACTGAAAAGCCAAATATAAGCGGACGCCAATATCTGCGATCTTTTTTTTGATCTGTTTCAAAAAAAAAGATGTCGGCACCCTTTGAGGAGAACTGTAACTCAATATACGAGAATGGCTTCAGACAGCGTCTATTTTGCAAGTATCATTGCACAAAATGTCGTTACCGAGCATGTTGTTATTAATCAAACAGTTACGGGAACTGGTTACGGTGGGGGCGGGAGTAGTTCGTACGAACATAATCAGACCGAAAATGTAATCCTTCAAAAAGATAGCATAATACCAGTTGCAACGGAGCAGTTCCCGACGTACGGGGCGGTTCAATTTTTGGTAACGCGTGTTAGTGGAGGCATGACCGCCGCTTTCACATGTGCAAAATCGTCCGAATCGAAAGTAGGCATTGTTCATCGTCAGGTATTGTCTCGCGACGATGGGGTAGATGAAATTATTTTGATGGACTGGCCTGCTGGTGAAACTAAACCACGCCTGTTTCATAGTGAAATTGGCACCGAAAGCGGGTCAGTTGAATATCAGGTTGTTGGATACGGGTTCAGTAACTCGTGTGAGCTAGTCTTTTCGGAGAATGTAACGTTGTCAAAAGAAAACATGACCCCAGTAGCTACAGTTTCACCTTCAACGTATGGCTCTACACAATTCATGATCACACGAATCGGTGGTGGAATAACCGCAGCTTTTATTTGCGCAAAATCATCCGAATCGAAGGCTGGAACTATAAGCCGATCAATTTACTCCGAAGATGACGATGTTGACGAAGAGCTGATGATTGATTGGCCAACTGGTGCGGTCAAACCGCGTTTGTATCATTCCGTTATTGGATCGGGAACAGGAACTGTAATCTACAAGGTCGTGTCGACGGTTTCGGGGCCGCAATCGTAGTGGAACGTGGTTGCGGATCCCGGTTGAAATTTCGCCGTCGTTTTAAAAAACTAGTTTCGGGAAATTTCCCCACAGTATAATTACCTTTCTAATCAATGGCAGCAGCAGGATTTCTAGTACAACAAGCCGCGCAATTTGCGTGCCCAGCAAGTTCAGTTTTCGATGTGAGTCAAGGCGGCACAAGCCGTTACTCCATGAGTGCGAGTGGTGGGTTGACACTCAACAACGCCGCTGACCAGGATTTTGCCATCCAGATCGGAGGAACTAGCGTGCTGTGGTACGATTACTCAAGTTCCGCGGTCATAATGGAAGTGCCGAATATGTTTGATTACATTATCAACTACAACACCGCACAGTGTTTCTCGATAGGAGCTGACCGCTCGATTTCGATGACTTGCGGTTCCGAATCGGGAATGATAACAATGGGAGTTGCTGAAAGCATGCCCACTTTCTCAATTGACGGAAGTTCGAAGATAATGTCTCTGACAGTTGACCCAGCAGAAGGATCATTTGCTATTAACGACAGTACTGTAGATGTTTTGGCAATTGCAACATCGACTGGTAACGTTACGCTCCAATCAGCGTCAACTGCGACGCTGACATTGGGTGTAAACACGGGAGGTTCGATTACGTTCGCCGATCAAACAACTGGGGGTCTTGCAATCACCAGTGCGGGACCTGGTGATTTCACAATTGCCGACAGTGTTGGTGGAACCGCACTAACGATTACACCAAGTGTTGCAATTACGTTTGCTACAGGTATCGATCAGGCATTTACCGTCAATGGAGCTGAATCATCGGCAATGATTCTTAGCGCCGCTGGAGCAGCTACAATAACTACTGCAGCGTCAACGGCACTCACATTGACTGGTCACACTGGTTCATCGTTGGTATTCAGTGATGCTGGTGCTGCTACTTTGACCGTTACAGCGGCTACTGCACTCACATTAACTGGTCACACAGGTTCGTCGTTGGTATTCAGCTCAGGAGGAGCTCCAACTTTGACAGCAACAGCAGGTACTGCGCTTACTTTGACCGGTCACACTGGTTCATCGTTGGTATTCAGTGCAGCTGGTGCCGCCTCTTTAACTGCCACAGCGTCTACAGCACTTACATTAACTGGTCACACTGGATCATCGATGGTTTTGAGTGCTACTGGTGCGGCCACAATCACCGCAACAACTGGTACAGCTGCAACAATGGCCGCAAGCGGTGGTTCCGTTGTAATTGACGCAAATGGTAAAGTTGTTATTACTGCTGCATCTAACCAGGATGTTGAATTCGTAGTGAGTGGCACAGGTGCTGTTGCAATCGAAACTGCTGAATTCACTGTACCACAGCTGAAGACGTACAACATCACACTGCCCCACGACGGAACGCTAACTTCGATTGACGCATCCACATTCGGCGTCGGCTCAATATTTATTTCCGTCGAGGCAACTGGCGATGGTACCGATGATTCGAACACCGCAGGATGTTATGTGGTTTCCCGTGGGCTAACAACTGGTGGCGCAGTGACAGCAACTCGTCTTTCAAGTGTTGCTGGTGGCCTGACCGAACAGATCGATATTATCTGGGGCGATTCGTCAGCATTTTCGATGCAGTTTGACACAGACGTGTCCGCATACACCAATGCGAACGTTGTGGTTAACGTGTCCGTTTTGTCAACACATTCGACCTAATCTAACATCCAGCGAGCTAAACGGCGTCTTTTTTGGGTCCGAATCCGTCGGAAATTTGAACACTCCCATCCTTAAGGTAATTCGTTCCAGCAAGCAAAAAATGACCTGTGATCTTGCAACGCTCATGCGTGGGAAGGACCGATTCCATGTCTTTCCGAGCTACCTCCTACCATACGCTCAAAAGTCGCAATGTGGTAAAACGGGCGAGGCTCGATTGAAAATTCGACACGCGCAGGAAGGTGGATCGCAAGTTGTCATCAGGAGGATTTTAACTGACCTAACACTCGACACAACTGAGCAGGCTGTGCGTGAAATCGAAGGTATCGACATGGATCCTATCACCGCAAAATTCATGGCAAATGAAATTGTGGTTGCAGTTTGCCATGAAACCGAGCTGGCACCCATCTTTGCTAAATTTTGTCATTCGATTCGACATGTTCTGCCGAACTTTGTTACAACGCTCGTTCAGACTTGTGATGACATAACGCAAATATTCGTTGACTCCGCAGAACAAAAGGCTGACTTGTGTGCCGTGGGAACTTTCATAGCACAGCTGCACATGAACGATGTGCTCACTGGGAGCGCAATACAACGCATACTTATTGATCAGTCAAGTGACATCATTGTGAAAGATAAGCATTGGTCGCTTGTAATTTACATGAAGGCGATATGTGCTAACATCAAGATACTTCGTCTCAATCGACCCCATTTGCTCAAAACATTGGAAGCAATACGTGATCTGCCAGACATCCCGATGTCGGAAAAGCTACATGCTATGGATATTATTGAAATTGTTCAAGAACAAATAGCTAAATACGCTACCGAAGCAACAATACCAGTTGCACGAAGTGGCTCCACTGTTGTTCGAAGTGAACCACCAGTAGCTGCTCGTGGAACAACAGCTGCTCGTGGAACATCAGCTGCTTGTGGAACATCAGCTGTACAAACTTTCACACCAGTTGTTCGCGGAACATCATTGCATCAAACACAATCACGTGGTGAGGGTAGAGGTAAAGGAAAAGGCAAAGGAAAAGGTGGAGGAAAAGGTTACGGCGGTCGAGGCAATACTTTCGGCGATCGTAGCACTTTTGGAGACCGCAACGTTTCGACCAATTCGTTTGCCGCTTTACCACGCCATGAGCGAGTGTAAGCCTTTGGGTTTTATTTTTTTTGCCAAATGAAAATAGGTCGCCTGGCAATTTGGTTCGGGTCAGTTATTGCGATTGCTCCCAGGAACGTAGTTTCAAACGCTTCCAGATCGGCAAACATCCATGCCATGTACTGTTCGGTCGGACGCGTACGATCGATGTACAAACAAAAATGACCACCTGATTTGATAGAGTACACACCCTTTTGCAGCAATACTTTTAAAAATCCGTCGTACCATTCACGTTCTGTTCTGAAACGCGACATTGATTGGGCAGCTGCTTCCGCTGCTGCGCTTGCGGGGACGTATTCTTCTTTGTCAAAGAACGGTGGGCTGGAGAATAGCATATCGAACGCGTTTTCTTCTACGACCGCATCTTCAAACGGGCAACAGATAGTTGGATACTTTTTCGCGTTAACACGAAAGAACTTTCGTATTGCATTGTAACCAACATGAACTGCGGGATTTGGATCCCATGCGTGATACTCTTTGATAAATGGACTCGCTATTGCACCAATTAACCGATCACCCCATCCAGCGGACGAGTCGATTACCTTGGGTGCATTGAACCATTTGGCAAAACAGCTAATAACCCACGGCCGAAAGGTCGTACATTCGGTTGTGTTGCGTTGTATGATCTCACGAAATTCGAGCGGAGTGTACGAATTCATATCCACTTTGTGTGCTTCAAAGTATTCTCTCGGGGTCTCATGATCACGAACTCGACAATCCATGCGAGCAGGTTCGTTAAACATGTCGGAAAGCATATTTATGCCACGGTAATCCTCGACGCTCGATATCAAAGCATGATGTTTGCTGTTGAACCGCATGTCTTTTGACGGCAGACCACGATACGTATATGGTGGAACGACGATGAGTCGACTGTCACAATCAAAATCATGCAATCGTTGATGCATCAGCCAAATCGATTTATCTGTGACCCAAAATCGCTTGTATGGAAAACGATCGCCTTTTGGTGGTCGGAAACCTGCTACTGTAGGGTAAGCTGCTATTGAAAGCTTTTTTGCTGCGGGGCGGGAAGCTGTCGAAGTTCTTTTTGTCGCAGAACGAGACTCCATTGGGTCCTTTGTTGATTTTTTCGGACGAGACATATGGTAGACATAAATTTGATTCGGATAGAATCAAGACAATCGCTCTGATATTTGACCCTTCTCACCACACTGCTAAATGGCCCAATTACCTGAGGACGAAGACATTCACCAAACAGAAACAGCCGCGTTTCTTCCATCGGATCGTGCTTTGGCCGAGACTCCGTTGAATGAACCGTGGAATATCTTCATGCATGAGTCAGCAGACAAACAATGGGATCGGTCGACCCACATTGCAACATTGACAACAGTAGCGGATTTCTGGTGTTTTGTTAACAATGTGAACGTGGTTGATTTGGATCGTTTCTTCTTCTACCTAGTCCGAAACGGGTACGAACCGCACTGGGAAAATCCGCAATACGACAATGGTGGCATATATTCTGTCAGCGTGTCGTCGTATCACGATGCTGGTCTGCTCGATGAGATCATTTGCCCCACTGTTACAGACAACTTTCCCGACGCGCAACGCATCAAATGTGTGGTTATGAACAAGAAAAACAACCCACATGATCCGAACCGAAGCTTCACAATGGTAAAAACGTGGTACCTGGATCGCAACTGCTCTGATAACTCTGTGTATCAACGCGCGTCCATTCTCGATCTACCCGATTCCGTTTTTGTTAAGTTCCCAATGATAAAGAAGCTAGATCGACCAATCGATGAAGTGCGTGGCTACGTCAAATAAGTCGAACTGCTGTTATTTTTTTTGACCCGTGATCCATAACGACATGGTTCCCGAAATTTTTACGACCATAATTATTGCAATTGTTGTTGTTCTGATCCTGCTGCTCGTGCGAGCAAACGAAACTGTACCGACATTCGAAATTCCACCCGAAGATGTTAACTATGATGATACCCCAGCTGAATGGTTTGCCAACGTAAAAAAGACAACAAACATGCTCGCTGAGGATGTTTTTGCAATTTACGACGCCGCAAAAGTTGCTGCGCATTTATCCGAACCGCATTGGTTTGTAACAATGTTTAACGAATGGCCGTCGCCACAGTTTGTTAAGTGGCTCAAAACACTCCAACAAATCACAGAACACAATGATCCTGTGATGCGCAATGCGATTTTTGCGTTGATCGATCGGATTCGCCACAATGTTGACGAGACAAATTTCGTGGTTTCAGAGGTGATGGAAACATACGAACAACATCGAAGTGATCCAATTTTTAAACAACCAGCCGAAAGATTTGCCCACTTACCGTATGCGCAACGCGTTCAAGTAATGTCGTTGTGTGATTTGGTACCACGCATCCCGAGCTTGATTTTATCGTTCCAAGACCAGTTTGCGAAGATTCAGAAAGCGAACGAAGAACTGTTCCCACACGCTCCAGAGGTTTGGAGCCACAAAAAAATAGCAATGTTTGTCGACGCTTTTGATGCAAACAATGGTGACCGCATGCGCGAAATTAACGGGTTGGTCTTCTAACGGTTTGCTTGTTAACGAGTATATCAATCTCCGACAACCACAGCGTAGCACCAGCAAATGGTTTGTTACCCAGGTAGCTTCGACGCAGTTCGAGCTCTCGCCGATACTTGACAACCTTCTCCAACCGTGCAGCGTAACTTTTTTGAACCAAATCACGTTCGCGCAGATTCAAAATGTAGTCAAAATGTACTGTACCACCAAGTATGAGTGCTCGTAATTGATCTGTTGGATAGAAGCCTGGTTCACTTAGCAACGTTGCATGAATTGATGGGAATGTATGTTCTTGCAACACAGCAATCATGGCGTCGTCGTCCGCTAGCTTGCTAATCTGCAACTGGCTTGCTGCTTGTATGTATCGTAGAATTGATTCTTCCAGCATGATGCGTAGTTCGAGCAAAATGATTTCACGGTCAAGTCTTGCGTGATACAATTGCTTTCGGAAACCAAACCAATACATCATAGTACCCAGATATGAACTACCAAATTCAACAACACTACCATCACAACGCACGTAATTCAAAGCAGACTTGAGTGATTTGCGCAGATGTAATATGACCATTAGCTCGTCAGGACTATCTTTGTACTTCTCCCAAACGTCTGGTCGAAGTGGAATCGTAATGTCAACGCCATCAGCAGAACCGTGATTATCGATCGGTGGAATAATGATTTGATGTAACGGGTTTGGTTTGCCCCGAACCAACTTCTCGTTGAACGTTTTCAGATACGTGTCAGTTGCTACTGTGATTGGCAAATCTGTAACCCGAATTGCTTTGCGAGTGCTTACAAATTCGATTACGCCATAATGCCAACCGTCACGAACTTCACCGTGAAACTTGCCAATGTTTGCTTGCAGCTGCAAGTCTGCTTCAACAGCACCGAGGTCTTCAGGCATGTCGAATGGTTTCGTTTGAAATGCGTCTGCGATTGCACGTAGCCTTGTTCCCAGCACAGATTCGGGGTCAAGCATCTGACGCAAGATCCCAATTACCTCCGTCATTTGACGAGCAAACGATAAGTGCGACCAACCTTCTGACGGATTTTGATGGCCCTCCATGATTGCCAATGGCAAAATTGGAACGTAATACAGTGGTTCGGCACGTTCACCGTCCTCGAAAACGAACGGTAACAAGCAGTCGTCAGCATGTGGAAACAACATGGTGTTTAACGATTGGTTTGATTTGACCGCAATGTATCTTGGACTACCAGCGTCAGCACCACCAGTATGGCGTGAACCGAACTCACCAATACCGATGAGCAAAGGATGTAAACGAGCGCCAGGAAACGTCTGCGCCATATTGATTATGGTCGAGTTAAGCGATGCGTCTCCATGGTGGTATGCTTGTTGTGCAGCAACAAACCCGCCAAACTGATACACTTTGTATTCTTTGTTGTCTTTCGCAGCGAGTATCATGGCTTCACGGAGTATCTTCCGACGAGCTGGTACAAGGCCATCGATGGCAGACGGGATTTGCCTCCGAACTGCTTCCAACTTGTATGCTTTTGCGTCAACAGTTAACTGTGTCGTGCAACTGACGCGTCGTTCTGCCCACATTAACTTCGTGGCTTCGGCAGTTGGGTATTGCACTGGTGTACGCAATGCAATTTTGCGGAGGTTAGGGTCCTTGCCAAAGTAAACTTCAAACATTGTCGCAGCCATATCGTCAAACGTAAATGTGTGAATGAGGCTGGGAAATGATTGAAACATGGTAACAACTTCGCGGCGCTCATGAGCAGCTAATCCTTTGAAGTATTTAACACGATACTTTGCCACATCATTTGCTTTGCACCATTCGGTGAAGTCATTCTCATAGTAAAACTCAACGGGAAGCGAACCCTTGCGTTTTAACGTTGCTCGGATTACAGGTGTGACAAACTTCTTGACATATCCGTGGCGAAGCAAATTCGGCCAAAATGTGAACAGAAACACGAGCAACAATGGTAGAATCTTACCTGTTCCGTCAAGATCCTGATCAGTGCAACCGATAATTGAATCGTAATGTAAGTCATGTAAGTCACTCGGGTTTTCGTATGATCGACCAAATTCTAACCCAAGCACGTTTACAAGACCTGATAAAACCTTGTTAGCAACGAGCTGCGTCGATTTTGCAATAACAGTTCGCTCAGCGGATCCAGGTTTCGAACCAAAAGTTACATTTTTGAGAGCGTTCATGATAACACCACCAAGGCTCATTACGCCGTAGGTATCAAACGATACACCTTTACCAGCAGTCAAACCAGTTCGCAAAACGGATATGGCGCTGTCACCTTCTGCAACAAGCAACGAGCATGACATTGAACCCAATTTGCGTGCACTAACGTATTTGTCGAGGGATACGGTTATTTTTGACTTGGACGACTTCATAAAATCAATTGCCAAAATCTGTGCAACTGGATCAGCAATCCCGTTAATAACTGGTTCGGGCAACATGTATTTGCGCAGCTTTGCGTCAGCAATTTGGATCTCGGTCTTCGACTGGCTGCTCCACTCGGAGTCGGGAATGATACCGAACGTGATGATGCAAAGACAACGAATGACATCACACAACTTTGTCTCACGTTTTTTGTCTTTTGTAAGCTGCTGTATGCGAAGTTGTACGGCTTCGTGTATCTGTTTTTTGTACATGAGAATGTGTGGTGACTTGTCAACAACGACACCGTTAAACACAGTTCGATGTGAAAACTTGGCAAAGTCGGCACTGATTGCAACAATACCTCGCCACGACATGACATCTGACGAAGTTGGATTAATGCGAAACGGAATCATGCTGTAAGTGCCAGCAGCACGTTTTTTTGTCATCATGGTTTCACACATAATTGGAGCGAACTTTGCAACACTGTTAATCGGAATTGCCATTCCGTTCAACGTAACGGTAACTGATTCGCCAACGTATGTAGCTGCTTCAAACAAGCGGAACTGTAGCCAGCCGATAAACTCCGTCAAAAACTCACTGGGTCCATCTGGATAATCCAACGCAGCATACGCAGGCATGAACGTAATGCGAGTAAATGCTTGATCTGGTCGAACGGTTTCAGATTTAACCGTCGGCACATTAATGTTAGCAAGTCTGTTTTCGAAACGTTGCCAGTAATGTAATTGTGCGTTCGTGTCGATGGTTTCAACTTCAAAGTACATCGAATGGATGTTGGCTAGCTTTGCACCAATCCCATTGACACCAGCTTTGACCGAGTTGTTTTCAGTTTTGGTTAGGTTTGATCCAGATAACTCCCAGCCAAAGGCAACCTCTGGTACATACACTGGCGTGTGACGACCCGCCAAGCGGTTTGTTTCTGTGGCAATTGCGTGAACTACAACGGGAATTCCTGGTCCGTTGTTGACCACTTGAAACTGGCCGTCAGATGCCAAAGTAACATCGATTTGTGTAACGCAATGCGTAGCACTTGATTGTTTCAACCCCTGCACATGGTCAACGGCGTTGACAAGTATTTCGTCCCAGATCTTGAAGAGAGCTGGTGTGTGTGGATTAGTTATCCAACGAGCGTGTGCACCATTGGCCGTGTTACAAAACATGAGCTGATCGGACATGTTGGAACGTTTTAACGCTCCAGTCCACATCGCCTTACTCATGATGTGCTCGCGAATAGTGAATATTTCAAACGACTCTGTTTCGGGCTTAGAGGACATGTTCGCAGTCTTAATTACTGTTTCGGACTCGATTACTGTTACATTCCTGATTTCAAATATCCCATCACTATAAGATGCCACGAGTTACGTTTTCACCAACTTCGAGATGGGTTATGCTTATTGTCTTTGTTTCAACAATGATGGTTTGTAGAATCGGGTGGAGCATTTGGGTCGACATGACAGACCAATCAGAAACAGATGTAAACGAGTCCGTTTCTGTGGCCAGCGAACCTGATCCCACGAGTTTGCCCAAACCGCCAATACGAATGGAAACGGATGTAAATGAGTCCATTTCTGTAGCCAGCGAACCTGATCCCACGGATTTACCCAAACCACCAATACGAATGGAAACGGAGTTTGTTGCTCCCGAAGAACCATCAACAACCCCATTGATGATGGATAAGTTTGTCGGGATTGAAACAGCGACGGTTGACAACAATGGTACTTCGTAAAAAAAAGTGGTTTCGCCAGTTGCGCCAGCTGCCCTGTCCGAGACAATTACGAACAGAACAACTAACACAATGACGACCTGCTTTTCCCCTTACTCGGCGTCGATTTCCGCCTCTTCAGGAATGGGTCTTTGAACAGACTTCATGCACAGTGGACAGCGTGGTAGCTCGTCGTAACATGTTTCACAACACTTGATGCAAAAGATGTGACCACACCTGTTTTCGTCCTCTTCTAACATTCTGAACACACCAGTGAGTTGGCTAGCAGGCATGCCACACTCCAAGCACTGTCTGACCCCAGCATTTTTTGCCCGACCTCGACAAATGCCATCAATGACGCCACAAACCATCTGATCCAAAGGAAGGTCTGTAATCTCGTCAATTGGTCCATTATGTCCCATGATTGTATGGAAAATGGTGCTACCAAGCATCTTGCGAACTTCTTCCGTTACTTGAGTGCAGTAACGGGCAGACCATTTGTTTGCTCCAGGCAGCTTTTGAGCAATCCGATCTTCAAAGTAAACGAGAGCCGTTTTGTATCCGATCGCCAGGCGATACAAACGAGTCTGAGTATCCGAAATGATAAGACGAACATTGCTTTCGAAAAACTCTGTCAAGGATCTCGCATTGAAGTGGTTCATTGCCTGAATGATGAACATAATGTCTGGTTTGTCGGAACAAATCTGTTTGAGCGCTTCAATGTAAATGTCTGCTCCAACGAAGCCTTGCACTTCGCGCCTTGAAGGGCTTACTTTGCCAGGGTACATGCGAAGGTGGAGATCGATCCAACAAAGTACCTTCCGAAGGCTTCTCAGAAAGGCTGATGTAGCCAAAACGACATTGGGTTGATTAGGCAAACCGTCAGTTTTAACCATGCTTTCGTTGGACGGATCTTCGGGCAAGCGCAAATTATCGTATTCACCATGTAGGTGTAACTCGATAAACTCTGCGAGCTGCAAAATTGGCCCGTAAAAGATCTCAGTGCGCCAGATGTGGTACTGGTTAATGTACATCTTGCACCTGTTATTGTCCATCGTCAGGTTCCTGATGCGAACCACTAGTGGGCGTGGAATTGCGTCAAACCTGAGCTGGTAACCGCAAATTGTTGGTGAAATCCCAGCCGAAACCTTGGTGAAACCGCTATCAGACAGCCGCAGAGCGATCTTCATCAAAGTGGGATCGAACATGAGTGATGGAAACATGCCCACTGCGGCCTCGTTCACGACAGGGTAAAACCGTTCGCCGGGTCTTGAATCCCTGTGATAAGCAGGCCTTTCATTACGCACAACCTCAGCCAACTGCACTCCTGCAATCAACAAGTTGGGTCGACCAACAATGATTCTTTCAGGCATGTCGTAGCTAATGTTTGAATCAGGAAGTTCCATCGGATTCCTCTCAACTTCAGCTGCACCTTCAACGAATTCGAACGGGTCGGGACCGGCCAGAACACCAGGTTGAACTTGCTCAATTTCAACTTCGTCTGGGTGAGTTGCCAAGAAATCTTCCGCGTTCAGATCAACGACACCTATTTGCTCGTTATCAGCGAACTCGATACCGTCACCAAATTCGGGTTCGCTTTGCTGGTCATTGAAGTCTTCACCGTAGCGTTCGCGTTCCAGTTGCTCGTCTGGCTGAATGGGTTCGCTTTGTTGTTCTTCGTTTTGCGCATCACCTTCGACGACATCGCTTTCAGCAACTTCCGCCTCTGCTTCGTCTTCTTCCGATTCGTCGTCGGAGGAAATAATGTTAGTTACTGATTGGCGAAATATCAGGGACTGGTTGTACGGGCCATGCTGTATGATCCGCGCCTGTGGTTGCTCCATTGGAGGTGGTTGTGAATTCCACACTGTTGGCGGCGGCATTGTCGTGTTTTGATAAGGAGGATAATAGCACGATGATCCTTGAGGGTAGTAAGGGTACGTTGGTACGTAAGGGTACGTTGGCCCATAGGAGTACATTGGAATTGGGGGTGGAGCCGCAGGGGTGTTGAAATACACTGGAGGAGGCATCCTGGGTCTTGTCCAATGTTGCATCTTAGTGGTAAATTTGAATTCGTTAAGATGAATTGATTTCATTAAAAAATGATCAAATTTTCATTTTTTGGAAAAAAAGAGGTGTTTTGCCCGATCGGCTTTAATGCCAGCTAAATATCCTGCGTGGATCTTCAGGAAGCGGCAGCAAATCGATAACATATCGATCTCTCCATGTATGTAGTTGTTCGAGTTCAAACGCGTTCTCAACAAATGTTACAGCGACACCTTTTCGACCCATTCGACCACATCGGCCGACGCGGTGGATATAGACAACGTCTTCTTTCGGAGGTTCGAGCTGTATCACGCATGACACATGTTGAACGTCAATTCCGCGTGAAATGACGTCTGATGCCAGAAGGATGCGTTTTGTGCGGTTTCGAAATGCTTGGATGTTAGCACTGCGCTGTTCAACTGTCAGTTTTGCGTGGATAACAACAATGGAGGTCAGACCTGATTGGAGCAATTCCTGTTCCACAATCAACAATCTTTCAATGCTGTTGGTGAATATAACGATCGAGCCAACTGGTGCCAGATCTATCAAATTACCGACCGCACGTGCTTTGTCACGCATTGATTCCTGTATCTGATCGGGACTTTGACGTGATTGTGCTGGAAGTCGTCCATTTGCATCTGCAAACTCAACGTAGTATTGTGCTATCGACTTTACGGTCATGTTGCAATCGCCTTGGATCATAACTTCTTCGGGAGGTTTGGTTGGAAAGCACATACGGCGGATTGCGTCTTTTGCGGCAGCCGTAAACGTCGCGGAAAACGCGCATATCTGTGCCTTCTCGGGACAGGACGCAAGAATGTCAGTGATCTGTTTCAGGTTGGATGACCGTGTCGAATCTGACCTGTCTGTTTCACCAAACAGCTTGTCTGCTTCATCGAAAATGATGATGCGAATGTCTCCACTTTTGACCGATTGGTAGTAATCGCCGTTTTGCGTTTTGCGAATCTCGAGCAAATCAGTCATTCGCCCCAGTGTTCCAACCAAGACGTGAGCGTTGTTTGCCGACTGACACATTGCTGCACGATCACTTCGACCACCGATGCATAGGCAAATTTCGATCTTGAGGCTGCCGAAAAAGGTTTTGAAAACGCTAACGATCTGTTCGGCCAATTCACGTGTGGTAGCAAGAACAATTGCCTGCGGTGCAGTAATAGGCGTTGTCAGAGGAAGTAATTTGCACACAATCGCTGCAGCAAACGCTGTTGTTTTTCCTGTTCCAGATTGTCCTTGTGCGATCAGATCACGACCCTCACGCATGATCGGAATTGTTTGACTTTGAATAATGGATGGATGTTCGAATCCACATCCGTTCAAACATTGAAGTACGCGCATTGGCAGATCCATGTCCGTAAATTCGACAATACGTTTGTCTGGAGCCGTAACCACATGTATGACGGTGGACTCGGGCTCTTGCTCGGGCTCAGGCTCGGGATCTGGGACCTGCTCAGGTTCCTGATCGGGCTGACCAACTTCTGGTTCACTTTCTTGGGTTAATGATTGTTGTAAAGAGTCCATTTTAGCGCTGTATTCCAATTGATACCTTGATTTAAATAGGTAACAGTTAACCTGGGTCAAAGTGAATCAAATTTCAGTGCCAAAAAATCGAGCTTTTTTGACCTTAGTCTGCGGCTGGTGCTGGTGTTTCGACGGTCATTAAATCGTCAACAATCACCGGCTCGCTGCTAGTAGCCGCTGGCTCACTGCTGACGATCAAATTATCAACTCGATCGGTCGGCAAGGACGTTTCTGTTGGCACCATTTTTGGCTCGGGAGTTAACTTGGCCGGGGTTTGTAGCGAGGCAATGAAAGATCGCATATCACGATGACATTCACCCATACGATGTTGGTAAAGGTTTTCATTGAACGTTGTCTCGTATTTTGCTTGCTGACTTGCGATCTCTTTGCCGTGTTGTTTGAGGAATTCAACAACGTACTCGGTGAACTCCAAGTAAGCGTTTTTAATCGCGTCATTAACGTGAATGGTGAAATTGAGTGTGGATTGTGGATGACTGATAATAGCTGGTCGCATTCCACCCACGGCTTGTGTAAACGTGGTGTTGAAAGCGAAACGTTTTTCGGGATCAACAAACCGCATGATTTCCTGCGATGCAACAAAGCAAATACCGATAGCAATTTCGAAGTGTTCCAAATGGCTCGTAATTGATTTGTGGATTCCAAGTACCGTCTGCGTGCCAACCGATTGGAAACGGTCGATTGCGGCAGTCATCAAAGCGTCAGATTGTGGTGGTTGACCTGCTGCTGCACCAGCTTGGATTGTAGCAAAACGACTACGAATGGTAGTAATGCAGTCATACATGTCATTAAATGACTGCATGAACCGAACGTCTTCAACCTGTTTTGACCGTGTTTGTTCGTAAATTAACTCGACAACGTCATCTTTTGGTTTCTCAGATAACGCCATAGCAATGATTGGATGTGACAATTTTGCCCCGATAGCAATCCGAGCGTATTCCAAACCTTTACTCCAGTCATGCATGGAGAAGCAAAACCCGAGCAAAAAGTAACGCAAAACAATTTCATTGTGCGTCTCGGTTTTGCCGATTTTAACTGCATTGTACAAGTTTTGAAAGGTTTCCTCGAGCTGTGTTTGTACAATCAAATCCAGCTTGTTAACAACATCCTCGTTAATCGAAATGATGTCGGGGCAGCCGATCGACGTTAAATGAGCAGTCATTGATTTCATCAGCTCGCGCTTCAGGTAGTCGATTCCTTCACGAATCGGTTGCGAGCATGGGGTTTTGTGTGCAAGAGCGTTCTTGAGTGAAATGCAAAACATGATTATTTCCATTCATGTTGTTGCTTCAAAAAAGAAGTGAAGTTGTGTCGCACGACTGCTACGTTGATCGGAAAACCATTTTTCGGAGTGCGGCAACTTCGTCGTCACCTATTGGTTTCCGCAAAAATGATGCCGCACTCACGTCGCGCAAACGTAACCTGATGTACAAAAGTACGTACAGGCCACATTCCGTGTCCTTTTCTTGGTGACGAACCTTTGTTATCCATTTTGTTTCGACATTTTGGTTGCCCCGGAACGTAATCAATGATTGCCGTGCTTCTTCTAGCCATGTAATCACGTTTGGTGGTGGTGGGTTACCAGCAGAATTCCAATACTCAACTGTCCACGGTCGATGCGGTTGATTGTGCCGACAATCGACAAACACACATACCCAATGCTTGCCAGCAGTGTTTGACGCACCAGTGTTGATAATACATGCTGCGGTCGTGTTTTTGCGTCCGATCTTTTTGTCGGCGGCAATCTGTGTTGGAATTCGACCTATTAACACATCAGGCAATGACCACTGCACGAGTTCCGAGCGTGTTTCATAGAAGTCAATGGGCGTAAATGGATATGGGAAGAAAGTTGGAAACTCGGCAGCCCATTGCCATAGCGTCTCGTCCAAGTTAAAATTCGATGTTAACCGTAGCGTATTGCGAGGACCACTCGGTTTGAAACGTGCTTCGATCTCGACGTCCGAAATGGCCCCACTCATTGCTGGATGTGCAACCACACAGGATTCATCCGTACACCCAAGAACTTTTTTTGCCGTTTCAATGATTGTTTGCGGCGGTGCTATTGAACGAGCTTGTGGAGGTGCTTGCAGGGTTGTTTCTTGGCGCAGCCTTTCCTCCCGCGATTTGATACGAACGGGAGCGCGCAGTTTAGCCGATGCATCCAGATCAGCCGACGCTGGAGCTGCAACAGAAAATGCATCGGGAACTGCAACAGGAGCAGACGGTTGTTTGATGGTAGCTTTCGGTTCGCCTGACAAAATCCCGTCAAGATCAAATGAAACTGGTTGGAGATTGTTTTGCGCTTTTGCTTGTGGATCATTTTGTATCTGTGCGGTAACTGTGGCAATTGCGTCAAGCATGCGTGGTGATGAACATGGACAATCAGTTGGCAACCCCAATGCGGGATGACACTCGGATTCCGTCAGACCAGTCATTGAAAGATCGGGTTTGGTAACTTCGACCGACGGAACGTCGGGAACATCGGGTAACTTTGTGTTGATTGCTGGCGTTCGTTCGAGAATGGGTTTGCTTTCTGGTTTCATTTGTGGTGCCGTTTGCGACATCACGTCAGCAACAATATCAGCCATCGTGTTTTGTTCCGACAAATGACCAAAAGTCATCAAACCAGATGGTGGAATGGTGGGTTCCACCCCTGCCGTCTTACGTCGCGACCGTTTCGTTTTCGAAGCAGGTTTGGTCGTGGGTGTTTCGATGCTAACTGGAGTCGAACGAGGGGTTGCTGGGGGTTCAATTCCGTCCGGCAACGCGATATTATTTTGGCGTTTCGACATTTGTAGAGTATACTGAAATTGAATAACGATTCAAACTGGCGCAAACTATGACCGAAAAAACTGAATCATCAATGGTTGGAGGGACCGAAATCGTCATGATTGGTTTTGGCGAAGCGGAAATTTATCGCCGCAGTGTGTTGAGAAAAATACAAAACAAGCGTGGTAATCCCATGGTCGGAGGAGGGTTGGCTGGAAAGGCACGAGGGATTACGGATGATGGTAACGATTATTATGCAGATCAGAAACTGATCGGGTGTCACGAAGTTGTTCGAAACATATTCCAATCGGTCGGCGATACGTCTATCGAAGAACTAATGGATCTCATCCAGAACATGGATATAGAACTCCTAAAACTACAAGCACAAGGTCGACTCGGAGGTCATTCATACGCTTCGATATTTTCACTACCACGCAATCAAAATATCGTTCGTGGTTACGATCCGAGCGGATGGCGTCGATGGATTATTGATCGCAATTCCTCGCTCGAATTGTTCGGTTTTGAGCGTGAAGAACTTGTTTGGAACGATCCGACCAAGCAGGAATCATGGATGCAGCTCGGTGTCGTAGATTCATCCACTCGCCAACATTTGAGCACGATGGAATCAATGTGTAAACCATGCATTGACGAGATGGAGCGTTTTCAACAATGGGTTGTTGATACGTTGCAAAAAATGCATGTTTTCATGCAATCGTTTCGAGATTTGAATGTGACCGACGCATAAGTAATAGCTTCCGTTATGACCTCAATACCTGACGCGTTTACTGGTAGCAAACTTGACGATCTCATTTGTAGGTTTGTACAAGGCTTCATGCACCTTCCATTACAACGTTCATCTGAGTGGCTTGCCGAGAAGTCAAAAGGAGTAGGTGGATCAGAACTTGCGATTGTTGACGGTTGTAATCCGTACCAAAAAATACCTGACATGGTGTTGGGTAAGATAGGTCTCAAACCGTTCGAAAGTCAAGCAGCATGTAACTGGGGAACGTTGTTTGAGGACGTTGTAACTAGATATATTGAGATCGATTTGGATACGACGGTGCGTGGAACCGACATTTGGATTCCAGGTTTCAAACGGCACCACGTTAGCCCAGACGGTATCTGTCGAGTTACATGTGAACTCAGACAAAACCGTTACACCAACGAGTACGTTACGGTCCTGAAATCAAAGCAACCGCATGGAGTTAACGAGATCATTTACGAAGACACTGACGTGCTTGCGACGTGCGACATGGCATCTTTGGTCGAATTCAAGTGCCCATACAGACGAAAGCCGACTGGTATCATTCCAAAATACTACGTTCCACAAATCCTTGCTGGCTTGGTTGTTGCTCCAATGACGACACGTGGTTTGTTTGTTGATGCGGCATTCCGCAAGACGAGCATCGAAACGTTAACGTTTGATCGGCGATATGATTCAAAGTATCATGTTGAGCAAAACAATTGGGGACAGCCGTTGGCGCTTGGAATAATTGGGTTTACAGCAACAGATACCGAATGGATTCGGAACCTCATCATTGAATACATCAGCTTGCGTAATTTCTCGTACGAGGATGAGATTTACGATCCACTCCCGAACACCGTAACACCCGACGAGATTCGAATTACCCAAAAAGTGGACTTGGTGTCAACACATTTGCCCATAGATTTGGGAAGCTGTCCACGTGAGTTTTTCGATCGTTTTCTCGCGAAGTTTGCCGAGAAGGAAGTTGGAGTAATGTTTAACGATCCATGTTTGGTTTGCGACCGTTTTACTTCACCCAACCAGTTAGGATCCCTTGCACGAAACCGAGCCGAAATCGATCGGATGCAGGTGGACGTCTGGAGCAGCAATGACGAAGCAGAGTTGGTTGCGGTTTTGCCTTGGAAACTGTTCCAAATCTATTACGTTCAACTTCCCCGCAACGACAAGTTCATTGCTGATCTGGAACCGAAAGTAGCTTCGATAATGGAGATTGTGGACGAGATACGTGCCGTTGGCGGTTTGCCAGAGAGGGCAAAAAAGTTTCGCCAGCATTTCCCAAACACAAAGATTCCGTCATTCCCAGACATCTAAGTGTGTGGTAATGCTATTACTGTGGTAGCAACTGTTTACAGAATGTCGTAGCTCGGTGGCTTAACAAAGCGGTAAAACATTGCGAACCCAGCAGTTTCAGATGGACGTGTGATCTCAATCATATCACCTGCTCGGGCTCCAATCCAAACTAACGGTGGATCGTTTTGGAAGATTTGCGGCATGTTTATTGGCGCTGTTCTCATTTTTTCCAACACATCAGCCGCCTCTTCTTTTGACAGAATACGATGTGGATAGATCAGATCATGGTCGGGAACGACAATCATGAAATGGTTGTACGACAGTAACGTGTACGTAAACCGAGCTGACAAACGATGACTGTGAAATGTGTCCATGATGTTTTTTTGCTCGTACACAGAGGGTTCAACAATGAGAAACACTTCGGAAATTTCGTCTGGTCGCGGTGAAGCTTCACTTTCGACGCGCAGCAGCAAACCATGCAGTTCGGGACTTTTGTGACAAAACTTGCCGTCGGGGGTTAGGATAAACGCGATGATTTTTTTGCCGGCCGAGTCCGTCCCTTCGATTCGGATGTATGCGGTCTGCGTTAGCTGATCAACGAAATCGTCCTTGTTTTTCCACTGGCTGACGGGTTTGATCCCGCGGTGTTTGAGGAAAATCTGGAAGATGGTGTAAACTCGAAACGATCGGAATTCGTTCATTGGTGATGCTTAAAGGTCGATTGAATGTTGATAATATAAAATCAAATTTTGGTTGCTTTCTGGCGGCATTTTTTGCCGTCTCCTTTTTCGGGATGGCAATATAAGCTTGACCGATAGCATAACACCAATGCAGAACGAACAATACGCCGAAAATGCTGAACTTCCATTTCATCACCGCCATCGCGGCAGTGACAGTGGATTTGCTTCACCAAACGCGCCGCTCGTTGGGTTGTTGATAATTGGGGCAATCATTGTTGCTTTTATCTTTATCATTCTCCTTTTGTTCCGCAAATGTCCCTTAAAACGTCATGCTCGATTCGGAGGCATGAATGAGCTCGTAAACACCAACGCTGGCCAATCTGTTAAGCGGATTCGCCAAGCGAAATTGGGAGCATATGGAACTGAAACAGGACAGGCGCCAAACGAAGTTGTGGTTGGGTTAGCAGGAGACACTGGAAATTCTTCGGTTGCCCAATTTGCGAACCGCCGCCTGCCACCCCAAGATAGTGACGATCTTAACGTCAAAGTTAACACGTTTCCGTTAAATTTATCCATGGCGGGGTTTACTAGCAAACCTCCCCGGACAATGGTCGACTATGATGGTAAAGGAAATGGAGCCAATGCAACCAACGAAGCCGAAGCGGTAGGGGGCGAAATGGGCATTTCCGACATTAACAAAAACACTGCTGGATGGGAATGGGATCCTCGAACAGACGAGTACCGAAAAGTTACTGCCGGTGATCCCGCATCCAACTGGGATTCCGAAGAAATTGCCGCAGTATATTCAGGCAAGGCTCATACGGATGTTGGACTGATCGATTTCGACGTTTCAAAGAAGACATATGGCAACTGGGCAACGCAAACTGTTATAGCTGAATGGGCAACGGACGCTGCGACCGACAAAATGATCAACGATAATTTTGCAAATTCAGCAGGAGGACCGGACGGCTTAATGAGCGATGGTCCTGCCTATCCGCCCCGTAGCAGACTTCCTTACATTCCCAAGCCTGGCTCAGTGATCGTGTAAAATGATTTCCAAATGGAAAGGCAGTTTTAGATCGGTATAGAACATGGATCAAACCCCCGCCAAAATGCAAGCTAATATTGCAGAAACAACGCAACAAGTTGGAGGTGGCCATTTTCCGACACCATTTAATCCGCAAACAGTACCGCAAACACCACCTTCAACGTCCACCGTAGCGTTTGTTTGGGAATGGGCACAAGCACATTGGATGGCAATCGTTGTTGTTTTGGTCGTTATTTTTATTGCATATCGCTACCTACGGCAATCGAGCGATGATGATTGCGACGAAACGCCGAAAAAGAAGGGTAAACCAAAAAGCAACCCGAAATCCCGCGGCAAAGACCAAGAGATTTGTGATCTCGTCAACGCAATTAACGGGACAGATTAGAACTAGTTTGAAATCTTTTTTTTGTCAGATCAATGGCTTACCCACCAGTATCAATCGAGAAACCAAAACAAGCAGAGGATTTCCTCCGCGACGTTAGCCAGCGGCAAGAATTTTACCAATTTGCTGGTGTCATTCAATCGCTCGACAAACTGTCATCCGACGAAGCAGTCGAAGTTAGGCAAACGCTGCGCACGTACCGAATGGCTAACGCAGACATAGATCAGATACGTTTACCTGGGTTACGATTACACGGAAGTCAAATGTTTGTAAGCAATTTTAACAACCCACATTCACCCTACAATCGCATCCTGCTTAACTGGAAGATGGGAATGGGCAAAACAATCGGAATGATTTTGATTGTCATGGAGTTTGTCAAGTATTATCGACGCCGCCAACAACCTGTTCCAACCATTTTCATCATTGCATCAACCGACAATCAAAAAAGTATCATGAAAGAGCTGATACGTCGACCATTCTTCGGCTTTGTGACCGAACGTGAAATTGCCGAGTGGGACAGACTACGTGCAATCAAATCACCGACCATCAATAACTACGTTGGTACACTCAAAAGGAGACTGTCTGATCGCACATGGGGAGGAGTGTTTCAGTTCTTTGGTTACCGTGAGTTTGCGAATGCGTTGTTCCAAGGTTACTCTGCACGTGACGTGATTGACCCAGATGAGCTGCGAAGTCAAATCAAACGTGGCAGAATTTCTATTAACGCAGAATTGTTTGAAGCGTTCCGACGCGGTTTCATTGTCGTCGACGAGATTCAAAACATATACAACATTCGCGAGTCGAACTCGTACGGTGCCGCAATCAGATATGTTCTCGATGAGCTAGCTGCTGAGGCACCGCGAGCTATCTTCATGTCAGCAACTCCGTTAACAGGCTCTGTCAAAGAGGTTGTAGACGTGATTCAACTCTTGAACCCAACGGTAAACATAACGGAAGCAACATTCTTTGAAATAGTTGGTGGCAAGTTGGCATTCAAACCAAATGCGTTAGAGCAAATCGGTATGATGACCGCTGGTCGGATTTCGTACGCTTACGACGTCGACACTGCTGGTTACCCGAACTTTTCCTTTGCGGGGACCGAACTGGCAAACTTTCCCCATCTTCGATTTGTTCAATGTCCAGCGACCCAAACACACATCCAAGCAATGATACATCTGGCAAAATATCAGGAGCTGCACCCGACAGTTGACGAAACTGTTCCCGTTCCTGTTGATGTTGCACCAGATGATGACGAAGAGGTTGTTGATTTGTCACGCGGGGGAAACGAATTGCCTGCTGGCGATCTGTCATACGATGATGGAGGCGAATTGCCTACTGACGATCTGTCATACGATGATGGAGGCGAATCGTTAACGGATGATAACAGTGATGTTGGTGATCAGTTAGCAGAGCGGCGAACTGACTGGTCGACAATTTTTAACACGGCAAATGTGAAAACTGAGGGTGCTCGACAAGGTCGTTTCAAACGGAAAAAACGACCACATGTTGCTCCGAAACCTGTCAAAGTACGTCAACAGGCACCAACCAAAAAAGAAGAAGATGTGAGTGCGGTTGTGCTGACGTTCCCTCGTGAAGCGCCACGAATTTCAATGGAAAACTTCCCGATCTACGACATGGTCTTTCCGAACCCAACTTCGGATGTGTATGGTTTGTACCAAATTCGATCTGCCATAAACAAAATCTCGGTCGCCTCAGCAGCTTGGCGATCAAAAAATGGCGTCGAACTCAAGAAATCGCCAAGCAGTGAAACGCAACTGTTGGCAGGTTCGTTTCTGCGTCACGGAACCGAAGATGGAATCAAAAAGTATTCGAGCAAATACAATCAGCTTATTGGTGAAATTTTAACGTTACTACACACGCAGCGTGGTAAGATCATGGTTTTCCATCGTGCAGTTAGCGCAACTGGTGTGTTAATGCTCGGTGAAATTTTCTCAGAGAACGGCATCATTGGAACTGACGATGTGGCTACCGATCTGACACTGTGCTCAATCTGTGGCGAAATAATGCGAACACATCGCAAAGAACCAAAAAAATACGACCACGAGTTTGCTCCAGCTCGATTTGCAACAGCACATTATGCGATTCCAGACTACGAGCGTGACCATTTGATTGATGCGTTTAATGCTGACGCTAACATTTTGGGAAGAGACATTCGAATCTTTTTAGGTTCTGGTGTTGTCAAAGAAGGTGTGACATTCAAGTGTGTGCGTCACCAGTTCATTTTATCGTTACCAGTTGACATTCCCACACTTTTACAGGTCATTGGACGTGTTATCAGAAAGGACTCGCACGCACAGCTCGCAGTCGATCAGCGGGACGTCATCATCCATATTTTGATTACTTCGTTTGCTGACACAGACGTGTTTTTGGAATCTCCTGAGGCACGTTACTACCGTGAAAAAATGCATGGCTACCAAATGGTACAACAGGTCGAACGAGAGTTTCGCAGATACGCTATTGATGGATTTATGAAGCCAGAAACACATGCAAAAGATACCATTTACTCGTTGGCGTACACACCGGTTGTTCAGGCAAAGGATGTTGCGGGGAAAAAACCAAAGAGACTTACGTTCGAAGCATACGAGTTTGCAGACGAAGAAGTTAGGTTTATTATAACCCTCATTCGGAACTTGTTTGGCACACGACCAGTGTGGACGTATGACGATCTTTTTGCTGCTGTGACACATCAAGGTATGTTTCGAAACGTTTACATAAACGTAACACAAATTGTTGAAAGTTCGTTTGCTTTGGCGCTTTGCCAGTCTGTTAACGCTCGGTACGAATTCGAAGGCGCCACACGTATTATCCAGTTTGTCGAACCATATTACATTCTTGGGGTGGTTAACGAACATGGCGCATCCATAGTTGACTACGAATCGTTCATTCGCAAACCGCTTCCTACGTCTGACTTTGAAATTAACGTGTCTCGATACATCGAAAACAAACGACCTATTCATGTGTTTACTGTGTTGATGGACAAGTTTAACGTTCGCTACGCCGATCCAAAAATGGATGTTCGCTTGTCTTTGTTTGAATTTGATCATGTCTTCCATCAAACGTTACTTCGTTTCATGGTCGAAGGCTATTACGACATTCCGAAACTGAGCTTTGCCAAACAACTTACTGATCGTTTGTTTCGTCTTTACCATCAGTTCGGTATCATCATTGAGTCGGAAATGTTGTCAAAGAGAGGTGAAGTGCCCGCAGACCTACGTCAGCAAGCAGCACGTGAGGCAAAAAGTAAACCTGTTGGTTACTACGACCGTAGTCATGCTATGCTCTTCAACAAACGAACCGAACTATGGGTTCCCATTTCAAAGCACGTGTTTGATTTCAAACCCCGCTACATTGAAAACACCATTGTTGTTGGCACAGTTGAGTCGATGGATGGTGAGATTCGGTTCAAAATTCGACCACCGATACATGAACTGAGACAAGCAAAGTTAAGTGATTTGCGTAACCTGCGAAAGTGGTCGTCATGTGAAACCAGACCGCGAGCCGAATTGGAGGACTATTTAATACGGACCAAAGCTGTGAAGGCTCCCGATCTCAAAAAATTAGCGATTGACGACCTATGTCACGTTCTGCGAAACAAACTTTTGGCAAATGAAGAAGAGTCGCGCAAACAAGGTGGCAAACGTTGGTTTTACTTATTCAACGAACAACCGCCCGCGGTTACATAATGCCGACCATTGCATACCACGGCACGTCAGGACGTTGTGATTGCATATGATTTGGTTCTGTTTTGCTTCGATCGCCAGAAGTATTAATGGGTCTTCACGATACCTCAGCGATTCCAAATCTGACCAAGTTAAACCTCTACGTTCCATGTCGTTTCCGATCAGTTCAATCTCTGCGTCTGCTGCCCGTAAACATTCGTCAGCTTCTCGCAATGCTCGAAACGTAATTGCACACTCGTCTATTGCGTCAGAATCATAGTCGTAATCTTCACTGTCAGCCCATTGCGTTCTGGGTAATTCGAATTCTTTTGGTAGTTTGACTGCAGAGTTTGTTGAATCCAACATTGCCATCGGAGCTGCTGCTTGTTCCAAATCATTTTTTGCTTCGGTTTCATCCACATCAGTGAGCTGCTCATCTGTGGTCGCAGCCATTGGTGGTTGCTCGGCTGCCGCTGGAGGATTAAATACGTCAACAAGACCATCGTCCGTTACTATTCGAAAGTAACAGCGTGCGCAATCAACTGTGTCAACACGAGCTGTATGTGCACCTTCCTCGCGTGGTCGAGGTCCGTTAAACAGAAATTGATACAACTCACTCAATTTGGGCCACTTCGGTTTTCCAGTAGTGGTTTTGAGCTGGCAACGTTCCTTGCTGCGCTTCATCGTGCAAAACGTTGGCATGTCGTAAAGCTTTTGGAAGAAACCAGCGTACTCCTCGTGAATACCAGCACGAACAAACTCGGTCAAAATGACTGGTCGATCAAATTCAACGTTGTGAGCAACGAATTTTTGAACATCAAAACCATCGTCTTCCAACTCTCCCATCATTTCCATGATGGTTTCAGCGAGTTCATGAACGGTTACTCCATGTGTTTGTGCGTATTCGTCTGTTATTTTGTGCACTTGTAACGCACTCCAAGAGCTTGACCATTGCCCGTCAGGTCGAATGTAGCGCTCCACGGCTTTCAGCATTGTTCCCGAGTCGTCATAAAATCCAACGAAGACACTAACCATTCGGGCTGAGCTGTAGCGCGTTAAATCGTATGCGGGGTCGAGATCGGGGGTTTTTCGCCCTGGCAATCCAGTCGTTTCAGTGTCGCAAATCCATGTGATTGACATTGTATGAGCTGAGGCAGATTTGATTACAAGGATCTATAGATCAAATTTCCTGCCATGATTCTCACACGCGAATTTGACCAAACTGTTGAAATCGAGCTGCCGGCACAATTTGCTGCCAATTTTGACGCTAACTTGCTGTCGCTTGTGCGGGAGCGTTTTGAAGGACGCTGTCTTGGTAGCGTGTTTGTTATGCGGATTGAAGAGATCCAACGAAGGTCTGCGTGCCGCCTCATTCGAACAAATCTGAGCGGCCATGGGCTGGTTGATGTTCGTTTTGTGGCCACAGTGTTAACGTTTGACCGTAGCGAATTTATTTTCCCAGTTCGCATTCTCAATCGTGACCGAGACATTACTGGGCGATTTTCCATTGAGACCGAGAAGGGTCCGATTGCAGGCTCTGTGTCAATTTCGTCAAGCCGAACTGTTGGCTCATTGGAAGTGGATGATTTGATTCCCGTACGTGCTGAAAGATGTCATTACCCCGTTAACCAGTCTGGTTGCACAGCAGCAGGTCCGATGGTAACGTGCGATCAATCGACATCATGCTATCTTTTGCGAGGCAAACTGGTGTATGAAGACGCAGTTACGTTGCAACCTTTGATCGACGAGGTAACCGACGAAATGAAGCATCGGGACGATTTGAGTGTGGATTCGCTTCTGTTTTTCGAGTCAATTTGGTACAGCTACCCCATTGTTAGACCAACAACCGAGGTGTTGGATGGATGGAAGGGTTTGGTTCGACCAGTTAAAATCGAATCAAACGATCCGAAAATACAAACGGTTAACATCATCGCACTGATCAAAAAAGTGATCGAATCAAAAGAACCTGCCGAGGTTACAGGTTTGTGGTGTAGAGATTTGTCGCTGTTTCGATCGTCACCGTTCGTTAATTTCATTCCTATTACTGCGGTTGAAGACGCGGTTGGTGCTGCTCCAACCGTTGATGCAACGCGTGGCGAGCTCACCGAAGCACCAAAATCATGGTCGCGCACATACGAATGGGATACAACGAAGGCAATGATCATCTTTTTGAACTCGATGCGAAGTTGGCTCGGCTTGATTCGCATTGCTTCACGAGAATTTCCCAGCACGGCTGGTTTAACAACTAACCAACGTGTTTGGAACGCAGCAAAACTGGGCAAATTGCCGATGCCATAAACTGGTCAACTTACTTTTTTGAGACCCGATTGTTCCAAGGATAATGTCACAAAGTTCGATTCTCGCCAGCGAACCAGCTGTCATTTTACCCCTGTCGATAAACCGTCAGAAAGTGTTTGTTGTTGAAAATCGCACGTTGCTCACAAAAGACAAGTGTCGAATCATACTCGATTTGGTTTGGGCAAACGATGAAACCGCTGCGTTGATTACTGATCCAGTTACAAAAGAGCTTAGTTTGGATTTGGATCGCATCGTAAATTCGGAAATTGTCACGCAAATTTACCAGTTTACGCTTGGGCAACGGCAAACGTTAAGCCAGCCCGCGACAGAGTAAATTCCGTTTTGTAAATCAGGCCCAGTAAGAATATACGACAAAACATGGACGAAAGCGACGACGAAAACGCACAACTTCGCCATTCGGGCGAATCCGACGTAGCATCTTCTGACGGTGACCAATCTGATACTTCGACGGGTCGATTAGATGCCGTTAACGAATTTATGGACTCGTTTGCAGACGAAGCATCTGCAGCTACTGTTGCCTTTGATGATCGTCACCCGTTCGGCGACACAGATGGTCCAGGTCTGACAACAGACGAAATGCTTGATCAACAGGCGGTAACAGGTTTTGAGCACGATGAACCGCAAATGGCAAGTCGGATCGATTTTGAGCCAGCAAAAGAATCATTAATTGCGGCCGATTTTGGAGGGGTAAACCCGGAACCAACACAAGCACCGACGGTAGAACAAGCTGATGTAGGTGATTTACCTGAAGAAGTGCATGTCATGGCTGCAGATCCTGATAGCGCTCCACATGGTCCTGAAGATAGCGGATCAACCGAAGAAACGTCTGAGGCGTTCGGAACAACTCGCGAAAACAACATTTTGTTACCGGCATCTGAGGAGATACAAACTGAAGCAACGTTGCCAGCACCCGCAATTGCAGAGCCTAGCTCTGACATACCGCAAGACGTCGATCGGCCGACACAAATGCGTGAAGAAATTAATATTGACACGACACAACACGGGGTTGATAGCACTGACCACGCTGATGCTGCTCACGCTGATGCTGCTCCTGCTAATGTCGACATTACTTCTGCTCATGTTGATCAGCCAGAAACATTCGAACCCACAATATCGGCTGATGGTCCGCCAACCATTCCCGACGACCCGAAAGCAGACGATCTTCATTCCGACAACCCAGGTTCAGAATCGGGTTCAGATCCAGAGGCCGATTTAACACAAACTGGCGGTGGTGCAGAAACGGCGAACGAACGCATAAAATCAACTTGTCAGCTCATGATGGGAACAACGATCATAACCATTCGGATCAAGAACGTTGTCAAGATTCGAAAAGAAATGAAAAAGCGCAAAACAGACATGTTTCGAATGCAAGTTGACGGTATGGAACTTGTTGCGTACGACATGCTACATAGGACCGAAAAGACCCCAACACTTGATGGAAATCAATCGATTTACCTCATTGTTAACCTAGATCGTTACTGCATCGTTGTACAAAACGTTGACTTTGCCAAAATCATTGGCTACGTTGCCAAGAGTGGTAAAATCGTAATCGATGACTACGGCATAGCGATCACGATTCGAGGCAAAAAGGTTAGGGCTGCTAAAGGTGGTGGTGGAGGTTTCGAGGACGATAACGATGATTTCAAACTTTCACATAACCGCGTTGTTGGTCGATCAAAACGAGGTGAAGCGCATTACCTTGGAGGGTCAGAGTTGGATGACCGTCTTGAACGGTTCCAGAACTTTCTCATGGTCCAGGAAACAAAGATATCACAAGAGATTTCAAACAACATGGACGATCCGAAAAGTGCCGACATTCATGTTCCGTCAATGGAAATGCAATCGTCGGAGCCGAGGGTGCTCCTTGCTGCGTTAAAATCGCATGGTCTGACTACAACAGTTGAGGCCGAAAATCGCGGAATTACGTACCTTGCTGAGCTAACAGCTGACCCGTCAATACGTGGCGACCACATTCGCGTCATGTTTGATCTGTCAATTTTGCGCAAAACCGAAAAGGAAATGCGGGAAGGAAGCGGCAATATGTATGACATTTTCGCATCTAGCGAAACGTAAATGGTTCAGCGAATGATCGCGGACTAAAGCTAACTTGTTTTTTTGAATATCAAACAGAATGGAAACTCACTTTGAAACTGTTGATGTTGGTCCCGAGTGCATTTCTACACCCGCACAAGGCACTCCCGCCGACATTATCGAAATCGCCAAGACAATATTTAAGTTTGTGAGAGACAAACGAGACTCGTGTGGACCAACCGAAGAAGGTAGGCAAAAGCTGTTCGAGCTCGCACAAAAAGAGTTTCCCGACTTCTGCCACACGTTTTTCATTGCGGTACGTTGGATGGTTGAGTTCGATCGTTTCCATCCCCGCGCACTAGAAAAGTACTTGACAAAGTATCAGGCGCAGCTTCGAATGAATTTCAAAACAGAAGACGACATGCTCGAAGCACAGGTTTACTATCTGATAAGCCTTTACAAAGAGCAAAATCCACGCTGGGACAAGCACAAAGTGAATCAATATCGACAAGAATTAACGATCGCTTTGAAGTCCGAGACGTCCAAATTTAACCAGGCAAAAAAGGAAGTTGAAGAAGAAATCGAACAACGCAAACAAAGCGTTACCGCTCAGCAGCGGACGGATTTGTACCAATTTTTGCTCCAGCAGAAGCTCGACGGGAGCGGCGGCTCATTACCGTCGGCGGAGCAGTTGTTGGTAGCTGACCAACCACTTCCTGGTCCGTAAATGATACGTCGATAAGGTTCTCGTTGTCGGATAAAACGAGTTCGGCACGTGTATCCGATTCTAACCGCTTATCTTTTTTGATTCGTTTGTAAAGACGAAATAGTGGCTCAGCAATTTCGATCAAAGACGATTGGTGTAAGTTTAACCATCGGATTTCGGATATGCTTGCCCATTTTACCATTGAAAGTTCATACACTTGCAACTTGCTACCGATACGAAACTGTGGTCGGTTGAAGTTATGTGTGAGCAGCTCGTTTGCTATGCCCAAAAAGTAAACGAGACGATACCGCATTTTCCGACTCTTGAAACAAATTGACCGAAACTCCTGTGGACAAAGACGGTAGCATCGAGGTTCGATGCCCGCTTCCTCTTCCATTTCACGCATGGCAGTCGCAGTTGGCTCTTCGTTTTCGTTCCGACTACCTTTGGGAAACTCCCATAACGGGCGGAGATTGCGTCCTTGAACGTTATTAACTGCCGAAAGCAAACGACGTCCACCATCAACAGCTAGGAAGTTTCGCTTAAACTTTGCTTCTTTGTTTCGGTAGTTATCATCATGTGTAAATTCTGTTTTGAGAAAGTGCCAGATGAATGCAAAATTGAGTGACTTGATAACAATCAGTTCGTCGAGTGACATTTGACCGAGCAGATTGTTAATGTCTTGATAGTTGTGACGGTTAAACCGACTGTTAACAAACTCAGCAAATGCATATGTTATGCGTCGTTGACCGATGATTGCTTCAACTTCGTGCGTCTCAGGATTTTGACGACACAAAACGATGCCATACGAAATACGCTCGCGACTTTCAACGCGTGGCAACGTGTGTTGTTTCTTTCGACGTAAGAACTCTTTGACATGGCGCATGGCGATGCGTATACATGGATCACGCCCTTCAAGATTCCTTTTTTGTTTTGGTCGACGGTTCCAAATAGTCCGACGAGGACGAGGTTTGAGACTTTGCGTCTGCTGCATCAAATCAGTTACAATTTCGGGTTCATCAGGGGTTACTTCGATATGTGGACAATCTGACATCATATCAATGAGTATGATTTAAGAGTCTTTTCATTCAGATGCATAAGCGGAACAAATGGAAATTCAACATCCAATCATACTCACAGCACAAGGCGTTTGCACCCAGTTTCATTCTGAGGACAACGTGAAATATTTGGTTGATTACTTCTACAAACGGTTACCCAGACGGATGGAAACCGAGTTGTTTTTGCATGACTTGCCCGAGATAATCGAACGCTATCAACCGAATCCTGGCGTTTCGGCGTTCCCGAGTTCGTTTTGCGGTTCACGAGCAGGTTGGCAAATGACTCCATCAGAATCGTTCGGATTACAACGCTGCGTTGACGATGAACAGTATGAAGACATGACACCGACACGTTTTTGGGATCAAGTTAAGCTTGCAAATTTCGAGTTTGTGACATTCGCAACGATGTCCTACAAAAACGGATTATCGAGCGAACGAGAGAAGGTGCAACAAGCACAGCAGAATGAACTTGACACATTTGGTGTTCATTTTGCTACGCCACGCAAAGCTGGAAAAGTGGTAATGCCTCTTGGAAATTTTATTAGAACAGCGTCAAACAAACCGATCAATCAACGCAATGGTCGACAATGGCAGCTTGGTTTGGAACAATTGTGTCAACAAACGGCCCACGAAAGATTTGAAGATGATTTTCACGTGCCGGAACCGTGTGAGCAACTCTTCCGACCACGACCAGCACGAGAAATTCGTTACCGCGGCGTATCAGAACCCGCTGCTGTTCCTGACAAAATGCCACAGCTTCCATTGTATTTGTCAACGCACACGCGGGGTTTATTTCCAATGACAGATTCGATTTCGATGTTTCAGATCTAACCTCTCACATAATGACCTCGTTGGTAATTTTGATCATACTTTTGATATTTTGCGCAGTTGCTGCCGTGGCTTGGTTGATGACCAGGAACAAACCGACTCGACCAACCCTTGGTGGTGCCGAAAACTCAAAGAAACATGACGATTTTGATAGCAAATGGAAGGGAATCGCAGGCATTCGACATTTCGCTATTTATCCCGACGTAGGCTTTGCAAAACGTTGCAACTGTATTTTGCTGGGCGAGTATCATTGTGATTCTGCTCGGACATGTAACGGCTTTGTTGGAACGGCTGAATTTGTCAAAGCGATTGCTGAACGGTCAGATGTCAAACATGTTAATTTGTATGTGGAACGCGACGCGATAGACCCCGAGTTTGCTCGGAACCATGAAAATTCGATTTCACAACTAACCGTCAAGTTTGGGACCGATTACCACCCTAAAGTTACGTTGACCGCAATTGAGGCCCGTGAAGACATGAAACAGCTGGATCTCTACCGCATGTTTACCATCCAGTGTGACGGGGAGAAATCCAAACTGTCAGACAATCGGAAAGAGTATTTTTCCGAACATTTGGTCCCATTGTTCGATCTAACTTTTGACCAGTTCATGGCGAAAATAATAGACTTCGACGACCTTGGGTCCAAATCATTTCTTGTTAAATGTATCAAAAATATTGACGCTCGAGCCATTATGGAACAGTACATTGCCTATCACAAAACAGTTTGGAAACCAGAATTGGAGCAACTTTTGGAAGAAATTCGTCCATTCAAGCTCAAAAAAGGCGGACCGATACCTGACAAATGTAACACCATCATTCACGACATCATTAACTTCTTGTTTTACGTAACGTGCGATCTCCTCGACTTGTCTTTCTTTTGCCGAATAGCTGATTCCTCACGGGAGAAAGGCGTCCTTAACATTCTCTCGGCTGGCGCCTTTCACACATCGAACATTTCAAAGTTTCTCTCGCGTTCGCTTCAAGCCGAAGCAATCATTGACAAATACAACTTTCGCCAGACATGTCTGACAACGCCCCCACTCCAGGCACTCGTGACCGAATGTTTGGGAAAAATTTAAACACGAGCAACTCGACGTAATATGGCTGCAGAACTCACTTGTTACAAAGTTTCATTCCACAACCACTCTTTTGTTTGGATTGTTCATGGTCAGATGCGGCTGCGTCAACTGTACGAAATTGACCTCGACGGCATAATGGCTGGCATCGAAATCGAAATGAAAGCAGAAGCTAAAGCTCTTCGTGCGCAATTGATGACGGCATCGGAAGCCGAAATAGAAACTCTCGATGAAGCAGAACGGATTATAAACCAAGCGGGAACGTTTGACAAAGACGGATCCATGGGTGTCAACAAGCGTTCGTCTTTGATGCGACTCTTTTTGAAAGTTATCGAAAGGTATTGGCCCGAACCAATAATCCAAGAAATACCTGGCGTATACACAGGGTTGATTGAATTGACCGAAGACACAACTCCTGACATGCCACAGCTCGTGAGAGAATATCTGTCAGTAACCACCAACATGTTTTCCCTCATGAAATCTGACCAGCGGGTTAGCGCTATTGCAATTTGTCCGACCGACTACATCGAGCGACCGAATGGTTTTACTGTAATCAATTGGGGGAGAATGCCAAAAATTGATTATCCCGCATCGGTCATTGTAACTGGGGAGGCTCCGTCGGAAACTGCTACGTTGGATTTTCTCGACAAATTTACGCAGTAAAATATAGACATCATGTGGTTCATTATTGGAATTGTTATTTTGGTCGTTCTTTTGATCGCAGCAGTTGGTTACATTGTTTACACCCACATGGCATCGGAGTACACAATCGGAATCAGCAACGCAACCGATTTGCTTGCTTATGAGGACAACAAATGGAAGAAAGTTGGTACAACACCCCCAACAGTGGATAAAATAAGCAAGGTGCTCGCCAAAGCTGGTTATGCGTGGACAATTACTCCAGCCCCACCTACAAATGGGGGAATGGTTATGAGTGAATTTACGTTTGTTAATAGTACTGGTGTCAAGTCACTTTTGATTCCCGAGGGTGATGGTACAACGGGTAAATTGATTGCCGAAGCAGAAATAAAGGGTGCAGCCCGTACAACGTATCAGTTTGCTGCTATGTTTATTGGGAATGAATTCAATCTGTCTTACGCCGTCAACGGAAAAACGTACAGCGTCCAATGGAATGGTACCGATTTAATTTCGAGAGAAGGTGTGGCTGGAGCAACTAAGTTTGTTGCCACTTTGTACAGCGAAACCGTTAAAAGAATGCAAAATGGTCCAAAGTTTGACCACCCATTGATTTAATCGTCGTCGTCTTCGGATGCTTCCCAGTCTTCGAGATACTTTGGCTTCGCTTTGTAACGACCGAGCGTAATAAACTCTTTCATTTTGGGTTCGAGTGATCGATAATCTGTTGGATTGTCGTCAGCAAATATTCCATTTTTTCGTGTGGTTGGAACATTTAGAGCAGCCATCGGGCGATCAACGATGTCATCAACCAGACGTTCGGTTGGGAAACCGAAATCGTCGGGACGGGGTATGATCGGAAACCCTGTGACATCCAAGTCTTTTGGTCGAACTGGTCGGTACAATTCGCCTTGGCGTTTGGCAAGAAACAGTTTCGACGTGACACCGTCAAGTTTGCCAAAGTGGATCGAGAACTCGTTTGTGTAATCACACGCTCGCTTGCTTGCTGGAAACACTGATTCCATTCTGCCAACGATCTCCCGATGGTATTGTTTGCGGGTTATCGTAACGATTTTTTGCGGGTTATCCGGATCAAGCGTCTCAATGAGCATGATGTCAACGCAAACGTTTGGCGACCATGATGGTTTGTGGCAAATGGCGATCTCGTCACCGAGTTGGAACTCTTCGATTGTAGCAGCCATTATCAAAAAAATAAGAGCCAGTTCAAACCGTTTACATGTCAGCCATATCGAGTTCCTGTTCGGGTTCTGGCACGGGTACCGCCGCCGCGCCTGCTTTTTTGCTCATTTTTTTAAAAATGAGTTCTCCGTACAGCCCGATGTATTGCCTATCACCATCAGTTAGGTTACTCTTCTCACGGAAGTCGCTCGACGATGTTTTGTTCAACAAATCAGCATACGACATCGTTTCGATCAGATGTAAGTTCTGTGTTTTGAATATTTTGCTCACCGTAATCGTGTTAACAAGATATTCGCTGTAATAGTGACCGTTGCTGAACGGATGGATCATGGCTACCATTTGACCAGCAGGTGTCATCGTGGGTGTTGTAAATTCGCGTCGGATCGAATATTTCTTTTGATCTTGTTCCACAATATCAAACGTGGCGTTAAGCTCGACGTGATTTTGCCGAAGCAATTCAAAGATTGCATTACCCATTGGGATTGTAAATATTGCTCTCCCATTTTCGCACAGTAGCGACGAACATAGCTTGGCAATGTTTGTGAGCGAGTCAACTGATCCAGCAAAGTAATGTAACGCCAAGTTCATTGTGATAGCATCAACTCCAATGTCTGGTATGTTTTCGAATCGTTTGCGGAGCTGTCTCACGGTCTGTAAATATGGTGTTGTTAGATCAGCAACGAGCGTGTAAACTGCCATTGGTGGTGTTGTTTGATGCTTGTCAGCCCTACGCATGATGTGATCAAAGCGACGACGTGCTAGCTCTGCGATTGCAGTTTTATCTGTGTCAACTGCAATTAGGTTTGGAATTCCAGCGTTCAAAAATCGACCGAGATCCTGTCCTTTCCCCGCACCCAAATCGATAGCCCAATTTGCGCCACGGAGCGTTTGGATGCGAAGCGATTTGGCGTACGAAATAAAATGTGTCTGAGCATCGTAAATGCCCAACTTTCTTGACGCAAAGTACTGCGTTGTTGGACCAGATGACAGGTCTTCGTACGTTAACGGATCAATACAATTGGTCCAATTTACCTCGGCAAACGTGAACTGATTGCCAAAACTTCGACGCATTGCGATCTCTTCACGCTTTTCAGTTCGAATCTTAACAACTTCCCAGTTTGGAATGAGCTTCTCTTGGTCAATGGAAAGTAACCGCATCTCAACAATCTCGTTGGCAATCGGTTCACTACCAGAGTAGTGGAAAACAAAGCTGGCAGGTAGGTCAGCGGTCTGAAATTGAATCGGAAAATAGTTAGCTCCACGGTAGTCTTCACCCGCAAATATTTCACCGTAAAGCATGCAGCGAGTCATGTTAAGTGCATGAAACGTGGACGGATTGATACCAGCAAAGAGAAGGTATAACTGTGCGCCAGCAACACGTTCAAAGACGCCGCCTGTCAAGTTTGCGGGTGCTTTTTTGACAAGAAAGTCGATCGTCGTGTCTCGTGCCAGTTTCCACTTGTATATTTCCGATTCGGCCCAAGCGAGACCTGGTTGGTAGAAGACAATGCCGTCAATTTCGTAGTCTTTCGTTGCTTTGTACACACTATCGATTTGTGGCGCTAACGGATCGTCAGTAATTTTGTGAAACGATTTAATTTGACACTGTAGCTTGCCGAGATTGTTTACCATTTTGATTACACCTGCGGCACGTTCCAAATAGCCCAAACGTTGCTCTGTTGGCATAACAGCAGTGTTGTTTCCGTCAAGCATGCACACATCAAAAATTAACAGTCTGTCTTGCTTTGGGACGGCTGTCAATGCCGCTATCGATGTGACGGATGCGGCTGGTAACCATTCGCCTTCAAAAATAGTCCATCTCGGCAAATCAATTGGGCCAATGAGTTGACAGTGTTGTTCGGCAATGAGGTAACATTGGCCATCATGAATTGTTAGCATTGCATGCCAACCATCTGCCTTTGGTGTAATAAAAGAGCCCACTGGTGGAAACAACTCGAAATATTTGGACCGCGTCAGTGTTGTTAGTTGGGGTGAAAGTTGCTTGAAACCGAGCTGACCGTTTGCAAACTTCTCACGTTTCCACGGTTTTGCCACCAAGCGAGCAGCAACAGAAGCTACTTCAGCTTTAAGCTGATGCGATGTAACGGTTGAATCAACACTAGCAGTTGGTTCAATGATATGCATAATTGTGGCAAAGCATTCGTTGAGCTCATCAGAATCGATTGTCATCGCGTCACCACAATACTCCATTTCGATTTCGTAGTTGAAAAGCTGCGCACGATCTGGTCGTTTGAGGCGTAAATGACTGACCAACAATTCGGCGGTTAACAACTCCTTCAACGCTTTCAGTTCGTGAACCATAGCCTCTACGGTTTCACGTTGCTCCTGTGGTTCGGTTGTGCGTGAAACTGTTAAATCGATGCGCCAATCTTTCCGAAATTGAAACGAAATACGCCACTTCATGCGTGCTAAATTGGCCTCGTTCATGGCAAAAGGTCTGTCGTTTTCCTCTGACGCAACGGAAATAATGACGTTTACGCCCATAATTGTGGTTGGACCAACACGTGTTATTGGTCGTTTAATCCAATTGTCGGACTTTTTGAGCTCGCCTTTGACAAACATTTTGGACATTATTCGATTGGACTGGAGCACTACTGCTCCACGAGAATGCGGCTCTGCTGGCGATTTTGAAATGATCAATTCCAACGCCGATAATGGAGGCAGAGGAGTTGTGTGCTTCGGAAGTTCATTCAAAACACGTAAGAATGTGTCGAACGGAATCTGCCTGATTCGGATTTCCAATTCAACCAATCTCTGGCCTGCCAGTTTGTTGCTCCGACATCTATGATACGACACGAGCGAGGATTGCAAAAATGATGTCTTGAGCATGGTTATCTCAAACAATTGCCTATGATGGTACGTAATCAAATCTTTAGTCACCTTTTTTGACGTCTCGAGGCCTGAGAGATTTGAACTATCGGATGCCTATTACAATATCGGTTCAATGTCTTCTACCCCCATTACCATCTACGATTACAATGCCGCCATCCGCTCGGGACTCATCCCGGCGTCATTTACGGAAGATCGGCTGGCTCTGTTGTTTCGCCCAATCCAAACTTTGGATGCGCATGGCCATTCCATTCATTGGCAAATTCGCGTCGAGTTGTTGGACGTAAACGGGCAAATTGTACCCATTGAAACTGCAATGCTCATTCATCACGATCCTTCATCTCCATCAGCATCACCGCTTCCAACAGGTTACACGTCACAAACTATTGTCGATTCTGGCCGCGTTGAAGGGAAAACAAAAGCTGTTAGCCCAACGATCATTACGGTTGGAAAGAACCTTGGTCGCAAGAACGCTACAAACGTGCTAACCCAAGCCATTCGAGATGCGTTTGGCAAGCATTTGCATCAGGCAAACAAAGCACGTATGATCATGGCAAAGCGTGAAACTATGCCTGTTGTTCCAGTTGACACAAAGAAAGTGATCACAAAATATGTCCGTGTTCTCCCCGACGTGCTTTCCAAAGTTCGCGAGGCGTTGATCGATCATTTGTACCAACCAATGCTCATTCAAGCCGAAGGTCACACGCAAAGTACATCTTTGAAAGACCATGAATTCACCGATGAAGGTGAGCCATTGGTAGTGCAACGCAAATATGACGGACTTCGCATCGTTACTTTCAAGAACACAAATGTGGTTAAAGGAGCTGAAACTGGTCGCGTTTACTTGTATTCGCGAGGATGCTTCATGTATCCCGGTTTCGAATATTTGCGTGAAGAACTGCAACAACTTTTCGATGCCGCACCACCAATGACGCGTGAACTCATTGCTTTCTTAACTGATCGCGCAGTTGCTGACGTTTCGGAAGTTGAAGAAACTGCCTACAGTCGATCAAACGGTTCCGCCGATGTTTACATTGATGGCGAAATCTACAAACACGGTGTTCCACTTCCAGTTCTCAGTGGTTTGGCTCGGAGCCAGAAAGATGTGCCAGAGAATTTGGAATACCACGTGTTTGACTGTTTCTTTCCAAAAGCAATCCAGGCAGGTTACAGCATGTCATCATTTGGTCGACAACGTTACATCCATTTGATTGCTGATGCAGTTGGCCAAGAAACACCTCCACATTTGCGCTGGGTTGCCAATTTCCCTGTGCGGACACGTGAACAACTATCTGGTTATGTGCAACAATTCCTTTCTGAGGGTTACGAAGGTGCTGTCGTTCGACGTCCACAAATGCCTTACATCTTCTCCGAACATGGTCGACATGTATCACACGTGCTCAAAATCAAACCAATCGAAGACAAGGAATTTACCATCGTTGGCTACACGGATGGTAAAGGCAAAAACAAAGGTTTGGTCACCTGGGTGTGTGAAGTACCCAAAACCGAGGTTGTAAACCAGAAGGACAAGACGTTCTGCGTTGAACCAAAGGACATCACAATGCGCCAACGGTCTGTTATCTTCAAACATTTGGGCGAGATTGTTCAGGCACCTGATGGTGGTCAAACGACTCGTTTTGATCGTGATGTGCGTGGTCAACAATTAACTGTCGAGTTTCGATGCACGTCAGTTAAAACAGGTAAACCCTTCCAACCGAAGGCGAAAACCATTCGCGCACCCGAAGATAACCCACGCTGGATTGATCCGTTAAAGATGATTTTGCGTGAATTTGGCGACCCAGAAGCTGAAGCTGATGCCGCAGCAAAAACTGCCGCAATCGCACTCGCAGCCGCCGCGAGCCTCAGTGGTGCTCCCGCTGGACGCAAACCGAAGTTGCGCGTGAAACCAACTGCTGCACAAATAACAGCACAAACGGTTGCAGCTGCAGCACAAACAGCTGCGGCCGTAACACAAGCGGTTCCAGCAGAAGCAAGTGAAGCTGTATCTGAATCGGTGCCAGTAGCAACAGCAACCGCTAGACCAGCATCTGCCAGACGACCAGCCGCAGTTAAACCACGTCCCGTAGTGAAATAAACGCCCGACGGGTTGATCAACCCGTTGCGGTTTGCTCTCTTTTTTTGGCAGATTTGAATTGTATAATCCTAAATCAATAGCTTTACGGTTGTCTCAGCAAATGACTACAAGCACACAATCACTTTCAGCACCTTCGTGCGAGATCGAAACTATTCGGTTTCGTATTGCTAACGACCAGGATAACGAGAAACAAAGCGTGATGGCTGTTACGAGCTGTGAACTGCTCGTTGGTGGACAGCCGGTCAGCGGGAGTTTGTTTGATACGCGCCTTGGAACCACAGATTACGCATTTCGATGCAACACGTGTGACGAGAGCCAAAAAACATGTTTATGTCACTACGGGCACATCAAAATGAAAACGGACGTCATCAACCCAATGGTGATTGACGACGTTAGGAAGTGGCTCAAAATCACTTGTGTTGCGTGTGGCGCTCCACTTTTTGATTGGGAACGAGCTGGTAAATTCCCACTACATCATCGTTTGACCGATGTGGCAGCAGTAACAAGCAATGAAGGAAAAACATGCCCACGGTGTAACGAAATTCAGCCCCGAATTATTAAGGATGAAACTGATTTTGTTACGTTTCGCTACCAGCCCATGAAAGATGCGGCAATGCGTGACGTGCCACTTCGTGACCTGCGTGGTGAACGGTTGGAAGCGTTGCCAATGATGTTCCCGTTTCAAATCAAAATCATTTTTGATCGTATTGAGAACAAGACAGTGGAACGGTTGGGAAGAGCTGTAATCTCGCATCCACGAAACTTCATCCTACGGACGCTAATCGTTCCCCCAGTGTCTATTCGACCAAGCAGCAAGATTGTTACGTTCGCAAGTGGACCGTTAGATCACGATATTACGAACGGAATGCAAGCAATTTTCCGTCAGAACAATCAGTTGCCAGACGTGATTGCGGAGCCGGTTAGCGCTGAAGTTACCACAATGATCCAAGGGATACAAACCATGTATCATTCGGTCATCCAGGGAGCTTCGCCAGAGTCAACAAAGCGAACGATTCAGATTGGTACAAGTCCGACTCCTGCAATCTTGCAGAAATTGCCCGGCAAATCTGGCAGACTGCGTTACAATTTGCTTGGTAAACGTGTCCTTAACATCGGCCGAGCAACGATTGCAGGAAACCCTGCTTTGACCGTAGACGAGATTGGCATACCAAAGATGTTTGCTCGCATTTTACAGATCGAAGAAACAGTTCGCGAGTACAATTTGGCATACCTAATGAGCTTCTTCCAGAACGGTAAGACGAAGTACCCTGGATGTAGCAAGGTTTGGAAGAAATCAAACGGATCAATGCACACAATCGACTTCATAAAGGCTGACTTTTCGTTGGAGCCAGGTGATGTGATTTACCGTGACCTAGTTACTGGCGACATTACTTATTTCAATCGTCAACCAACGCTTGAACGGTCGTCTATTGGCGTGCATCGAGTCGTTGTCCTGGAAGGCGACAATAACAATACGATTCAGTTTAATGTCATGTCGTGCGTTTGGTACAATGCGGACTTCAACCATCGGAGTTCAACAGGTGGCCATTGCTTGGGTTGCTGTACTACCCAGGCTTGTAATGGTGTAATGTACGGCCTTAACTGCATATAACCACCTAGTCCCCGCCCAACAGACCAAAAAAAGCTGAGACAACCATTTTTTTACTGCCTGCCGTAATCGGGCAATGGTTTTTTGTCAAACCATCCACTGATGTATGCAACGTAGGCAATCAGTAAAACCACAACAACAACGACAGCAACTATCCAATAAACGAGGTAAGTGCTGAGATGTGTTTGCACCGGTTGGTGGAACGGTTTTGATGCGTACGAATCGTGGTGGTACTCAGGCTGGTGGTGTATTGGTGCGTTATGATCCTCGATATCAAACTCGTCGTTTTCTGGAAGTACGTGATGTGCTTCATGTTGTTCCTCGTAATGGTCCGCTGGATCCAAATGGCTTATGCTGTCGGCCACCGCGGTTTCCATAGAATCATCATGATGTGAGTGGATAATCGGTTCTGGTAAATGCTGCGCTGCAGCCCACGCTTCGGGTTCGAGATGGTCTGGGGCGTTATCATTGAGGATATGGTCCGAGGTATCCTGGTGATGTTCATGTGCAGCGTCTTCTTCGCTACGAAGCTGAGCAAAATCTGGTGTGAGAAAGTGGTCGGTTTCTTGCGTTTCATGATGCGGAGCAAGCATTTCATGCAAATTATGATCGTCTGTTTCAACTGCAATGTTGTCAGGTCGATGTTCAACAGGAGCTTCCTCATGCTCATGATGCGCTGGTTGGCTATCATGAGCTGGATGTTCTTCAGACGTTGGATGGTCGGGAATGACTGGCATTTCCTCGCGATCAGTTTCGTGCGTTTCGATCATATGCTCTGGTTCGGATTCCATTGATTTGCTATACTTCGATTGATCAAAAATCAGTTGTGATAATTTGTTTCAGGCTGTGTCATTAAGATGATCTCAGACGGCCATCGGATAGCATTTTTCGTTCTCGTCATTGTCGTAATCACGGCAATTTTGGTCAAAATTTATCGCGGCGAATCTCTCGCGCCTCCCGAAAACTTGAAACTGTTCAACAGGTTTGACGATGTTCGCTTACTACTCGGAGGTGGTGGAAAATTCAAAATGACGCCCGACGAACTGATCGAACATGAATACCCGCAATATTTGGCACGACGACGTATCGATTATGAATTGATAAAATCGAACGCACTTCCGCGTTGGCAAAGGGCAGTGCGAGCTGGTGTTGAGTCACTGTTTTTAGAACGGTTGAACACAAAAGAAGCCCGCAAATCAATGCCAATAGATGTCTATCAAAACTTCCCACTGGACGACATTAACGCAGTTTTGTTCATCGAACATCTGGAAACCGTTGGCAAACGTAACGGAATCGAAGACGCTAAAGAAATTGCAATTCACATTCTTGAAACAATCAACGCAATGGCAGACAAGCTACCACGTGTTCCCGAAAACATTGAACCACCTAGCATCGACGATTACGGATTTTTGACCTATGGCAAATTTAGGCAACGACCGTATCTCCGTTTGACCAAATTGATCGAGAAATTTGGTATCAAGACCGTTACAGCTGTGCTGCTACGTTACACTGCAGCGTTTATGGGCAATCACCATCTCGGTTTGCCGCAATACGTTTCGGATCATTTGTATGGCGTGCTAAAAGTAACTGGTGAAGGGTTTGCGTCACCGTTTAACAGCCGAGCGCTTGCTTATCCCAACGGTCTATACTGCTCCATGTTTCCGGACGTGGATCCGATGCTTGGTGCCGTCGGTGACTTTTTCGAAACAGATCTAACAAAATTCAGCAAACGTTGGACCATTAACCCTCCGTATGTTGAACATGTCTTGGAAAGGGTTCCGCCTTACTTGACCAAGTACCTCAAAAAGGAAAAAGTTTTCTTCTTCGTGATGTCTCCACAGTGGCCAGACAGTGCCAGTTACATTGCGCTAATGGAATCGCCATATCTCCTTGCCAAAATCGTGTTGGAATCTAACAATCATCAAATGGAAAGCGTTGATGGACAGCTATTCATTCCCTACTTTCCAACGGTCTTGTTTTTGCTTAGTTCAGATCCAGCCGACAAGTCCATTGATATCGAGGCATTGAAAAAGGTTCTCGCAAGAGTTGACGGAAAAGGACTCATGTAAAAAAACGTGATTATACAAAAAGGCCCCCTGTAAAACCACGTGCGCTGGTCGGTTTTTATCCTTAGTTTGTCTGTAGAAATATGACTAAGAATAGCGCATCCATTGTGGATATGTGGTCCCGTCGGGATAATCTTGGTGTTCTCTATCAATTTCGCGTAGAGACGACTACTAACAGAAGAGGTATTGTGTTTCTACTCACACCCCCTCTGCTTTAATTGCAAATCTGTTTGTTAAGCAGTCATCACCGTTCCGTTATCACGTCAAGTTGTGTGAATCATCGAAACGTCCAAAATTGAGAACTTCCCAAGTGTCAAGCTAAAATGAGAATCTAGCTACGCAGTGTGGTGAACCCTATGTGTTTGTGCGTCCAAGCACGGTTGTTTAAGATAAATGAGTCCACGGGTGTCGGCGACCAAGCCAACTTGCCTTAGATAAAATCAATCTGAAGGGCTTGCGTGAATCAAGGGCGTACAGCCGATGACCTTTTGTAAGAGGAAACCTTTTATTTTTGTTGAATCCACCCCCTTTCATCAACTCCAGAGCAACACAACGAGAGTCTCGAACTTAACGAGTCTCGAACTCACGTTACCTGTTTCGGAAGCTGAATCGCACAGCGAGATTGCCAAGAAGTACACACACGTGCGTACATGTTCAAGGTAATTCGCAATTTTCCGTACTTGTTAATTGCACAGCAAGCTGGCAAAAGTTCATCATGGTACGAGAATTTTTCAAGCTAAAGGGGTGAAACGATCTCCAATTGAGCCTGCGACCATGGCTCGTAGTAATAGTAAAAACTAATCACTGGTTAGTATAGCAATCGTCGATTGCCGTGTCGCTCACACTACTGGACCAGGTCCCGCTATAGGAAAGCGGAAGGGGTCGAGCTTTATTGAGGGAACCGCTTCCCTCCAGAATAGTTGTTATCTCCCATGTAGCCCATTTTGAATGGGGCTGGAAAGAGAGATGTCTTCTTGCTCCAAGCACTCATCAAGTGCTGATAAGCTGGTATTCAATGACGAAAACCCGCATAGAAGCCGAACTAAAATCACGATGTGAACCACACACCCACAAAAAGCTACCAAATTTCCCTACTCCAACGAATAGAAAATGGTGGGAAAATACATAACATCGAGTATACAAAACACTCGATAATGAAATGCAGGTTGCTAATTTGACGCTACCAAAGTCATTACGGGTATCCAAAACAGACTGTATTGTACGAACAAAGAGTTAGGTGGGTTTTTACACCCCCACTCAATGAAGCACAAGTCAGCTTCTTCCTCCCTAAGATCTACGGTGACAAACATAATATGTACCGAAGCCTCTCGTCAAAAAAACTCAAATTTGCGTTTTTGGATAAAATTTGAATTGTCCCCGTTTGGAGGTAATTTGACCCCTCAAAAAGCATGATAAACCACATTTTTCACATTACGGCAACTGATCAGGCCGTCCAACTCCATCCAGAACTGGCAAAAAAAGCGTTTATTGGACATTGTTGTGGGGCTCCAAACATGGAAAAATTCGCTACAATGGCTCGCTACAATCGCAACCGAGCATTCGTCCGCAAGCTGCTACATGACATTCGACGCTTTGGGGTCGGTTCTTTCGTCTTTGATCGGGTCGAGGAGTGTGCTGAAAGCGATCTGGAACGAGTTTGTAACGAGCAAATGATTGCAGCTGATAGCATCCAAAATGGTTACAATGCGTCACTTTTTACCCTATCAACTGCTCGACAACCAGGTCAAGCAGCTCGACAACCTTGTCAAGCCATTGCCGCTCCACCAGCAGATGTGGTAGATTCGATCAAAATCACACGGTTTCCACGGGGCTACAAAGTGCATTGGATCAAAGATGGGAAGCATTCCTCACGCAAATTCTTCGACCGAGAAGCAAAACTGGACGAAGCGAAGGAAGAAGCCGCAAAGTTTGCTGAAAGTTTGGATCTCGGAGCACATGTTGAGCACTCATTGGGTGCCGAAAGTGTGACGAGAATCGATACTGTGCGAACAAAATTGGAGCAAACATCCAAGGCAACAATCAGTCAATGTGCAGGTCATTTTGCTCGTTTGGAGTTCTTCCAACCAGGTGGTAAGCGCAAAAACGCACCTTTGTACCACGTAACGTTTGACAAGTTTCCGACACTTTCTGAGAACATTTGTGCTGCTCAAACGCTGTCAAAATCGCTCGGCGTAGCTACAAAGGTGTCGTACAATGTTCGAAAACAGATCAAACATTCAACGTTTCCTCCCGACTCGTCTTAACAGCATCCGCAAGGTCAGGATGAGCCATGAGAAGCTCGTATTTTTTTTGTTTTGTCCTGTGTTCGGCGAATTTGAGCTCGTCTTCCACAGCAATTTTGGGTGTCAAAGCGTTGATTTCAGCACGAATGATCTGTGTAACTGTGTCCAACGTGTTCGGTTCGACAATTTCGATTGCTCCGTGCAGTTTTCTTGATCCCAGCGTAGCATCTCGTGAAATTCCGATTGCTTCGAACTGTTTTTGTATCTCGGCTTCCGCTCTGATTGCTTCATGGCAATGAAACATTGATACAAATTCGAGTGTAATTTGCTCATCGCCGACGCCAAGTCGGGCCATGTGAAATCGCATTGCTGCTGGAATACCGAAATTAACCGCACACGACGTTGCAAACAGCTCCGTAATGGTGTGACGTAGGTTTCGAGTGAGCAAATATATGCCAGGAGCTTCGATCACGCTGACGAGCATCAAACAATCGCCAAGAGGACGGTATTCGATTTTAACGGCGTCAGAATCAACACTGTCAGCAACTGGATGGGGGTTAATTTCAGCGGATTGGTTGAGATAATCAAGATTGATCAGTGGAACGGCTGGCGGGTCAACCTGCTCAGTGCGAGTTGGTTGGACCGTTGCGTATGGAGACGCTGACCATGACGGGAACGGAACAGCTTGCTCGTTGCAAACTGATCCAGATCGTTCCACCAACTGACTTGGTCTCGGTGGGGGATCTAACGTGATCAAATCATCGATTGTTGGTTGAGCAATAGGGTTGGAAAACGAATTACGCAAGCTCACAGACGAACCGTACGGTATCAGGTTGTATGGTGTTGGCGTTAATGACATCGAACTGCGACGTGAAACCGTCGGGTTCGCTACGGTGCCGAGAAATTGGCGGAATTTTACCATTTCCAAAGATGGTTTCTGTGCTTCGATTGTCGCCAGCGCGTCTTCACAAATGAAAAGCATCTGTGGGTCGAGAGGGTTACCGGTTTGGTTTTGTGTACGCGTAAATTCCATCAAATATCGTCTGTGGTTTAGGCTAACTTCATCAGCGATGCGTTCACGAGCTTCGATTTGGTAGTGCAAAGCACATGCAAGATCTTGTGCCAGGATCCATTTTCGTTTCAAAGTGAAGACGATTGCAACCTTTTTGCCTTCGAACGTTGCTGCAATGATGTTGCTTCGAGTTGTCCGATCTGACGAGCGAGCGGTAATGGAATTTCGACCAAAAGTACGTGATGGTCGGTACGAATTGGGGCCGAAATGTGGATAGCGGCGAATAACTCCGGGAGGATTCGGATTGTTTCTTCGGATTTCGGCTGCGAACTGTGTGGCTTTTGCAGCGCGTGTTTGTGCCGTAAACTGGTCGGCATCCATAAGAAACGAACGTAGCTGTGACAATCGTTCGGATGTGTAATGGCAGTTTTCCAGAAACGGTTCCAGCTGGCAATATGGCAAATAAACGTCATCGCCGTAAAGCAAACAACCCTGAGTCTTGTTTTGTACCACAGTTAGGGTCGACTGACGTGTTGGAACTTGCAAAATGCGGTGAAAGATGTGTCGCAGATTGAACATCCGCTGATCATCGATAATGTCGACCCCAAAAGCGAGAAGTATGCGTCGAACAAACGTGTATTGATCCATAAAATATGCTGGTCGTCTATCAGTTTCTAAAAAAATAACCACGAACAGATTTACCGCCCGGTGCGTGCGTCAACAATCAACGATCGAAGAGTTATCTTTAGCTCTCTAACGGTCATTCTTGGTTTGTAAGGCGTCCCGCGTAGCACTTTTGATAGCTCGATTGCGTTCCTCGCGAGAATAATTGTGATACGTTTCCTGCAACAGTCTTTACCCGGGTCCGCGAAGACGTAAATTTCTTGGTCTTCGTCCAAGTATTTTCTGACAATAAAGGGGAAGTCGTCTGCGGGCCATTCTTTCCATGTTTTCACGAAATCAATTGCGAACGTTAAGTGGCGAATGTCTCTGCTAACGTTTGTTGAAATTGGAATGCAGCGAGACTCTTCATCTGAATCAGAAGCCTCGCTAGGTTCTGCTTCTGCCACCTCATCGTTGGGAGATAATTCTCCAAACGGGCTTGTTGAATAAAACCTATCCTGTGCGGCATCTTTTTTGCGTGCTTCCGGGTCCTGGCTGAAGCGACATGCTCTACAATCAGGTGGACATGTCTGCCGAATCATTTCAAAAATGGTAGTTGGTGGTTTAACCGACGCTGTAGTTGTCGGTTCGGCCGGTTTCGCAGTTAACAAATCGGTTAATGGTTTGAGCGCTATGGCCTGTGGCGTCAACGCTTCGGATGACACGGAGCTTAAACTTCCACTACTGCGTGAAACCGTTAACGAATGAACAAAAGTAGACGCCTGAGGCGAAAAGTTTTTGCTTTGGCAAGATGGTGTCAGGAACGGAGGCGAGAGGTAGGCTCTAGTCGTGCGAGTTGTCATGGTCGTGTCGTGAATGAAGTTGATTGTTGTCATTGTTAATCATTTTTTTCAGAACGGGTAAATTATGCTGGTCTTGCTGGAATTGCGAGCTGTGTGCCAAAACGATACCCATGGCTCCCTTTTGGCCAGTTCACTGGGGTCAACCATATGCTTAATGAGCGATGACCAGTGATGTTCCCAGTGTCTTTTTGATGCATTTCACAATACGCCCGATACATGTTCCAGAGTTCCATCACACCTATTTCACGATGTGCCATGAATATGTTTGCGTTCGACGTTTTCAGGAAATGATATGCCAACTCGCGTTCTATTTCATGTGAGAGGCCGTGCGGACCGAGATCGGGTCCGTAGCTCTTCACAGACTTGGATGGTTTTTTTGCTTTGGCAGCGGGAGCTTTTGGTGCCGCTGCACTGGCTGGAGGAGCAGACGGCGTCACGTAACCAGTTGGTACTGTGCAACCAGACGGCATCGTGTAACCAGGTGGAACAGACGGAGGTATGTAACCAGGAGGAGCAGCTGGAATCATATCCAACGTAATTGCGGCAGGTGGTGTAGTTATGCTCTCCAAGTTTGCCGTAGTTAAACGTTGTGTTCCAGCCATTCGAACTCCGCAAAGAACTGAATACATCGTAGCCGATCCAACTTTTCGAGAGTCTCGGAACAGAATTTCAAACTGAGGTTCGGTGCGGATAATTTTGCCAAGCTCTGTGGCTGTCAGTCGATTTTGGACCAGCGTTGGCAAGCGGCAAAATGCCTCATCGGTGAGAAGAAGTGGATGGATGTCTTTGATCGAGACGATGTCGGCAACTCGATGCGTAACCTCAAACGTACGCTCAAACCATTGCACAAACCATTCTTTCGCGTCGATAGTTGGAGCTTCGGTAGCATCGACGGAAGTGTAATCCATGTAGCGCTGACAAACGATCAAAAGCTGCTGCATCATTTCACGACACGAACCGCTAAAATACTCTGCGCCATATTGGGTCTCATGACGAAACATGACTCGAAAGATTTGTAGAATTTCACGCTCAGCCACGTCAATATCCGACACTCCCATGAAGCAAACGATCCTGCTATCTTTGGGGTATTGGACCATTCGCTGACCAACATTGCGTGACTTGCCCACCTTGTAGGTTTGTTCACCGCTTCGGATAAATTCGCGTTCCTGGACGAGGTATAAATGGCCGATGATTGGTGATGACAGAGAAGCACTCATTGAAGCAAATACTGATGAAAATATGAACTTCAAAAGCGTTTCATTTTTGTATTGCCCAAAAAAAATCTAATCGTACTCATACCAAAATGGATCGAACAATTAAAACGCTGATTATCGTTCTCATCATTCTCGTTATTTTGTCGTTTGCCATACCGTTCATCTTGTCCACTATTTTCGCGGTGTCGATCGGTGGTTCAGTTTCGGGTGGTGGGACGTCATAAAAAATGTCTGGAATACAATAAGAATGGATCACACGCTCAAGATAATTCTCATTGTTGTTGCGGTTCTGATAGCTCTGGCTTTTATCGGAATGTTCATTATTGGCCTGGCCATTAAGTCATCGGCAACAAATATCATTAATTCTGCCACCGGCGTGGCTACCGGGAACAGTAGCAATTGTGCAAAATACGCTTCGTTGCCGCAAACCCCGCACACATTTCCACCAATTTTCAGTTCATCAATTGAACTGTGTGGCGTGGATGGTAGAACGGTTTTGGCTGTTGACTATCAGGATGGCACGTCAAAACTATACAAAAACGAAGGACCGTTTGCGGTCAACAGTCCACCTGGATTCTAATCAATAAAAAAAACAATACCATAATGCACATCGTTTTGAAGCTGATTCTCGCAGCAATTTTCATCGCCATTGCGGTGGTGATTTATTCGGCGGTTGCCTGGGCCAATCGAATATGGCCCTACGCGGTTAAGCCACCGACTATTTGCGGGTCCTACAACACACTTTTGGATATTCCCCAAATACCCCCACATTCGCGAAACGGTGGAGGACTCCCGACAATTACTGGGTGGGATCAGCGTCGAATAACGATCTGCCCAAACAACAAATCGATTGTGACAATGCCTTATCCGTCCGGCGCCATTTCGTACAAAAATGAAGGCCCGTTTACCCATACTGTGGAATAGCACTGCAATCAAATCTTTTTTGCGTCAAATTTGATTCAAGTTTGCCTATGTTAACATCACCTGTTGGGCGGGTGGCTACACTCTCAAACTGCTGGAACACCCTTAGAGCCGTCGGGACAAAACCATTGCGGAAACGCTTTGGTCTGTGACACTACGACGGATTGGGCAATCAGCAGCCAAGCTCCTAAACCTCGGACAACTCGTGAGGCATGGAGAAGGTTCAACGACCAAATGGGAGTGGCTTGTGCAACACCGTAGGCTTGATGGTTGTTTTGTCGCAGCCAAAGGGAGACAAACTACGACGGTGTTGCGCGAGTTAAGATATGGTCTAATCTCTGGGGAGACTCAGAGTTGCTGGGTATCGGTCAGTTTACTGTCTGGTACCTGGTTATGCGATGGTGATCAAATGAATACATTTCCCCCACATTCAACGATGGCAATTGCGGAAGCGCAATTGTTGTCACATGTTTCGAACTGGTTTACATCTACGAAACATTCAGGTCCGTGTAATGGACAAGTGCAAGATTCGAACACCGGCGCGTTCGAACTGACTCGAAACCACATTGTAATAGACAAGTATCACGCAATGATGCTGTTTCAAAACGCTAGGGTCATACCAGAGTACAAGCAATCAATGTACACGGGTCGTGACATGATTTCACTCTTGCTCGAAAAGGAAGCTCCCATCAATCTCAAACGTACACCAGCATGGTTTGATGAGAATTACGCTCCCTACCTAAACTACCTCGAGGACGAGATCGAAGTAATAATCAAGAACGGCAAGCTACTCAAAGGAGTTTTGGATGCCAAGACCGTTGGTGAAGGCTCGATCGGTGGAGTCTTTCATCTGATTGCAAAGGAGTTCGGCGTCAAGAAAACGTTAGAGATGCTGTTCTCAATGCAACAAATTACACTTGAAGCATTGTGTGCAATCGGGTTTACGCTCGGTGCAGGTGACTTTCAAATGTCAAAGGCAAAGACGCACGACGTGAATCAGATCGTGTCCGAATGTTTGAAAAGTGCCGAGCTAAACACACGCAAATTGCTTCGCGGTGAGCTCATTCCACCGATTGGAATGACCACAAGACAGTTCTTCGAAGCGTCGCAAATCGAATGTCTCAAGACGCCTGACACAATGTTTAATCCGCTCCTGACAAGCATTGCGCCGAACTACAATGGTTTGATGAAAATGATTGCAATCAAAACCAAGGGCAAAATTCAAAACATGATACACATTCGTGGCATGGTTGGGCAGGTTAAAATCAGTGGTGCTCGCATGGAAGAGAAGTTTGGTTTCCGACGAACGTTACCATATTTCCCACGCTTCTCCACAGACCCTGCGGCGTACGGATTTGTTAAGAACAACTACATGCGTGGTCTAGCAAATTACGAATACGTCTTTGGTGCAATGGCAGGTCGTTTTGATCTGATTACAAAGTCACTTTCAACAGCATCAACTGGTTACCTTAACCGCAAATCGATGTGTTTGTTACAATCATTGATTGCAAACAATCTCCGTCAATCAACAAAAGATCTGCGAATTGTGCAGTACTTGTATGGTGACGATGGACTTGATGCCCGCGCAGTTGAACCAGTTAAGTTTCTGTTCGTAACGATGAACGATGAGACGTTGAAAGCGGCATACTCACTTGAAACAAAGATGAACGATGAGATTACGAAACTGGCTGAAGCACAAGTTAAACGTATCAAAAGACATCGCGACACGTATCGAGCGATCTTCATGCGACTGGAAAACATCTTCTTCAACCGATTGCTTAACACATCGAATTTCGTTCCAGTAAACGTTCAGCGTATGCTTGATAATGTGCTCGCAGACACTGTAGTCGTGGCGAAGCCAACAGCTGACGACATTTTGGAAAACTTCCGCATTCACGCAGAGCTACGACGTGATTTGCCGTACGCGTTCCTCAATGACATCCAACGCAAGTTACAGCGACCGATTCCAGATAGGTTTACCTCAGCAGTAACTTTTCAAATTATGATCATTGATGCCGTTCTTGGTCCCAAAGTGTTAACAACACTTGCTCCTGGTCAAATGAAATGGATGTCTGACAAGATAATGTTGACACTTTCACGAGCGTTAATTGACTACGGTACATGCATCGGGATGATTGCATCACAAACAATCAGTGAACCGTTGACGCAATGGTTGTTGGATTCACATCATCGATCGGTTACCGAAGGTACCAAAAAAGGTGGCTTAACTCGTTTCAATGAGATTGTTGGAGCAATACCAATTGCAAAAGAACAGTCAGCAGAAATGTTGCTCCGTGTTAAGCCAGAGTATGAGCATAGTCAAATGCAAGTGCAAGAGATTGCAAACAACATTGAAAGTATGATCTTCAATCAATTTGTAACCCAGTTCCACATACTTTGTGAACGCTATGGCGAGCTGCGTTACCCTCCGTTGATGGATGACGAAGTGTGGATAAAAGAGTTCGATGCGTTAAACCCACGTGTTCGTCGTCCGATCAATCTGACATTTTGGTGTCTTTGGTATTCGCTTGATAAGGCATCAATGATACTAAAGGGTTTGACATTGGAAACAATTGTGCGTGAACTGACAAGTCAATGTCCTGCTTTGTACATTATTCACACCCCAGAGAACACGGCTGACATTCGTATTCGTATCTACATTCAAGCAACTGCGTTCCGACGTGGTTCTGAAAACGATGAAGTGCGAGTTGCAGAGGTGAACCAAAAAATACTAGCAACAACGTTGCGCGGCGTTGCTGGAATCAAGTCAGTCAAGGTAGTTAAGAAGATTATGCACCGCATTCAACCTGATGGTGGTTTGATTCGATGCGGTGAGAAGGGTGAACCAGAAGTGTTTGCAATCAGGACCACGGGAACAAATTTGCCAAGTGTTGCAGCAAACAACAGGATTGCAACAGAACACATTAACTCAACTTCGATTGGTGACACGTATCGGTTGCTGGGCATTGAGGCAACGCGTTCCAAAGTGGTTAGCGAGTTGAAAACGTTCATTGGCGACAAGGCACCAAACATGCGTCACATCATGTTGTATGCTGACGAAATGTGTACATTGGGCAAGTTTAGCTCGTTGGAACGTGCTGGTCTGGAGGCAAGGGAACGTAACAACACGTTACTGAAAATGTGCTCGTTTGCTCCTGTGCAAAAACTGAAAGATGCAGCGTTGAGCGGAAACGTTAACAAAATTTACGGTGTTGACGCACCACTAACGCTCGGGCGTGTACCATTCGTTGGCAGTTTGTACAACGAAGTTGTTATGGATGACGAGTTCTTGGCAGAGAACACGGAGTCGCTGGAATCAACTTTGGACAAGCTGTTGTCATAAGCGACACGTAAAAAAATTTTTTTGTGTGAATTTACAAACCGTCATCGAAATCTTCCTCTTCGTCGGAATAGTTGTCGCCGTCATCACTGCCACTGGCATTGCTGTTAGTCGATGTACCCACCGCTTCAGCATCATCAGCTTCATCTTCGGAATCATCATCATCGCTATCATTTGTCCATAGCGGTAAATGTGGTCCACAAGCATGTCTGTTTGTCATCCAGTTACGAGCACGCCTGTTTATGTGCGTACAAGGATTTGGCGCGACAAACAATGCCTTCGCAGCGCAATGGATATGACATTTTGGTCGCAAATGTGGAGCGAAATTTCCACCCCAGCTACGTACCTCACCATCAGCCACCGTCTTGTTGCGGATGAGGAAACAGTCGGAAAGATCGTGTGGTAGAAACAAGTGTTTGTTTATGAACGTTTGAATGAACATTTCTGGCATTGTTGTAATCTTACTGGTCGGTATGATTTCGTTCATTGAGCGATGAAAGATGGCATGATGACATCTTGGAATGTAAGGAAATTCGCTCAACATAGTTCCCATCGCAGTTAGCTCGAGCAAGCGTGGAAGCGTTGGGAGCGTTGCCAACATTGTCCGATCGAAGAATCCGTGACGCAACGATGTGAACTGACCGACGCGTGCGAGTGGTGTGTTTCTCGCATTCAAACATGTTAGCCAAGGTAAATTGATAAAAGTAATCGGGTTGTAGGAAACATCAAGTTCACGCAATCCAGGCAAATCACTAAGCTCGCAAATACGATTATATTGGACCATCGCAATTTCGGTCGTTCGTGGAATGGTCGTTAACATGTTTTCTTTGGCAAAAATCAAATGCAACTCCGGACAGTTGGTGAGCGTTTCAAGTGAACCGTTTTCACACCACAGTTCTGCGAGCTTCGGGAAGTTTGCAAGAGCAGATAAAGAGTGATGGTTGCAATTTAACTTCCGCAGTTCGGGCAAATCACTGATGTGTTTGATTGGATTGTACGAAATGCTCAGGAATTGCAATTCGGGAAAGCAACCCAACTGTGCAATATGATTGTCGTCGAGATGAGCACATTGTAGTTTGGGACAATCTGTTATGTGCAACAAAATGTTCTTGGTTGCGTCGAGTACAACTAACTCGGGCATGTGCTTAATGCATGTGATAAAATTCTCTCGAATTTCGAGCTGGTACAATTTGGGAAACTCTTCAAGTGTGCCTTGTAGCTGTGCTTTGGTTGCAATAAGTTGACGCAAATGTGGCATCGGTTCAACCTGGATAACGGACGAGTTTGAACAATCCAATGTTTCCAACATTGGTAACACTGGTAGATCACGCACCCCAGTTCCATTGATGGTCAAATGAACCAGTCTGTTCATTGTTTGTCCCCAATAGATGCGTTGCAAACCTTGATAGCGTGGTAGTTCACCAGCCATTTCACACATGGTTAATGTATGTAAACTGTCCCATGGAATGTTGTCGTACGATCGTCGAGTTAAACCATAACATGAAAGTATGCGCAGGCTTGGAACTGGATGTTTGATTGAAACCAATCCTTTTCCTGTTATCCACAACTCTTGTAATGACGATGAACAATGGACGTCAATCGGATGAGTGGAATCGTGTATGTGCATGTGGAGTTCACGCAGTACTTCCAATGTTTTCATCACATCTGCTGAGTAGAGTTGAGTGAATTGTAATCGAACACATTGTAGTAACGGATACCATGGAATATCGGAGTGGTTGCCTCTCAACACAATCTCACGTAAATTAGGCAACCATGATGGTAAACACACGTTGGTCGCATGTGATAAGCGGAGATACTCGAGATGAGGTGCATCTCCGAGCGTCCAAAGTTGGTCTCCATTTCCCGAAAAACGACGCAACATTGGCATGTCAGGAACCGAATGTGGATGGTGTAAGTGTAGTGTCAATGTTTCAAGAAACGGACACAGCGATAACATGTCGGCCTCTGTTTTGCTGTCGGGCATTGTCTCACCATCGGGGTTCCAAACTTCGAGGCGACGAAGATCGTTGTTAGGAGTAATCCATGTTAGCGGACCTGCTTCATGATGGTTGTGGCAAACAATACTTGTTAACGATGGCAACTTTGTGTGTGTTGTCTTGCAACCAATTGCAGTTAAGTGTGTGGTTGATGGGAAGAAATCAAGCACATGTGTTCCCGATCGGACCAATGTCAGTTCAGTTACGTTTGGGCAAACAGGAAATGGGGCCGAATTACTTTTGAAGGTGTCTTTGTGCAAGCCAGCTGGTACCGTAATATGTGTTACATTCGATACCATGGCTGGATTAGCTACAACCATTTGAGCAAGATGGTTATTCAGGGTCCAGTGTGGCCATGTAACATTCACTCCGCATCGTATCCGATTGCAACAATACATGTAAACAAATCGTCTTCCTTTGACACATGTGTTGCGTAGTGATCTGAATCCGCTAACCATAAAGTAACTACATATTTCACACCAGATCTCCACTGGTAAACAGTTTGGGGCAAAGCTCGGTAATACTTCGCGTTGCATTGTCAGTTAATTCAAAAAAAAGAACAATCAAATTTGTGCTACCTCCAAGAGAATCCCACATGTCGATCTCTCGTTCCTACACGGCGTTCTCCCGTTGATCGCAGTGCTGATTTGGTCGGAATAAAACGTTTGGTTGGAGCAAAAGCGTTGTCGAGTGGTTCGGGTGGAACATCAACAGATGGATCAGGTGTTTTTGCAAACGACACTTTTGGCACAACTGCTGGCACTTCAACATCAATGGCGTTTCCGTCGGCGTCAACTGGTGTGTTTCGACATGGAGTAAAATGATTTGTTAACACCTGCGCTTCACGTTGTATGAATCGAATGTCTGTTGGATTAATGCCGTGATTCCAACCATACGGTCGTTTAATACCATGTGTGATATGGTTTGTAACCTCATGTGTTTCTTTGCCGAACGTTTTACCAAACGCTGAGTCGACGAAAATTCGCATGATAGCTGCTTCGAACGCACAGTCGTAGCAGTGATCTCCATTTTCTATTCGATCAACGTTGGCAACTTCGAACGTGCCCCATTCACGATAAATTGAGTTGATGTACGAAAAGTAACGCTCGTAATCGGACAACATGTACGTTTTTTTCTTGTTGTATTTGGTCCCAAACAAACGTGACTCAGACGTTGCCTGAGGGCCCCATGGTTGGAAAAAGATGTCACCGTCGAGGTATTCGATCGATTCTTTGTCGAACGGCACACGAAATTTCAGTGAGAAAGCTGCGGGTTGCAATGCAGTTACCCAACGTTCTTGACACACCAAATCGTCCATGACACCTCCTTCGAAATTCTCTTCCTCCATCGTTCGAATGTCGCTCACAAAGACAATTTTCTTCCCGTCAAACCGTTGTTGCAATTGTTTGATGGTGTAATCTGTGAAGAATTCTCGGTGAAATTCTACGTTGTCGAACTTCAACAAACGTTTGTCGAGCTCACGCGGATCGTACAAAACAAACTTCAGCGTTGGAAACATTGGTAACATCGGTAGCAAATGATGACATGGAGCTGCGCCTGCGTAGACGACGATCGAATCCTCGTGAGCGTACATCGCAAGAAACAAAATCTCACACAATGCTAGTTTGCGTTGACCGTTATGTATTGCAGTTCGTCGCGCGTAAACGCCTGGTCGATATGGTAGCAATGGGAAATCTGTTGTCATACCGAGCTCAGCATGCAATGGTTTACGTTCATTGATAACTTTGTCGATACATTTTACTTCCAATGAGGTCATGTATTCGTTTTGATGCGAGTAAAGTTTGCTGAATTCGAATGTGAAATCGGTTTGTGTTTGGCGCTGGAGGCCGTTCAAATACAAATGTTCGGCAGCAACGAGCTCACGGGGATCAGTTCCTGGTCGTCTTTGACTCCTCGAAACTTCGCCACCGACCATTCCGCCATCAGAGGCTTCAACCGTCCCGTCAATAACGTCGTCCACGTTAATTTTGCTGTCACGTCGAGTGCTGGAAAACTTCCATTCATTACCCGAACCACCACCATGTTGGCTGCGTCGTTCTGCTCCGGCTTGGTAAAAAATCAAACCGAGAAGCAAAAAGATAACAACTGCGATCACCGCGATTATCAAAAACATCGAGTTATATCTATCCAAAAATGTCGGAATAGTATAGCAACGAATGGCAGACAACTTCTCAGATCCCGTTTTAGCACCATGTCTTGTGGAATCAAAAAAAGAGAAAGAGCAACCAGATGAGCTCCCAAGTATGGAACCGAAAATGACTGGAGGCCACGAGCACCACGACGAACCGCAGTACATATCAGCGCAAAGCCGTTTCATTTTGATTTCCGTTATGATTGCCGTCGTTATTTTTATCATTCTGTATTTTGATTTGTTTGGGCCGATGCAGAACCTTGCGATAACGTTCGGGATCTTCGCGTGTATTGTGTCCTCGTTTCTCTTGTTTCCACGCCCTCCTGATGCATGGGGTTCGAGACGGAGACATTGGGACGAAAAATATTACAGGTTGGAAGAGGCCGAACATCCTGACGACTCGTATTATTAAGTTCGTCTCGCGGACGGCGAAACATGATCGGCATCAGAGAAGTAATTTGATTTGTCCGAATTTGCGCTTCACGTTGAACAAATCGTAGCATGTCACGCGCGTAGTAATGTGGGAAACAATCAATTTGCGATCCGATCGCAGTTAGCAATGCACCAAGTTCACAGGTCGTCTGCGGACCAATTGGTCGACCACGAATGCGTAAGTATTGTCGCCATATTTTTTGTTCCAAAGCACAATCGAAGCAGAAATCATAGTTGCCAGATTGATCGCTTTGAAATGAACCCCATTCACGTAACACCGTGTTCACGAAGAAGAATCTGTTTTCGATATCTTTAACAGTGTAATTTCGTGTCACAGCGTCTGTTCCGACGAGCCGAGTTTCGGTTGCCGTCGCACCTGACCATGGTTGAAAATACATGTCACCGTCGAAAAATTCGAACGTGTCGGTCGAGTATGGCACCCGAAATTTTAACGAGAATGCGACAGGGTGGAGCGCATCAACCCAGTTACGCTGCAAATCCAAATCTAACGCGATTGACCGCGACGATTGTGAACAGTCGTCAACACGAGTTGCAAAATCAGAAATAAATAGCGCGGAACGAGGTCGGATCGATTGAGGATCGAACGCTGTATGCCAAGTTATGTTTGGAACGTCGCATAAACCAGTTTGGTCGGCGTCATCTTTTGCCAACGGTTTCGGGTCGGTTGACATATCAAAAATATGGAAGTTGTGCTTCGGAAACAGCGCAGCAACAACTGGAAACATTCGACACAAACTGTTGGTCACAAATATTACTTGATGTGACCGATGACCGTGGCGGGTCATAAATTGTACCAATGATAGCGCCAATTTTCGATGACCGTCATGTGCTACCGTGCGGTGCGTATAAACATGCTGTCGATACGGCAACTGGGTCGCAAACAAATGGTCAAAATCGGTGAACGTTGCTGGTACTGGGAAGAAATTGCGGTGATTGACAATCTTCAGGATGCTTTCAGTTTCTTCCTCGGTCACATTTTCGGGTAACGACACCAAATGGTCGCCGGTTATCATCTCGTTTTCTCCGAAGCGTACAACAAGTTGACGTGGATTCATGGCACCTTTTATACGGTGAAACGGAAATTCAAATATCCCCGTTTGAAGACAGATTGGGCCGTTAACAAATCGAATGGTTCAAACCTCCAGAGATATAAAATATCGCTTCCGTAGATACGTTAGCCCGGCTGGAATAACGCACTGTTCAACGTGCCAGACCAGTTTCGAGATAAGCGGAGGCTTGGCAGGAGACACGCCTACATGCGATTCTTGCCACATCCCAGTTTGCTTGCTTTGTTCGTCGGGTTGGGAGATTAGTGGTAAGGATGAAAATGGTCGGTTTATAACCACGCAGCGAATGTGTGGCAGGTGCTTAGCGTTAGCAACAACACCACCACAATGGTTTCAGGATTCGCTTTTGCGACGTATTGATTCATACCGTCGATTTGATTGTGCCAATTTTGGCGGGTTTGGCGACCTGTCTGTCGAACGCATCAAAGAATTAATCGTCGAGTCAAACAGTTGTTGCCAGCATTGTGGTGACCCATTACTTATTGCAAACTGGCCAGATAGACCTTTTTGTTGTTACCAACTGTCTGTTGATCGAATTTGTAATGGAATTCGACACAGGAACGACAACGTGGGCTTATCATGTAGCTATTGCAATCGGCGTGAATACCACGGAACTCCCGAATGTGACAAAATTTGTCAAAGGCGATGTCACTCGGCCAAACGTGCGATAGAAAAAAAAATAATTGATTCGAGTGCTTAGGCGAAATCGTCACCCAATGCGGCAATATCAGATTCAAGTGTTGGTGCTTCCGTCGGTGTGTGTTCGACCACCATCATTGGAGCATGTGCCGCCGCTGCTGGCGTTACGGCTGGCACGATTTCCGATTCGATTGCCATCTGAGCAATTTCATCTTGGCTGTAAAGATCGTCGGCATAGTTGAAAGATGCGTTTACTCGAGGTCGACTGACGAGCGAAAGCATTTTTGTTGACAAACTGATACCGAATTGACTGAGGCAGAGCGAACCGAATTCAACTAAGCCATCGTGGTGAGAACCCCATGTTATCCATTTGTGAACATTATGTGGAGTAATTGGTTCACCATCAACCAATGCGACAGCATGTCGGATGCGTTGTTGGCCGCTTGGATCAACTTCGATCGTTCGTTTCGTGCCGTCAAGAAACGTTACTGATGGTGCGAAGGTTTCATTTTTTTCCAACTCGGGAAACTTGAGCCTGAAGCATGGATTTGCTTTGACACCATTTGGAAATTTCGGATGACTGTCGCCGTAGTACAACGAAACGATTCCACAAACACGTGTTGTTGGGCACTTGATTGCACCAGCTGGAATTGGCGGTTCTGTTACGAGTTTCCCGACCTTTTTCTGATGTTCAACCTCGCCATTAACAATCTCGCTCCAGAATGCCATTAATTCATAGAACTCACTGGTTTCGAGACCTTCTAAGTTTGTTGGTGCACCATTGTCGTCAACTTCCACACGCTTGGGATACTTGTTGATGGTTAGCGCAGCTCCGAACTTGCGTTTTTCAACTGTCCACTTGGCTGAAGCTTGTTTGGCGACGATGTCGTTCGCATCAATGGGTGCCATATCCTCAGCAGCCACTTCGTTGAGAAATCTGGCCTTTGGAGGCATTCCATCAGAGATCTTTTTGATGTTAATCCATGTCACCGAGGTGTCTTTGGAACGGGCAGCACCTGGCTTTTTCTCCCAGTCAAAAGAGATGACCTGGAGCCACCAGCGGTGTTTTGAGTCTTTCTGAATCAGATCAGCGTCCCTTTCCTTGGCGGAACGGAAGGCAATGAGTAGCGAGTTTGTTGGTGTTGAAGCGGCCATGTTAAAAGCAATTGATTATGATGAATGCGATTCAAATTTTAAAGGCATTTTGGGGAGGTTCGTTTTTGCCTATTTTTGCTTGCTTTCAGTCAAAAAAATGAATTTGGCTTAGTAAAAACAATCACGTAATGGACCTTGAACGATTTTTGATCCCGTCGGACTGGAAATGGGTCAGAATGAATGCCATTCCAACCGCACGACAGTATCTGATTGACGTTGCTTCCAAGACAAAATCCATCCCAGTATCGATTGACCGACCAATTTACACGATTGTGGGTCGTTTTTGGAAAACTCCGTTGGAGTTCTGCATTTCGGTTAATTTGTATGTCAGGTTCGGAGCCATCAAACACGTATCACACTTGTGGTCATTTCGTGCCTGGAAAAGTGCTAAGCAAGGAATTGATTACGTCATTTTTAACGGTCTGGTGTTCGTTAAGCCAGATCGTTTTATGTCCGATTTGGCCGCTTCGCGAACCAGTTTTGCCCACGACTTTTGCTTTGCGAGGCACTTACAAAGTTCGTACGAGCGGTTGCAAAAATGTATTACGCACCGACGCATATCATTCAAACTGGGTCGCAACTTGATTCCTCTGCACCAGATAGAAAATGTGGGCAATAGTGTTTGGGCAAACGAGGCTGGCAAGTTACAGTTGCATGGTTACATTCCGGTGGTGCTTCACGAAAATGTTTTTATGGTCCTGTTGCAAAACATGGATGATGAACGTTCGTACCGATGGGTTGGTGGATTTGTGTCGCAAACAAGTTGTTTGACAACGGCTAAAAGTGATGGGTACGAAGAAGTAACTGCACAATACATTGTAACTAATCGCTTATCGATTGACAACGAGTTGCAAAATCTATCTCACGACGTTGCAAACTATGTAAGAGGAAGAAGCGTTCGACGTCGTGCTGACGTGTTACATTCGACATTTGTCGAGCGTTGGAAGTCTGTTGTGCTTGACGAATCCGAGATCGAATTATAGTCGCACATAGTTGTTGTTTTTTTTGTGCAAAAAAAGATCGAATCAGTTTGCTGGTTAGTAAACATCACGCATATCGTTGGCTGTTGTTAAATGCATGCGGCAGCAGTCAAACTCGATTCCAAGATTGTCGAGAACCGAACGCATTTCTATCTCCAGGTAGGCGTCTTGAATGAGGCTCATGGGTGTCTCGTCCGTGGCCTTGAGCAAGGCTTTAACCTTTTGATAGCGGATCGTTCGGAATATTTCGGAAATATCGCCGATCGGCATTCCGCATGACAAACAGTTGATTGGGGTAAGCATCGGGCACAATTGCTATTCGGCAAGCAATATCAAATTTACATGTCCAGAATTTCAGTCATATCGGTGTCCACTGGGACTTCGTGTTTTTGAGGAATTGATGTTTCGGTGGTATCGAGCTCCATTTCTACTGGGCGCAAGTGGAACGGTGTTTCCGTTTCCCCGATATCATCATGATACGGTTCGGGTTGGTGCGATTCGGAGTGGTGATCGTCGTCAGTCCTTTCGTTGGATCGGTCGACTTCATACACTTCGTCACTCGGATCGTGATGGCTTTCGAAAGGCTCACTATGATCAACCTGGTACCTTTCGGGTTCATGAGTTACGGCATTTTGGGACGCATCGGGTTCGTTACCAACGAGATCGGATGGGTCATGATGTTCTTGTTGCGACTCGTAATAAGGTTCGTCGCTCTGCTCAGGGGGTTGAACATGTGTTGATGTATGTCCTGTCATTTCTATCCGATGGTGTTGGCATGCACCTGGATTGTTAGGATTATCTGCCATACATTGACGGAATATGCTTTCAGGTGTCGGGTGGTCGTCTGGAGTGGGTTCCATTGGAACGCCTAATTCGGTCGAATCAATGCTCGCTGCTCCTGGATGTTGTTCGGTAAACGTTTCAAATTTATCACGTTCTGCTGACGACAGTGTTGTTGGTGGAAGTCCGTGGGTAATGGGAAGTTGGAGAAGTGAATTGTGTCGCTCAAGAACTGTATTGCCCGTTCTCATGTCTGATTGACTTGATTCTTTGTGTAACGAACCCCAGTGCGATCCGAGATGGTTGCTCGGCAACGGTGCGTGGAGAAAATCAAGAGACGCTGTGAAGCTGACAAGTAAGTCGTGGGCGGTTTTTGGGCTAACCAAACTGGCCCAATATTCGGGATGAGTCATTCCAAGTTCGCGGCTAACATCGTCTCCAGAACGCAGTGTGCGTAGCGTTGAAAGTAGTTCACAGAAGTCGCGCTGGTCATAGAAATTGCGATCAGTGTAGTACGACATAGTCGACAATCCGATCAAGAAACGAAACTCGTCACGTGCAATTTGCTCACGACCTTTCATGTGTTTCAACGCCCCGTGAGGGTAAATGTTGCTAAGATCCCCAAGTGTGTTTGTTTGACACATTTCGGTATAGGCATGGTTAATTCCATCGACCAGTGTTACACGATCAATTTCACTTGGTGCTAACAATTTGCTTCGAATTGACTCCGTTGCCTGAACGATGCGTTGCGGGAACTCGAAAATAGCAGGCATAAAACCTTCTTTCGAGACCTGCCCCTCCATTTCGCGGTTTCGAACTATGCGGGAGAAACGGATGTATTCAGTTTTCGGGTTTGGTCCCACGAAGAACTCTTCGCTGTATTGATCGATTAGTTCTTCAGGGACTATGTGTGGGCTGGAAAATTTGTACGGTTGAATGACGATGTAAAAGAATACCAGCGGGTTGTAATCGAAGAATGCTAGCATTGTAAATAAGGTGTCGGGCGCGCTCGTTTCCAACTTTTTCATGAAGCCCAAGCACCAAAGCAAATACGGATCTTGGAAGTTGTCGCCGGGTTTCTGAATCTCCACGTCGAATTTTCTCTCGAGCGAATATGCGAGACGTGTGCGAGCAGGAATGTTGCCGAGGTTGGAGTGAATTTTATTGCCTGGATCACACATGACCCAATCTAGCATCTGCTTCAAAGCAGGTTGTGAATGGGGTTCAATGCGAGCAGCCATTCCATGATGGCCTTCAACAATTACGAACCCGTCGCTTTCAGTAACTTTTTCATCATCACTACCATCACCACCATAAAGTTCGTGCGGATTGCCTCCATAAAACACACCCCCTCCTTTAGTCGATTTGCGACGCGAAGCCGTTCCCGTGCTTCGTTTTGGTTTTGGCCGATCACCGAAAGTTTCACGTTTTTTCATCGGTTTGCGAAACGACTCGCCTGTTATCGGTGTTGTTCCTTCCATCTCCCAAACAGCAATGTCCTGACGAGTCAACGGAATGAAGCTTGCAGCTGGGGTTAACGTTGCACCACCTGCCAGCTTAACAGTCGAACCCGAGATATTTTCAACCTTAAGGGCTGTGTTGTTACGGGTCCCGATCGTGGCATTTTTGAAATCGTCGGCTGTTTTGAGACATAGTGGAATGATCCAGCTTTTGATTTTGCGAAGCGCTTCGCCAGCCGAACTGGAATACGCCTGGTCAATAACATCTTGACGAATACGAGCATTTTTCGGGTAAAGAAACGTAACACCCATTTCGCTCGACGACGGGTGTAATAATCCACCTGCACAAAGGTTCGTCACAGCCGAGGCGAGATCCTTGTCCTGTTGTTCGAGCCATAAGATAATTTTACAGAATTGAACGAGATTGCGTGACTTGCTCATTGTAATGCGTTATGATCTCTGGGTAAAAGATTCTTCAGATTTTTAACCGTGAAAACGATACTACTTTTTTTGGGGCCGCAACGCGAAGCAAAAAAGCACAAGAAATACGAAGCTCCAGTACGTTCTTATCCTGCCCAGCTGTTTTTTTGATTACCATAATCATAGTAAACCATGGGACAAACATCATCAACACAAAGAGCGGGCGGGGGCTTTAAAATGCCCAAAGTTGACTTTGCCAAAATGAAAACAGGCATGCAGCAAGCTGCTACTAGTGCAGGCAAAATGGCCCAGACGTCCCTCGTTACAGCGGCAAACGTTGCAAATCAAGTTCAACAAACAAGTGCAGCAGTTACTGCAGTATCAACTTCAATACCAACTGCGTACAAAGCAGCCATTGCAGACGTCCAAACAAAGGCTGGTGGAGGCGGCGCTACGAAAGCTCGGTACCATGGCGGTGGAACCGTTGGCTATTTTGGCGGCGACCCCACTGACTCCCCAATGCAGGACGCACGCACATACTTTGACTCGGATGCCCGAAAAGTCAAAGAGGAAACTATTCTAAGAATTGCACGAGCACTCAAAAGTGCTGGTTACGACATTGACGTAAGCGGTTCAACCGACAAGATCGTAAAACAAATCATGGACAAGCTACCAAACGCTCGCAGTGGAAAATTTCCTGCTGATGCGACATCACACAAAAAGATCTGCAAGATCCTGGCTGATATCCTCAACAAGGAATTTACCCCAGGTCAATCTGGATCGAGCAAACTCATCATGGATGACAGCGTCGACACAAACGACGGTGCGGCGAATGTTTGCAAACAGGTTTCAGAATACATCTACTCGTTCTCTGTGGGTTTGCACAGCGAATTCCTAGGCGTCTACTCTGACGTACGAAACAAGATGAAATCGATTGCTATGGTGACCGAAATCCAGAACCAATTGTTCGATAGGATGCGAAAAAAGATCAAGGAAAGTGGACACTTGGAGCTGGAAACGGACATTGCCATTCTCGAAGACTCTTATCTTCGTCTACGTTCGTTTGCCGAGGGGCAGTTCAAAATCCTCCAAAACTATCTACACATGGTTTTGAATCCTGCTGACAAGCTCGTCGAAGAAGCAGCCCGATCAACGGGCGAGCTTCACGACGTCGTTTCTGGTATTGGATTAGTTGTGGGAACGCCGCAGTTTTCCAAAGTACTTTCTGATGCGTTGAACGGTCTGGGAACCGTAACGTTTCTGGCAAATGAGACGAACAAGGCATTGAAAAAGATTGGCATGAGTGTCGATGAATTCATGAGAGCAAAATCGATGGGCGACATTGACGATCGCATCGAACAACAGCTGAAGCAAATGAAGTTCAAACCAGGTGAGTTGGTGGAGTACTTACATTCGTTTGAGGTCCTGAAAACTAATTTCTGGCGTCGTGATGACTTCTCGGAGTCACTTCGTTCCCTCAAAAAGGAAATTCAAGGCGGTAGCGCCATGGCTGGCGGTGGATATAGTGGTGGCGCCTCGTCGCAAAATGCTGGTGACGCTCTCGAAGACAAAATGGCAGACTCAACCCCAACAGAACGTGCGGCATGGACACGTCGTCGTGGCATTAAAATGATATCGAATCGTTTTGCCAAATCACTCGCTCGTCGTTACGAAGAGTTCCTCAAATCAGTTGAAACTGTTGGGCCACGTCTAGGTCGTGACATTCCTTTGTCCGAATCATTGCGACAGTTCAGAGATGCACTTTCCAAAATGCGTGTGGATGGTTTGCCACGCGGGAAGCAGTTGGAACTAGCTTTGATTGGTCTTTGGCGTGACGCTGACGCAAGAGAGCGCAAAGCAGGTTTCGTTACCAACCTCCAGGCAACCATTCAGCTCATAAGCAAGCTTACCACAATGGATATTTACCGACCAGCATCGTCTGCGTTCTCGGCACTCAAAGCATCATTAAGCGGAATTTTGGATGACATTGCAGCATACTCACAGACTGTTCGAAACAACTTGTCTGGTCCAGGTGGTTCTCCAGCTCCTGTTCAGGATTTGGAATACGAAAGCGTTGGACGATTGGCAACAGTTACAGGTGATACTTCGTCACAACCCGTTGCCAGACGTGGAACAGTCGCTCGTGGCGCAGGTGAAATGGCTGGTGGAATGCTTCAGCTAAGTAACAAACTTCCTTGGGATATGAATGATGATTTCGATTTCGAACCAGGCATCAACAAAACGATCTACGAGCTGTCGCGTGGTGTAGAAGAGTTCCTCTACTATTACTACATTGCTCACGTTCGTCAGAACCTCAAATACGCATCTGACTCGATCGAAAAACATCGCGACAAATACTCTGCTGTGCTCGGTGACGCAGTTGCTGCCAGAGTACACGACATTGATACCGAGTATCGTGCAAAGATCAAATCACTCAGGTCAACCGACAAGGATTCTGCTGGGTACGCATTTTCTGCCGAGAATCCAAACAGAGGGTTTCTGTCAAAGGATTGCCTCGAAGCTACGATCAAATTTATGGCACAGCAACGACAGTGCAAAATAGACTTCTACCGCGTGTTACAAGCAGTTGATTTGTACATGCAAGCGTTTACCGACGGGTTGTTGCACAATCCCGACGATGTTGCCGATCTGAAAGCAATGTTGGACGGAACGAGCATGCTTCCCGATTGGTTCAACAAAACCACAAGGGACGAGATTTGGCAAATCTTCGAAGAATCGCCAGCAGTTAACCCAGCAACGCTTCGACGAGACGACACCGATTCGACTGGGTTCGATAAGGATGGTCATGGAATCACGCATTCAGAAATCGGAAACACAACGGTGTGGAACAATCGTGCTGGTGGAGAACCTGCTGGTGCGGGCGGAGCTGTAGCCGATCATTATTACAAACGAGTTTCTGGTGGTGAATGTCGTGTCGGAGTTCCTTTGTACGGATTTTTAGCTGGAAAAGCTACAACGGACACGCCCGATATGATGGGAACAAGTGATCGGATCTACAATCACATTGACAAATTTCTCCGAAACTTTCAGGCGCTCAAAAACCTCATAAGTGCATTTGCCCGCATTGGTGACAAGTTTGGTGGCAAGGAATTGCGTCGCCAAACATTCATGAGCCCAGCAAAGATCTACCAAACGCTGCTCGACTACATGCAGTGCTCTGCTCTGTCGATGGGTATGGCAACGCGTCAAACAAAAATTAACGGTGAGAATTCGAACACAATGCCCGTGTATTTGGGTTGGACTGGGGTTGGTTACCACTCGGTTGTTCCACCAATGAACTTTAAACTCCGAAAAGAAGCCGGGTTTAGCCGACATGAGACAATACGCAATCAAAGTCGTTTTATGATCTATTTCAGTTCGATTAACGGAAGCGCTAATCTCAACAAGACGTACGACGACTACGACATGAACGATTTCAAGATCGAAGACGAGTTCTTCGCACATATTCTGAAATGCGTTTCAGCCAAAATTATGACTGTCATCGGTGTGTACGACTTGTTCAAGACACCACGATCGATCGGTCAACTAATCCCCATTCGACAAATGCTTGGCGCTGGTGAAGGTGCGATGTCGCAATCGGGTGGAGCACCAGAGCTTACAGAAGTGTTGGACGAAGCAACAGAGTTGTATTTACGTTTGCCAAAACTGGTCGAATTCTATCGCGATATCCTGATCGGAAAAGATCGTCGTGATCTAACGACAGCGTACAAAATATCCATGCTGACCGATGTTGACGGAACTTACAGTGATCTGATCAAGCTCATTTTCCTGCGGAATGAAAACACCGGGCTGTACAGCGGAAACGAGGTGGACATCATCATAACCACAATCAACCGTATCTATCGTTCGGCCAAGAACAAAAGTGGTGCAAACGTGACAATGGATGTGATCCAAGGCCTTGTTAAGGACGTCAACGGACGGTACGGGATCGTCAAAAAAGATCACTACCGCAAATACTACGAGGAGCTCGGTCGTGAACATAAATCTGAGTTCACAGAAATGTCGCAAGAATCGTCTGACTACACTTTGCTACCAGGTGAAGGTGACTTTGAAGCGCCAGGTATTGCACCACATGAACGATTTATGCACGGTGATACCGAAGACATTGACGTCAAAATGCGCAAACACAAGTACAAAATTGTTGACCAGACTGACGACAAGATTGACCGTGAAGTCTTTTGGGATGTGCTTCGGAGCTTCCGTCAAAACATGGACAATCACTTCCAAAAATTCACACAAGACCTCACCAAGAATGATGAGTATTCGATGGCAGAACTGATCGACACAACGAAGAGTGAAATTGGTAAAGCGCGCGATCTCGCTGGTCGTCGTGAGGCAGTTGCTCGCATTTTACAAGGTCGTTCCGACCAAGGCGACATCGATTCGTACGTTGGAGTGATGTTCCACGAAACAGTTGTAACTGGTTTGGCAACACTGAATGGTATTTTCACTATGTTGAAACGCTTCCAAGACGTGCTAAAATGTTCCAACATGACCAAGCTTCGATCCAACATCGAAAAAGCCATTTACGCAATTATTGGCGAGATACGACGGAAGGACACCAACTATCAGGAAGACTTTCATCGCGGAATCATAGCAGCAAAACTGCAAGAACCCGAGTTTGGCGGTTATCCACCATGTGTCATTAATTTCCTTGTATCAGGTTCACCCCATTTTATTACCGATGTCATGGCTGTTCCGCCAATAATCGGTAATAAACCGTTCAAGGTTCTACCTGGAAACGCGGCAAATTACTACGACGGATATCCGTTACCAGAAGCCGACAATGTTGGACCAGGTTGCGAGAACCAACGGTTACATCGTCAACATTTGCCTCCATTGCCAAAGGACTACAGACGCAGGATTGATAAAGTTGATAAGTTCGCCGATCACCGACCACATTACTACAATTGGCGTGGTGGAATTTCGTACTACACACATTCTGGTTACATTTACGAACTGGCATTATTTGCTGGGCGTGAATTGAATGAGTCTGGCGATGAAAACAGCAAAATACAACGCGCCGAAGCGACCATGGTCCGAAAAACCGTATCACGTTTCCTTATTGACGAGCAGGCATGCATGTCAACGTTGCTTTCCAGTTTGTTTGATCTGTCGTCAGGATTTGGCGAGCTCGTCTCTGTGCAGTTCCCGAATACTGAACATTACTCGATTCAAACTGATTTGAGCAAACTTCGCACAACGACCGAAAAGTTGTTTGTAGACGTCAAAGAAATGGTCGACTTCTTCCGACCGAGAATGCGTCGGAACGTTACCGATTTCTACGAATCTGGTTTGACTGCAGGAAAAGAACAGAACAAACATTCGGTTCGATGGTTGAATGAACATTTGTTTGACAACATCTTTTACGGCCGAACGAGCGTTGGAGGTCAGATTGTGAACCACGAAGAAGTGTTTGACGGCTGGCCGAGTGGAATCAATGCTGCGTTCAAAAGTTTGATCGAGGGAACAGGTGTTTCAGGTCGCAAACTGGATGCGCTCATATTGACCGAGTCGTATCCAGCAATTTACAAAAAAGAAAAACGGCATTGCAAAAAGATACTTTACATGTCGTCTGCCTACGACAATAATTATGTGCTGGCTCCTCCGCCCCCAGCAGGTACAGCAGTCCCAACTTACGTGCCTCATCACACAAGACCGCCACCAGCAGTGGCCGCCGCTGGCGGCCCATCCTACGATCCATATTTTTACAAGGTCACCAAGACGATTGCATGGACGTTTCCAGAATGCGCACATGAATACACCTACCCACAGGACGCTGATAATTTGGATCAGCTGAATTTGGACAAAACGGTTGGCAACGCCGAATTGGATCAGCTCCCTGATTTGAAAATCAATACCAACGATGTGGTATTTATTGGCCCAGGAACCACGCCAAACTACGCCGAGGAGAGCTGGAACACTCGCCACAACATCATCCAGTTTTGTGTTATTCTAAATCATAACAATCCTCATACAAACGTTAATGGAACCAGGGGAAATTGGGGGTTCCATGATATCGACTCGATATTGGAATGTGAAACGTTCGGTTCGTTACTTTCTCAGTGGATCAGTTGGTCACCATACGTTTCAGCATGTCAGTGTCGTGCGCCAGGTGGATTTTTCCGCGACAAACCGAGCACGTATGCTGACAAAGACTACTTTGCTCGTTACCTCGTTCATCCGGGACCAAAAGAATCGGACACGATTGCGAAACTACTCGATCCAGCAAGATATCAACCAGCTTCTGATATTGACCGGCTGTACATGGGGATTTGGAAAGAGTCATTTTATTCGCCTGGTGGTCGGCAAGCTGGTTGGATTGATCAACGTTTGGAAGTATCTGGCACTAGGTGGCCAAGGCTCCCACTCTATTCGGATCAAACTGGGAAACCCGAAGCATCGAGTTTGGTGGCCGCGTTTAACACCACGTTGTACAAAATGATGACTCTAACCGGCCGAGCGCACAAGTTGTACGCAAAATTATTTGAGAAGCTATCAAACGGAGTAATGGCTGAATCGGTCGACAGATGGTTTGCCGGAGTGACGCTCCCCGATTTTACCTTCCCTCTCGACAGCAGTTTCGATCCAGTTTCGGTAATGGGTGAACCTAAACGTAATGCGATCATGTACATGTCGCTCGCAATGATTCTCATGAATACAACACATTACAGTGATGTTAAAGGACGATATCCAAACAGTTACCAGGAACTAACCGAGGTTCCTGTGTACATTCAAACGATCATGAAATCGCAGTTACCCGCATTCCGAAACATTATCGATGTTATGTTGAATTTCGCTGGTTTCGTTCGAAACGTTGGAGAGCGGACCAAAATCAGATGGGATAGGCCTGATGAGGATGTGTTACAGCTCGCTTTCCGAAGCGGGATACTGGATCCATCAACCACACCGTATTACAATCGGTCTAAGACGCGTGTCAGACCAATGTCGCCCATTATCGTTGTTTCACCGATCGCTCGGCGAGAGTTTGCACTCAGAATAAGGGGCGAGGTGCAGAAACAGAAACAACGAACAAACAACAAACTGGAACCGGACGGGCCTGACAACAATTCGTTGTTATTAGGTTCACGTGATGCGTTCTTACTTGCTTGTTTGGAACTGTTTCCATACGGTATAACCCCAGACGCGTTGGCTTGCCGTTTGGAAGCCGAATCCTTGCTTAATAAAACGCCTTCTTCGACTGGGGTTGATATTATGTTAGCTGTTAATAAGGTTCTTGAAAAACAGCGACAAAATTTCATGCATGAACACACCGCTATGGGCGCCCCAGAACCCGGGATTCAAGGTCGACCGTGTCAAAACAGATATTCAAAAACGTTGCACCCCGTTGGTTACTTGGACGTCTGGATACTTACTGCACCCATAGGCGGCGGGAATTCTCTCCGTGACACTCCGAACTTAGCGGCAGTGCCAAATATCAGCAAGACGTTCATGGATCCCAATCCGCGCCCGATTACGGATCCGTTTTCAGAACGCTTCCTGTCGGTTAAATCCCTTTTCCATTGGATGAAACATACTGTCCCGAACACGGGATTAATTTTCGATTACTTCCGCCAAATAGTTGTCGGCAATGTACATTTGGCATCGCAAGGTTTCGACACGTCGGTTCTTAAACCGAATGACGCGGGGATCCCCATTTTTACAACCACCGACCAGCTGGCGAATCGATTCGCCAGCCTCCAACAGGGTCCATTCTTACATGTCGTCTCTGAGGCCATCTTTAACCCTACTTGGTTGCAAACCATTGCGGGGGGTGTTCCAGACGATGGGTTTGGAAGACCGGTTGCGGTGGGGATCGATGCAACCCATTTTACCGAGTATGCAGGATGTCTTGGATTAACTACTCCAGCATATTGTCAGTTTTGTTTGTTCCGAATGACTCGGTGCTCGGAAGACCTCGCTCGAGCATACTTTCTTACCGATAATCGCCCAATCAATCCCCAAGTGGCCGGTCTACCAACACCACCAGGATCGGGAGTAGGGCCTGGCGCTTTGCGTAGTTTCTATAAGAAACCTCCCACATCTGGTTACGCCAGACCGATCGGTGCCATATTCTTCCCCGCAATGTCAATATCTCCAAATTTTGGCAGACAACCGCTTTGGGAGGCAAGCCAGCAAACAACAATCGCCGATGACGGGCGTTTGTATGCGCCGCTTCCACGAGACGATTTCAACGCAAATGTTCCTCGGATTCGGATGAATGCAGGTCTCAGAGTTGGAAACGGTTTCGCGCAAATATCGTACCTGTCTATTTTGCAAATGCCAATGTTTGGGCGCCGTTTCCCGACAGTAGTTGCGTCGTCTGAAGCGGCACAGACTACGAAATCAATGATTGATCCGTTAGGTAATTGGCCAGACGAGTTGGATTGGGACAGCAGAATTGTTAACGATAACAGTCAAAACGATTACACGGTCCAACTTTACACCTCGCAATACAAAATGGCAAATCGATTCCAACCAGTTACGTTTGCGTTCAAAAACGACATAACATTCTCACAAGGAGCGACAACGCGGCCAGTTATGATTGGCAAAAATAACAACGGAACGCCTGGCAAATTTGCAATCAAAAACGCTCCGAGAGGTTACTGGCCATGTTTTGATGGTCCAGCTTTAACTTCACATTATCCGGTGTTTGATTCCAATCGGGGACGCAATGTGCGAGATCGTCAGCTCGATATTTTACAAGGCGTAGTCGCCGGGTTAACCGCTCTCCGTGACGGTTGCTCGACATGTCTTCGTGAATTGGTTGACGATCCAAAATTCTGCGAACTGGGTCCCGATTTTATGCCGCAATTCCAATCGGTTTCAGGTCAGATTCCAACAATGCCACTTTCGATCGTGAGCACTACGTTGGTAGACACAGCATCATCTCGACTGAACAGGTTGTTTTACCCAAGTTTGCCTGACACGAGCGAGTTCCGTTTGCAGTACGGTTGGCGCAAAATGCTCGGCGATCCAAAATCAGTTATATCGTCTGACAACGCTCCGTTTGTGGGTAATTTGCTTCAACAATACAACTCGGTTTCGTCAGCGCATCGTAAAATGGAGGCTGGTAATTTCCTCCGCATGTCACAAAACATTGTAATGACAATGCGGTGGTTCCTTTGCAGTCGTCATTACAGCACATTAGTGGGGTGCGGCAAACATCATGCAAAGCGAGTTGGAATGACGGCCGTTATTAAAACCGATCCATTAACGCACAAATCGCGCTACACAGATTCTCCACAATCGCAAGGCAAGAACCTACCGTTTGCGTTGCAAAACACGAATGCGTCTACAATAACATCAATGATCGAGAGTAGTGACCCACGTGTTCCACTGAAAGACATTGCAAAATCAATAAGCGAGTTTCGATCCGACACAGGATCCACCCGTGAACGAGAACGTGCATACAATATCATCGATCTCAACATCATGCCAATCGATTTACATGCGCTCATGCGTGAAATGCCGTTGACACCGACGTACAATTACTCCTACACGTTTGAACAGCTTGCGACACAGTTCTACTTTTCATCGATGCATCACCCCGACATGCAGGCAATTCGCAAACAAAAAATGGTTCACGACAAGAACACTGGAACTTACTTGGTTCGAAACACTCGTGAAGCATTCCTCAAACTGTTGTTTGAACCATTTACGCCCGTCGACATCATTGTTTACGGGTCGGATCTCATCACGCTCGGAACGAACGGTCCGATTGCACGTATTTTCCGAGGCGACAATTCGCTTGGAATGGGTCGGCCTAAATTCCTAAGCGATCAATTGTACAGCGGTCCGTTGTTCGGTTCGTTGTACGTTTATCCATATGCTTACGATGAGGCAGGACCATCGTCTGGAGCAGGCTATGCTCGAGCATTGGATGGAATGTATCGTCGACCCCGACCAGCTGGTCAAGATGGTCCAATAATGTATCCGATTCTATTAGCCGCAGGCGCAGCGCCTGCAGCGCCTGCAGGCGGTGCACCACCCGCAGTAGCAGCACCGTTTGTTCCACCGTTTCCAGGACCTGGAACGGGGCGATCAGGTTCGAGTGTTGACGCAAAATCGATGTATGGTCAAAAGGGAGTACCGTCACGTAAACGAAATCAACGTGGAGGCGACGGAGATGATGATGATGATAAATATGACGAAGTAGAACGTGTGGGTTATGATCCATATCCTCGAGATTTGATGCCAGGTCCCAGGGTTAATGTTGATCCAGCTGGTGGGAGGCGGGACGGAGCGGTTCAGCCCGGTCCAGCAGTTCAACAAGTTCAAACAGATGGCAGCGCGCTCGCAACGTTTGTCCAACGACTCGGGTTCGCTCTATCAATAGGATTCTTCTCTGGTCGCGAAGGAAACAAAGATCTTCGAGCCACACACACACGCGGTTTTGATAACTGGTGGGCTGCTGTTAAAACCGCCCTAACCGTTGGAAAAATTGAAACAACCAATAGCAATCCGTACCACGACATCCCACCCCATTTCCACAAACAATGTACTGAGTTGATTCAGCCAATTATTAACGGGATCGATCAGCGAGCACAATACATTGGGAACCAAATAATCAGAAACATGTCATCATTTGGAGCCATCATTCTGGAAGCGGCGCTTAACAATTTGTATATGGATTTGAATGCAGCTCAAGGCACACTAACATTGGCCCATGCCTTGACAATTATCCGAAATAGCGGGTGGATTACACGTGCACTTGCTCTCAATACCATCATGAACACCCGAGGTCTCGCGCTTATTACGACGAAGTTTACAGAAAAATGTACAACCATTACCGATTACACTGGGGGTCTGCATCCGCTAATTGAGGCCGAAAACGTGCACGAACTATCGGCGCTGGCGCAACGGAACTACAATTTATACGCGTCAAGAACCATCGCAATTGCGGCTAATCCACAAACTGCCCCCACTCACCAACCCACCGGGAACTACGCAAACGGCAATGTTGTCCGCGTCACTGATGCACATTTCAAGCAGAACAAATATTACTCTGTTTTCAATCAACCTCTCTTCGAATTCTGGGACGTTATTAAAATGAACGTGGGTTTTGTTAATCCATCGAGCGTGTCGGCACTGTTGGTTGCCCACATGTACACATTCATTTCCCTGGGTCGGAGTGATAGTACGACCGTACCGCCCATCATTAAGTTAACCGGAAGACAAGGCAAGGATGTACATTCAATGTACATGCGTAGCTTAATGCATTTGTTCCGCAACAAAAGAGTTGTTCGAACTTCGACCCGTGGGGATTCGGTGCTTATTTTCAAACAAGATCCGTACCCAGATGAAGTTAATCCATACGATATTGGAGTAATCGGGGGAACATGTAGTAAATATCCCGACCCAGTGCCGTTCGTTCCAACACGTGGAAAACTCGCTGGACCGAATTACGAACTGATGGGTCAAGCTGGTGGAACTGCTTGGTTATGTGCATCAATTGCAAATGAGACGTTTTCGGCATTGTGTAACGCTGGAGTTGTTCCCACCCAAGCAGTGTTCAAAAAAGCGGATTTACTTCGAGGAATAATGATGTATCCATCGACGTACTACGATTTGGGACAGTCTGAAGGTGCCGGAGCTGCGCAAAAATGTCTTCCCGGAACCGTTGGCCAATTCATGCGTCACGCGTTTTGGCTCCTTTGCCGCGGGTTTCCCGATTCGCGCCCGCCCTCAAAAGAAGCTTTGCAAATTGTGCTTAATATATCCGATGCCAACCCTAACACCCTTCCAATGGGCCATGTCGGTCCTGCGAGAACCGATACCATGTTTCACGCAGCTACTACAGCATGCGCTACAGCCCAACCCGATCAAATGGATTTATGGAATTTGCGTGTAATTGACCAGGTCACAGCTGCGGGTGCCCCTCCTGCTGGTGCGTCTCTTGCTGCGGCGTTGAACACCGATATTATTGCCAGAGTCATTTTGCATGAAGATGCATGGTCGGAAATTAACACAACCTGTCTGATTTCGATATTTGCCAACCTGATGGATAAGGGTTTGTGGGGTCATCCTGATTGGCTTCAGTATTTGAACGTTACCGGCACACCAACGGCTGTCAAAATCTGGGACACCAATGGAGCAGCACCTCCCGCTGCCGGCGCCAATGACATCGAGATCACGTTCAAATATCTAATGATCATCATGTCAATGTTTGCCTGGCAGTCGTACAAAGATATCAATGCGCGAATGGAAACGGGATCGGAGGAAGAACAGTTGCAAGCAATTAGCTCGCAATGTTTTATCAACGCCATTCCGCACATTATTAATTTCTGTAGCACGTTCGCAGCTACAACGGTTTCGTCCGTAGCCGCACATCCGATAGGCAGCATAGGCTCCCGTGATCCGTCGGTATTTGGTGGGACGAACACGCCGATTGTATTAGCAGCCGCCGATGGCGGCATTTTGGCGGCACCATTTGCCGCCCCGGGGGATGGCGCCCCAGCTATAAACCCCAGCTCAGCCTCCACAATTTATGCCCCGAGGCCTGACACGGTTCTACCTGAAGCTACCGAGCCCGATTTTGCGGCCATTTCGGAAGTAACTCATCACCATACTCAATATACACGCAATCTTGGACCCGAGTTGAATTTAAGTAAACTTATGGCTGTGCATCAGCTCCCATGGGGAATACTGGTTAATCACGCGGGAGGGGGTCCTTTGAGTATACGAACCCCGACGTGGGATCAAATATTTATTCACTCGATCGCGTCACAGCTACCTGGGGCGGCAAACATCGGCGACCCGCTAAGAACCGATTTCCCCTCGGAGGATCTGAAATCAATGACGGAGATCGGATCCAACGTTGTGGTGCAGATGCCAAATTACGTGTGCTCGCGCGGGAATGAAATACTTCCTGGATACGACTTCGAGGATCCCAGATTCGCAGTATTTGATCCAAACGATGGTCACACTCCGCCATCATGGTTACAGTTCAGAAACTCACCGGCTGCGTGGGGACTCAATCACTTGGTAAGTTTGACACCGGACATTTCACCCGACATAAGCACTGCGTTATCGTCACTGCGCAATGTTTGCGCGCTTGATAATGCCATTAATACTCCAAACCGAGCCAACATGTTGATAATGTATTTCCTCACTCGCGCACCCGTTTCGTTCCAATATTTCGCTCGTGACCAGATTGGTATTGTTCCAGCTTTACCAATGATTCGAGGCATTCATTTCCCCAGCCACGCAATATCAGAAACCCCTGGGGTTGGAATTGTTGATAGGGGTTCGTTCGAATCACTCCGAGCGGTTGTTGATATTCGTGATGCTATTCCGAAAGCATTCACCCAGGGATTCGTAGAACTGATTGGTGGACACATTTCCGCTAAGGCAATTGCGGGTGGTGCCATTCCTTGGGACAAAAATTACCACATACCAGGCCCACAGTACCCACACAAACTCGGCAACTACATGTTTTACCCGTTTGAACATACGCATCCACAAACGGTTGCGCTGTTCTACCTTGGCGCACCCCGAGCGAACAAAGTTGGTGGACAAGACGAATTTTCACATGCCAACGCAGTTAAAGTGGTTGCGCTTGGCAACATTGCGTACGAAAAGAAACGAATCCTTGATACCGTTGGTCGACTCCGTTTTGACACCACGTTTGTTCGAAAGATCTTCTTCGTTACGAATCTGTTCCGTTTGACTCGTTTGAATATTAACCGAGTTGCAACCCAGTACCACAAAGTCATTGTGAAATCACACGCTTTGTCAAATCCGTCCATTACCGAGTTTGGTGTTGCACCATACGGACCAAATGAGTTGATGGAACACAACATTAAAGGTCGCGACGTCAACGTTAATCCAGCTATGGTACTTGACGATACCCCAATTGATGATTATCGTCACCGCAACTTAGATGGTAACTTCGTTAGCGACAGAACAATGGAGAGTCACTGGGAAGCCGTCCAACCACCGTAATAAGCGGTCGCATGAAGTGCCAGATTTCTGACCGCCATTAGATTTCTGGCCCTGTTGAGGTTTTGACCCCGTCAAGAACCGTCTTTTTTTTCGGCGTCATATTTGATTACTGTTTTGGATACTCAATCCACAGTGGAAACTTTCAATGGAACCGTTTGATTACTCCCGTTTGGCACCAGTACCGTACGGCTTTACGAACAGCGGAGCAAACTGTCATTTCAATTCGCTCATTCAAGCGTTGCTTTCGCTGCCAGCGTTTGTGGAATTGGTGAGACGAAACGCAGCCTCGCTCGATCTGATTGAAACAGGTCGAATAATGGGACAAATTGCCCGAGAAGCACCGCAGACAACAGGTCAAGTATCGTCGTTATCTTACGATTTGCTCCGAGCTCTCATGGTTGATTTACACTCGCGACAGATCATAAACAGCTTCGGCACGTCGCAAGAAAGTGCCAGCGAGGGGTTGACACTCCTGATTGACTCATTGGACACGCGGCGATTGACAAACGTTGAATCAGCGATTGCAAAGGCAATGTATCATCGCATAATTTGTGTTTACCGATGTGGTCGATGCAAAAAAGAGGTGTCCAGTCGAAACGACTATGCGATCATTTTGAACCTGTTTTACCTCGACTACCTGCCGCATTACCCGTCTACGACCGAGGAATTCGCTAACTGCATCCTCCGTCACGTAGAAACTGTGTCGGATTACACATGTGAAAACTGTTCGAAAGTGCCAATTGGTGATTATCTCTGTGACTGTGTTCGATGCGCTAACGCGGTGCAAACACTTGTCTTGTGCAACGATCCCGATTGCAAAAAAGCAGTGCAAGGACCGCGAACAACACCACTCCCGAGCTGTTGCCTGTGTCGCAAAGAGGGTTTTAGCCCATGTGCACGGAGCGGAAAACATGTGAGTCCAGTGCAAGTTCGATCATGTGACGAATGCAAAAAAGCATTAGAACGGACCTGTTTTAACGGTTGCCCGGACTGCAAAAGTGGTGTCAGGTCGTACTATTTATCACTGCTGCCTGAGATTTTGGTCTGTTCATTCAACGTGTATCACACCAGAACTCACACGCCGAAGCCGCACTGGTATCCCGAATTACTGACGTTTGATGGTTTTCGAAGCGGTGTCAAATGTAAACTGCAGTACAAATTGGTTGCGCAGATTGATCATAGCAGTGGGCATTTGGGAGGTGGTCATTATACGGCAGTTGGTACACGTGGCGATCAGCAGACGTATTGCTTTAACGACACATCGGTAGCACCGCACAGCCTCAGACCGAACGCTCACACGTATTTGATCTTTTACCACTTCGAAAAGTACGTGTAAATCGTGCTAGCGACGTTATAATTTTATTTTTTTACGCATACGGGTCTGCGAAACCATATTCGATTTGTTGACCCATCAAACCATACTGTTTCGGGGGAATGAATGTACTCATCGAACGCATACCAATCATAATAATTGGATTGTGATCAACCTCTTGCCTGAGGTAGCGTCCGTTTGTTGGAAGATTGTTTACCCATTTACGATGGTTGTCGTCCAAACGTTCGTTTGATAGATGTTCACGAGCGTAATCATCATGGCTACGTTTCGATTCCTCTTGGTAGTTGGGGTTGACATTGTCGTAAATGAATATGTCTTCGAGTCCCTGATCCAGATTGAGACTCCGACATCCACTGTCTGTTGGACGCTCGTTTGATTCGAAATCTTGGAAAAGCTCGCGGGCTCGTGCCTGACCTGTTGGTGGTGTGTAGTCTTTTTTGCCCTTGTTTCGGAGGAACAAATGCGCACCAATGACAATCAAAATTATTGTCATCGTTATCAGGAGAGAAAGCAAGGTGGAATCGGTGGCGGTATTATGTGCGTGTGGCATTTCGTGCTTATACGACCGTCGAGAAAAAAAAGGAAATTTGTCAGGCAAAAATTGCTTACTTGAGCGAAATCATTGCTTGCTGGATCGCAATCAGCTCGTTGCGTGATCGCCACATTTCGTTGATGAGATTGTTTTCGGCTTCGCTAAACGATTGCGAAATTTGTCCGATGAAGTGTTCGTCAATGTCTGACTTGTCAATTGAGTCGTCGTCTGCTTCCTCTGCGGCCCACGCAGCGTTTATAACGTCGTCAAGCGTTCGGCCAAACTTTGTCATCAAGTTATCGAGTCGTTGTGCCTGTTTCTCGAGGAATCGATTGTTGTGGCTCCAAACTTGTTGTCCCAATCGGTTCCTGCTTTGGGTAATTTGCCTGCTGAGTGTGAGTTTGCTCGGGATTCTGCCGAAACCTTCCCAAATAGTTTGTAGATCGGTTGCGAGCTGTGGACATTGCTTAACGGCATTGTCAGCGTATTGCCTCGCTGTTTTTAACCACCACGACCAAAGTTCCCCATGAACTGTTGTGTTTGTACCAGCAAACCGTGAGAACGTATATATCGGATGTAGGAAGCCACTCATTGGTTGACCAAGTGTGGAGGTATCAGGCATTGTAACATGTGGATCGTACAAGATCAATGACGCACCACCAAACTGTTGGGTTAACATGTGAACTATTTTCGGTTTTATCCGTTTCCACGTTTGTTTGTATCTGGTCAACGTACCTGGTCGGAGCCCATCACACGCTTTTGTTTGAAGGAATTTGGTTGCATTTTTCTGTGCTTGTTCGTCCATTTTTTTGAGCTCAGCATCGGTCAACAGCTCGTTTGTTTCAATCGGTTTGCCCTTGTCATCGAACGCAAACATATCTTCGTAGTTAATAAAACGTGCGAGCGACGTACAAACAAAACCAAGATAATGCGTTACGTTCGGCATGATCCATTGCTTTTCGGCGAAATGTAAGAACGCCATTAGACTACCGATCTTGCTGGTTGACTTCTTACCTGTGAAATCAACTGCTGATTCGTCTTGAATGATGTAGTCAAATCGTTCACCAGGCAACGGCAGCTCGAAACCTATTGGCTCCGATCCGCTCCAGCTTGTTTTTAAGCGTCCCATCTGTTCCACAAACAGGTTAACACGTGGATTATGCTTCGTTGGTCGGTAAGCAGCGCGTGCACTGAACGATGACAAGTTCCAGAACGACCAACCGAACTGTGAACGTGACAACACTGCCTTTTGTGTTTGAACAGCCTGATTAATACATGGCGGACCGTCTTCCAGCGGACTAGAATCAATGGTGAGCTGTCGTTGTTTGTTGTAGAAATCTAGAATGTTCTGTCGTATGTCACCCGAACGAAACGGTACAAGCTCTTCTGAAACGAGGGGATTTTCTTCACGGATCGAAGTTAGCGCTCGGAAGAGTTCGTACGCTGTTCTGGCAGCGTCAATAATTATGTCCACAGCTAATGTTTGGATTCGTTCTTTGGCATCTGGTTGTTGCCATCCGATGTCAAGCGCTTGCTGAATGTATTTGCAAATAATCTCGTTTGCAAACTCCGTTTGACCACGTCGACGTATCGAAATACCTCGAAGGAAACGTGTTGGATGATCGAAGTTTGGCTGATTTTGGTGCTCGTAACCAAGGTATTTCTTCTTTCCAGCCCAAATTGACGGATACAAAATCTCTTCGTAAGCCATTGATAACCGAGTCCAACCACTGAATTCAATCAGTTCGGTGTTGACAATGTCACGGATAATGTTCACTGATTTGATTGTTTCCCAGATTAATGCCTCACAATATGGTTTGCGAGCAACACCACGCAACGGTTCATTGTTTTCGTCAACGGGTTTCGGAATGTCTTTGTAAGTTTCAACGGGACAAGTAATGTAAAGCGAGTCGGTGTCGCCGTATTTGACCGTGTAACCATGTTTTTCAACAACCGATTGTGCGAATCGAATTGCGTTCTGACCTGCTGTTGTTACACCACCAGCAAGCTGGAGCAAGAAGAAACACGATCGGGAGTTTCCCGTCTCACCGTAAAACGTGTTCATAGTTACTTTCAACGCCTTTTGCTTTGCATCGATTGACTTTTGTTCGAAATCAAGGTCAGCCAAACATACATAGTCGGCATGTCCTTCGGTTTCCGCACCGCTTGCTCGGAGCTTTTCAATCTCCTTGTCGAGTTGTTTCAAACGTTTCTTCATGTTTTTTCGTTTGGTAAACAGTTCAATGAGCACCGACGGAAACAGTCCAATTTGCTCCGTAACACCTTCGTGTCGGACAAAGTGACCATGTATTGCACGGTACCCGTAATCAAAATCAACCGTGTAGATGTCTTTTGTTCGAGCAAGAAACTCGGCTTCCTCGTCAGATTTCTCCCGAACAATCAAGTCGGTTTCGATTTGCACTTTTTTGATACGTTCCATTTGACTTTCGCGAAACGTTGCCAGCTTGTTTTTGACGTAGGCTCCTGACATCAAATGTAATCGGTCAAGTTCCAGTTTGTCTTTCTCGGTTGTTAAAGCGTTAACAATTACTTTACGTTTGCGAACCTCTTCGTCGAACGGGTTTTTGCTACCGCTGTGTTGTGATTTTGACCACGCGTCGTGCGCGTTAGCAAGTCCCACTTTGGCAATTTGCAAGTTGTTGGTAGTTGGTTGCAGATTCGTTTCGATTACGGCAACCTGTAATCGGGCAGACTCTCGCAAACGAGTCTGTTCCAAATCAGTATTTTTTTTGCCCGTAACGCGTGCGTCCAACACCGCTTTTAGGTTAGCTGTCGCTTGCTTTTCGGCGTTACAGAACACAAACCTTTCTGGTGAGAGGTTGTAAGTCATGATTAGCGACGGGTACAATGATGCAAAGTCAAGACCAGTAACTGGGAACGTACATTCGGGTCCTTTTATCGGCGGGAACACGTACGCTCCAGGGAATTTTGCTTCGTCAAGCAACATGTTTGGATGTGAGTTTTGGCAGAGTATGCCGCGTCGAAAAGCATGTGCATTGAGCACATTGCTTACTTTCATTCCACCAGCATAGTTAAAGCAGTCACCAAGTGACACAAACGATAGTGATGCAACTTCACGTTGTTCGTTGATGACGTTTCGTTTGACCAGAAGTTCTTGGCAACGCTGTGCATCGACAATGCAATACTTGGCGACGTGACGCATTAACGATCGGCTACGTTGCAACACGTTTGCTTTCACCGATGCGTTACCACAAAGCAACGCGTTTGCTTCTTCGTAGATGTCAAACATACGTTGATACGGCATGTCTTCCTTGCAATCAATTCGATTCTCTTTGAGGAAGAAGTTGAGCGAGCTGAAATCGCTTGACGGGTACATTTTCATGAACGCGATGCGCGTGTCAATAGCGATAAAGCCCGGTATTTTTGGTAGCTGTATTTTTTGTGATGACTCAGCCGAGATTTTTACGTCCTGACGACGAATGAAACGAATGCGATGCCACCCAACAGATGTTGATGCTCGCTTCTGTTCGGTTTTGTTCTTTTCGGCATCGTCGGCAACGTCCTCGTCAGACCCGTCTTCGGGTTCTGGCAAACCTCGTGAGTTGGATGTTCCTATGTTAGCACCCATGTGTTGGAAGACAAACGGTGACATTGCGAGATGCTTCATTTTGCCAAATATGAACGGCCAATCGTATTGACCATCATTGAAACCGGTAACAATATCTGGCTTCCAAGCTTCGACAATGTAAGCAAATGCTCGTATCATGTTTGCTTGTCGGGTGTCAGGATCGTGTGCGTTGGCAGCTCCGCGTAAAAATTGTCCTTCAACGATAATACCAGCTCGATCAACAATAACAGTATCCCACCTGGAATCTGGTTCGGTTTCCACATCAACAAGACAGATTGCATGCAATGGTTTTGGGTTGTCTTTCCAGTGTAACGTCATACAAATCATAAACACCACATCATCCACATATTTGGCATCGGGAACTTCACCCAGTTTGCGACCTGAAAACGTTTCGATATCCCAGGTCATGACCAGTAATCTGTCACGGAGCAAATTTGGCGTATTGCGTTTGGTTTCAATGTTTTGGTCTTGCTTTGCCTGTGGGTCGAACGGGTTAATAAATGAACGAACTCCATTAACCGAAACAGTTAATATTTGCAAGTCAACGCGGTGTGATGGACGACCAACTGGAAACGATTCGTAACCTTCGAGTTCCATTATCTCTGACATGAGTACACCGGTTTCGCGTGCGAACTTACGAAAGTAATGGTAACGATCGTCAGAATACATATCAAAACGATCTTCGAAGCATTCGATAATGGCTTTGCGTGCTTTCATACTCACCGTAACTATGTGGAGAAACGGGATCGGCTCCTCGCGGTATCCGAGTAAAGGAAACCGATGTATGATTGTGATTGTTGGTAGAGGTTCGAAGACCTTACTCTTTGAGTACGCATGTTTGATTTCGTTAAGCAAATCAGTAACGAGCTTATCTGGGTCCATGTCGTGCGGGACACGGACATCAAAACAAACTGATATGCCCTTGATGCTTGCCTTTGTCTTCATGCCGTCAACTGTTATTCCGTAAATGTCAAGGACATACTCATGAGTGTCTTCGAGAAACACCTCGCGGATGTCGTTTGGTATGAACAGCAACGTTTCACCACGTGCAATTTGTGCAGCAACTTGGGCTGTTTCCTCAGGGTACTGTTGACGTATGTACGCCTCCCTCGTTAGTAACGGCGGTGTGAATGTGTTTAGTCGGTAGCGAATTGCGGGTTTGTCTGTGGCAAACTGGTCACATTCGAGCTCCCAACCTGTGATGTCGGCTTCGACAACTTCTTGATCGACAAACTCTTCAACTGGTTCAATTTCTGCTTGGTCCATAGCGATTGATAGTCAGTTAACAAATTCAAATATCAGATAAATCGAGTGACATATCGAACGTCGGATTGTAGTTCACATGAACCCCGCAGTAGCGCGTGGGGTACTTGGAATAATCGATCAGCCTAATAACGTTACACGAGTTGGCGGCCAGGAGAATTTGACCAAAGTTCGCCCAAAACCTACGGTCATGTGAAACACCTCCACGTGCAACGTGTGCAATTTCATGCAAGACAACGAACATGATCGTGTTAAAATCGTGTATGTTACCAAATTCATCGTCACCGTATGGACGTTGTCGAAGACACATCGAAATATTCCTGTTTCTCAAGTCGAAAAAGGATGACTCGCCAAATGCTGGGAGATGTTCGTGGATTGCTTGTTTCCGTACAATCTCTCGAATGGAATTGTATTGTGCAACAGTGAGATCGGCAGACGCACCAGCAACAGTTTTAAGGTTTTGTACAATTTTTTTGAGCGTCATGGCCGAGTCATACTTGTCATCTTCACCCAACGGAGCGACTTGGTAACAACCATCCTTGATGCAATATTTGGTGCTCCGTTTGCGGCGTGAATATCTGATGTAAATTAACACGAAAACGATCACAACAGCTACGATCCACAATGTAGAAAGTTGGAAAAGAACCATCAGTATACAGGTGATGTTAAATCCGTACGAAACACAACCGCTACGCGTTGTCCAGCTCGACCCCCACCAGCGCCTTATTACGCGTGAATTGTACTTTGGCAACGCGAAACCGAAGCCGACCGAGACGACAATTCTGCCAAAATCGTTCGTTCGGGCATCGAACTTTCGAACAGATAAGACCTCAATAACGGTCTACCCCGAGGACAATTTCCTAACGGTGAAGCAAAAAATACAAACTGCTACCGGCATTCCGATCTTCCGCCAACACATTTTCTTTTCCACCAAACAAGGTGGAACCGATCACATTGCATCAACTTACTCTATGTCGCTGCGGAACTGGCCAGTTGATATCAACGCAGCGACCATGTTAGCAACATGTTTTAACGCTGGTGTTGAGTTAGACAAGTGCGTTCACGGTCTCCCAATCGACATGACGTTGGTTGACGGACGTGAGCAGATCAAAATTACTGCTCGGGACACGTTCATAAAGTTAGAAATATTGCCAGGATCCTTCGTGTATCAAATCTTTTTGATTGACCTGGCAGACATGTTGCAACAACTTTGGAAGCACAACACGGCTGCCAAGATCGCTCAAGACACGTTCATAATCGAAACCATTTATTGGGGTTTTGTTGCTAAATTTTTCCCGATGATAACGCCCGACCTACTCAAATCTTTGATCATTGAAGGTGCTGATGACGATGAGGTTGGTACCGAATACCCTGACATGGTTGCTTCCAAAAGAAGTTTGGAGCTGCGGTTTGCTGTGGAGCAACGCATTATTAACAAGGTTTACACACATTCAAGCCAAATTCACAAGCTCAAAGAAGCTGGAAAGCAAATACACATCTCAATCGTTCACGCAAACGTGCAAGTCAAGAGCGCAAACCCGCTCGGCACGCTCAACTTGCGTAACATTTTCGATTGGTTTGCAACATCGGAACAGGTCCCAGTAATCACATTATCGTTTGATTCTGTCGAGAAGCCAGCAAACCGTATCAATGCCATCAAACGCCATTTGTCAAGTCACCATCCCAAAACCGAACGCACATTGGAACCATTTTTGGAAGCGGAACTCGAACCGTTCGAACATGTTTCAATTGCCATCTTGGTTTCAAAGCAATCAAAGGTTGCTGACATGCAGTACTTCCAACTCGTTACCCTCATGCTATCAATTAACGGATCGTACACGATATCAAGCCATTGGGAAGAAGACGAGCACATCGCATTTGACGACATGGTTACCTACCTGAATGAGTTCGTGAGCCCGATTATTAAAAAAATAAACTCGTTTGGAATCGCAGCGTTTTCTGTTAGCACGGAGCTACTTTTGCCAGACACAACGTTTGTTTACACGCGCATCAAATCAGTTAACGCAGCCATATTTTGGAGCAACTATTTGTCATCAGAGAATTTTAAAGAGCTTAAAATGCGGTTGAACGATTTCGAACGGGCAGGCATACTCAAAGTAAAGCTGTCACATGCCGCAAACATTGTCTCAATTCTGTTTATCAAAGGCATGACAAACTTTGACATCGAAGCATTCGAACGTTTGTACCTGAAACTACGCAAGTACCAAAACTTGTCAAACCAATACCTTCACATGACTGATCCAACTATCAAACAGTATTGGGATCACATTTTTGGAGGTCGGACAATACACATCATACATCGATCAACCGACATCAAAATCGAAGTAAGCGGAGTTAATCTGGTGGAGTTCGACCTCATCTTTTACTACATGATTTACTTTCTCGAAACCATCCTGACAAACAGACCCAAACGAGCTGAAGTTGATGTGCGGAAGACAGATCGCGTGTCTCGTCAGCTTATCGAACGTGATCCGAACTTGTTTGACTTCCATAAGTACGACGAAAACCTTCCTGGATACACATCACATTGCCAGGGTCAACGTCAGCCGCTTATGTTTTCGCAAGCCGAGTTTGACAAAATGGATGACAAAACAAAAGAGAAAATGACACGCTTCTGGAACTTTACCAGAAAAGAACCAGCATTCTATCAGTGCATTCACAAGAAGTATCCTTACGTTGGTTTCCAGGTCAAAGCACACCCACTTAACTATTGCGTGCCGTGTTGTAACGTTGCCAAACCCACACCAGGAAGCAAGAAGGAACGTGTCAAACGTGTTTGTACGACTAAGTTTGTCTACGATGAAACTGAATCGAAAGCTGCCAAGACGAACGAGTCGGTTGAAGACAACGCTGTTGGATCAGAGAATCCAGCTGTAGATCCAACTGCCATCATTCCAATTGTGGATGGCAAACAAGAATTGAGCGGGACAATTGTCGGAACGGAGATTATCCGACGCAATCGCACGAACAAAACCTCTAACAAAGTTGTTGTTGGAGATCGTTACACTTTGCTTTTTGGAAAGACAATTTCGGTCGGGAGGTCATCGTTTATCCCACCAGTTTTGGAAGGCTTCTTGTTTCCACCACCGTTAACTACACGAGTCTATCGTTTGATGGGAGTCGAACAATCAATTCCGCTCGTCAAAAATGCTGGATTCATGTTTTCAATCAGTCAGATCGTTCGTTTGACAGTTCCGCAATTGATTGACCAACTCGAAAAATCACTTTCACACATTTCATCGTATGCACATTTACTTGGTCGCGGGCTATTAAATTGCTTTGCCAACATTTCTGATTTCATGCAAGCGCTTCGACAAACGTTCGTCCATCCCGAACCACTTGTTTTTACCCCGTTCATGATTGGTGGACCGCTAGGAAACAGCTGGACAGACTTGATTGCTGATGTGGTCGGAACAGTTTTACAGTTACATATTATCCGTTTTCGAGAATTGGCAAATGGTGAGTTTATTTTGGTTTCACCGCGACTCGTTTGTGACTACATTACACATGCAAGTTTCACGATGGGCATCATTTTCGAAACACAACACGGAACATACCCGCTAGTTATTGCGGACAAGAAAATGTTTCACATCACTGGTGCTGGTGACACGTTTGAATCAGTTTTTAACTGCCGTGCAAGCTATGGTCGGGATGTGTTAAACGCAATGGCAAAAATCGTTTCAGGCCAGTGTCTGTGTCGGCCCCCATTCGTAGCTCATCAAATACGTTTCCTTTTACAATCTCGTAGCTCGGGGACGTCGTTGTTTGGGGTTCGAGCAAAGTTTATTGACAACCAGTACCGATGTTTTGGGCTTCTGATTGAACAGAAATTTGGTGACAAGGCGGAGTTTTACGTACCACTCGCAAATCAAACCATATTTGCCGACTTCATTCCTGGTCGGATTGGAGGCATTCGGCGTGGGTTGTTGGCGAAGCCAGAAACACTTATGTTGCTTGTGTGGATTCTAAACGACGTTCGTAAACATTACGGTGAAGCACAACGTCTCATTGTTCCACTAGCTTATCTGCGTTGGAAAGATGTCATCATCGGTTTCATTGCACCAGACTCGGACGATTGCATACAAGAACTGTACTACTATCACCAAGATATTCCCATAGTTAACGAGAAAGCAGAGTTGTATGTGTTTGATGACGCGTTTGTACATGGTGTTAACAAAATATATCAAACAAAAACGGTCGCATTATCCGACGTAACGATTGTCAGGATCCCATATCATCCATGTGACGTGTCGGAAAAGGTGTTCGAATACTCTGAGAAAACATCTGAGAAGAGCAAAATATTGCTCCCAGCAAACAAACAACACCTTGCTGTCGAAGGGTTGTATTCACATTATCAGTTCCGTTTGCTATGTGCTGAGTTCGCGTTACAGATTAGAAATCGGAAAAACGAAACGATCCGAACCCAAATCGCATCGATCATTGCGACCATTGCGTTTACAAACATTAACGATCGACGCCTGCAAATACACCAAATCCTTGCCAAATATCCGAAAGACATCCAGATCCTGGACTCGCTACTAGGTGTGTTTTACACAACAAGCAAGTTCGGCTGCGAAGCATTGCAGGCACAAGTGTTGGGTTTGATTGGGAAGATTCATTTTGATTTCGATTGTGAAATTTTGTTCCAGCTACACCTCGAAACTGACCCAAAGATAGTTAGGCAGCAGGTTAACGACATCTTACAACCACATGTTACGTTCGACAAAACCGTTAATGAGTTTATTGGCAACGTTTATGTTCCATGTTCGGTCGATCCCGAGCTGCGTGAAGTTGCTGGCAAAATGGGTTTCGACAAACATTGTCAGGGCGGAAAACTGCGACTGTCATCCAGCAAATACGAAAGTTTGCTCGATCTGCTTGTTGCCGACATTGCAAACCCAATCAAAGTTTACTCAATGCTTGCGATGGTTTCAGGTGTCATTCATGAGTTACAATTCGTTTCTCGTGCGAATGAGCATATCGAGATAGAAATTGAATGAACTTTCGTGAACTTCGAAACGCAGTTGGTAGCTTAGATTTTGATTGCGATCTTGTTGGCTACGGCAATCCGCATTTTTTCAAGTCGTGGACTGGGAAAGTTGTTATTTTTGGTTCGGTAAACCAAAAAAGCAAGCGCACACGTTACAACGTAGTTATTTTGCTTGACCCGCAGTATGTTCAATCAGCTTGCCGAATGGATTACAACACTCTTGAAACCAAAATTTACCAACAGCTCACCACGCAAATTATCGAAGCAAATGTGTCGCCGCACATTGCTGGTGTGTTGGCGTACAAGACGTGCCCTGACATTCTACGGGCGTTGCCGAAGCATGTTTTGACGCAATCCGAGCTTCTCAAATCAAAAGCAAATCCCTACGAAACGATGTTACATCAGCTTCGTTTTGACCATACCAAAGGCATGTTGCGAGGTGGATTTTCGTACTTGGTTTTGGAACAGTGTTCATTTTGTGCTGGTTACCTTGCCGACGAACTGATCCGTCCAAAGCTTTTCAAAGCACACGCTGACATGGTGGTTGCAATTATGCGGCGAATGCTTTTTCAGATCGTTTTCACTCTTGCAAGCACTCAAAAAACGTTTAACAACTTCAATCATAACGACCTGTTTCTGCGAAACATTCTGTATGAGCTCGTCGAAACGACGGACAAAAAAAAGCGCTCACAAGCGTTTATTGAGTATGATTTTGACGGTAACAAGTTCTACCTACCATATTTCGGAATTTGCGCAAAGATAATCGACTTTGGGTTATCAACGTTGGGTGACATGGTTCCTATTAACTTTCAGGAGATACAAAGCGGTCAGTATCGTGTTGTCAACCGTCAATTCGCACACAAGAACAATCGTAACGACTTGTTTGTTTTGCTCAACGAACTTTACAACGGGCGCGTGACAACGTCAGAGTTTGTTGGTTTCCGATCGATCATTGATAACAAATCTATGCCACTGAGCGGTCGTAAAGCACTTCGAACATTGTTTGGATCGTTTTGGAACGTAAATGCGATCGAAAAAATTGATATTGATCGGATGCGCAAAGTGAACAACATTACTGATATTGATATTCTCCAGCAAATGATTTGTGATCCCGCAGATTATTTGACACGTCAAAAAACTAGCGGCTGGAAGTCACCAATCGACCCGTTTCAAAACTATCGTGTGCCACCAAAACACCCCCAGGTGATCGTACAGAAATTTAGCTGCCCCAGCAATATACGAGATGGATTCAGTCAGCTTTGATCAGTTTAAGAGCAAACCGAATGAGTCAGAAAAAAAGCAGCGGTATTTGTCATTGAAGCTCGTGTTGATTCTCTTCTTGCTCTTCATCTTTGTGAGCAGTGATGTGTTTATTTTCAACATTTTAGGCCGATCGCCGAGTTTCGCAAATCGTGACGGAACGTTATCGTCAACTGGAATTGTTGCACAGGGTGTCGCGCTCGTACTCTTGTTTATTATCGGTGATTACTTGGTGAGCAACCAGTTCCTGTAGGTCGGTTATTTCTGATAGCAAACTTGGGACAGCCAAAACATCAGATGGATTTGACGGCATTATGTTAGCAGGGAGTATTGCGTCAACAATTGGCATTGCGTCAACGATCGGTTCGTCTGCATTAACTACACTGACAAGATCAGCTGCAGCTACTTCAACTGGACCACGACAATCGGCATCGGGACGAGGTTTGATGATAGTAAAATTGTCCCAATTGTCATTGAAAATGGTTTGCAGATACAGGTAAATCAAATCGGCATCGTCGTGTTGACGAACACCAAGTATGTTAATCTTACCACGTAGGAAGATGTTTATCCGAACTGTTTTTTCCCTAATCATGAACTTGAACGCAATCTTCATGTCTTCTTGTGCAGCTTTGACCTCCTGGATTGGGAACGGGGTGTTCGGATCTGATTCAAGGAAATCAACTAGCGCATCCAAGTCAAGTATCATGTATGGATCGTCAGCAGTTACGTCTGCTCGTGGAATGAAGCAATTGTAATTGATCATTATCGGTCTGTCAGCTACAACCCTAACTGGTGTAAATTCGCATTCGATTCCAACTGCGCGTTTCTTTTCTGTGTAAATTGTCATCTGTTCATTAACAAACGTAGCCCATGCAGCTACTGCTGCACGCCCATCGGAAAAGTTGTGGCAACGGACACCGGGAACTTGTATTACACCAGTTGTTGTGAAACATTTAACTTTGAAAATGCGGTCATCGAGCCATGGGCGAACGATCGGTTCAACGGCAGAGTTAAAACAGGTACCATCTCCTTGCAGCTTTCGAGTGCGCACATTTTTTCGGAACTTAAACGTGCGACTGATTTTAACTTTGCGTTCAAGCTTGAGGAAGTGTTCGAAGCCTGGTTGTGCCGTGTGACCAAAGTTGCAATTGATAGCAACAATCGGGTCACGTGGTACCACGTTGTCAATGAACTCGGCGATCGGAATACAGATGTTATCGATCTTTGACTCAAACGTGCATAGGAACATGTTAAGCGGTGACAAAATTGGGTCGGGTCTTGGGTTGGATTCCATGTACTTCGGGCAATTGTACTATCTGCTTCTAATTCAAATTTAGTTCAAATAAAACGATCAATTGTTCCAGTTATTGGTGCGAGGTCACCTTCGTGAAAGTAGCCCCACGAGTTCATTCGGACGATCATAAACACCAGAATGGTCATCATTACCACAATCAAAAACGCAATCCACCGAGTAGCCATATGAAGATCGGGGGACAAATTACATAAATTTGCCAACTCGATGGATCAGCCGTATCAACCGCCAAACATTTTGTTCTTGCAAGGGTTAGTGGCGTCGGACCGCAGGTTCGTACAAGACGATTTGATTGCGCAAGCAGACACGTTTTCTCGCGATGAAATGCGAACTCCAGAATGGCCACGTGAGCCGATGGCATGGTCAACAACCGCACAGCTCCAAACAACTGACGAACCAGAGCTCATTTTCGATCACGCAGCAGCAAGCTTTCTCGGGGAATCCGACGTAAAAGAAATGGAAACATGCATTGAAAACATCTCGTTTGATGACACCACATGGGACGAATTGCCCGCGATTTTTCGATCACCGCAAAGATGGCCAAAGCGTTCAAATTTACATTGTTGGAACTGTGACCAATCGTTCACCACAGTCCCACGCTTCATTCCAACGTACATTCGAGAAATACCATTGGCATCGTTCGGACTCGAGACGTGTTGCGTATCGATTGAAATTGGCGTTCATGGGGTCTTTTGTTCTTTTAGCTGTGCTACAAGCCATGTGAATTCTGCTTTTCGAACGCGTGATGAAATCGAACGTGCGGAGCATAAGTTGCGGTTTCTTTACTGGATTTGTACTGGTAAATATGCAATCCGCTTTGTACCAGCTCCGATTAAAACATCAATGCAGCAATATGGTGGCCATTTGTCAACGACACAGTATCGTGACCTGATCGATATTTGTGAAAAAAAGATTACGTCAACGAGCGCACCGACCATACCATCGTTAACTGAAAACGCTACTGAGGACATGGACCTAACCGAAATTATCCCTGAGGCGTTTGACTATGCCAAAATTGGACCATGGCTTTCAACAGTTGATCAGTCGCTAAGCTAACATGATGTTAGCAACTCATCAACATGATGTTAGCAACATCATCAAGTTGATTAGTTTTTGGGTTAAAACGCGTTCACCGCGTCTTTATGGTTACCGTAACGCATGAAGCCAAATATTTGCATGCAACTGTCAGCAAGATCGTGCATGTGCTTTGCACTCACTCCCCCTGGAATAGTCCATCCAAGTTTCTTCGCAAGATTACGGAAGCAATAAATACTATGTGCTTTGTTTGCCGCATAGTTTGTCTGTAGGTTTTCCATGAACATTCCCCAGTAGCTATGTGGGTCACCGTAGATGGTTATTTGATTTTTGAGAGCAGGACCGACAATGTAAATTTGGTTGTTGGCAAACAACGTAACCAGCGCAGTTGACACCGTGCGAGCATTTGCGTTTGCACCAAGCTGAAATTCGACCAAAACAATTGGCGGCTCAACGCAAAACGAGCTGATAATGGGTTGTATGCTCGTATTAATCCACGTAGCAACCGCACGGATGCGTTGTACACTTTTTATTTCTTTATCTTTTTTGCCTGGACACAGATCGACGACGCCGCCACTCACAAATCGAACGGCAGATTTCAAACGAAGATCCCATGACTCGATCATTCCAAACGCACATGACCAGTTGGCTCGTCCGTCTTTGATTGCCTGAAGTGTTCCACAAACCTCTTGCTTGACCAAAATTAGCTCGGGTACGTTAATTTGCATCAGCGTGAACGCGAGCGATTTTGTGCCACAATCGAAGCTTAGAAAGAATTTTTCATTGTTGGGAACGGTCATAATTGGTCAATTGAAATCACCCCGTATACAATCAAATTTGCTCACATGAATAGACGAACAACATCTGTTTCGCAACCAATCGGTGCGACATGCATTTCAGATCTGACAAAAATAATGAACCGTGAGGCTGTTCGCTCAGGTATCAATCTCGACGACGTTGAAGACACTGCGGCTCACTTGCATGCTCCATCTGCGGTACCGACACGTGACATTATCCAAGAGTACGATGCCGAGCTAAAATCATTAGCCAAAAGTCTCAACATTGACTTTCCAGACTTGGACGAACCAAAGAAACAACCTGACACAAGCAGAGCCGATTTTGATCAAGCACCTGTCATGTCATCAGCATTCGCCGACGAACAACGGCAAACGTTTCAAAACATTCACAGCATGAGTCATTTTGACGACAACAGTACGCTTCTCGGCAAGAACCACCAGCCACGATCTGTTAGCTCGCAAAGCGACAAGTCATCTGATTCAGCGTCATCAAAATCGTCACGTCACGGATCCCAACGAGAATCCCAACGAGGATCCCAACGAGGATCTCGCGACAGCGATGGTTCGCGGCACAGTTCCCGACGAGGCAAACATCATGACAGTCGACATGGCAGTCGGCATGGCAGTCGGCATGGCAGTCGATTTGGTGATGATCGACGTGAAGCTCAACTTGACAACGCAGAACGGAGCTTTGGAATTGATCATGGTAAATATCGTGAAAGTGGTGATCGTTACAACCGTCTCGAACCGCCCGATTACCGCCAACAATCTGACAATCATCACCATCACGACCAGGGTTTTGTAACCGAGGAACAGGAACGACGTGGCCACATTGCTTCTGTTTTGGGCGACATTCGCCATGATACAAAGACAACGTTCGGTGTCGAACAACAACGTGTTCGTGACTCAAACGCAACCAAGTTGGATCGCATATCTCGTTTGCGAGCTTTGCTACAGAGCGAAGGCATTGATTGCTCGAGCATCCAGAATCCGACAAACGTTAGCTCGGCAGAAGAAATTGACTCGGTTTTGGAAATTTTGAAAATGAAAAACGACAGCACACGGTACTCATCGTTTGCAGAAGACTGTGCGGTTGGTGCAGCAGAAATGCTCGGAACACTTTTGGATGGGACACGTCGCATTCCAGTGCTCGGTTGGAAACCGGATTACACCGATTTCCACAACACAGTTGCTGTGAAAATGCATCGTATGCGAGACGAAACAGCGCAACTTGTTGAAACTTTTGTGCGAAAAGCAAGCCTTGGTCCCGCATCACGCATTGCTATGGAACTACTTCCGTCTGCTATTTTGTACCCGCATCAGCAAAAAAAACAAAAATGCACACCGGGTTTGTACAGCGAAGTTGGTGCTGGTCAAGGCGGTGGCGACATGGGAATGGTTTACAGCGCGATTCGCCGAGCGGACGAACAACACAATCAGGACATGTCATCGCTTCAGCAAATCTAATTGCCATCACAAACTGTTTTTTTTGCGTTGTTGATACAGTATAGACGAGTTTTATGGACCAATATCCGGACAATCCATTTTCCTATGCGGGTCAAATACCGAGCTTCCAGTATGTCGATCCAGATTTCCGAGATGCTGAAATGGGGTTTTTAACCGACCCCAGTTGTGCCGCACCCGTTATCGATAGTCAAATTTTGGCACCAGATCAAATCGCTCCAGCGCACCAACAATATCCGCCAGCACAGGCCAAACAACAATTCAGCTATCCACCAGGCGGAAACCAACCAATGAATGGAGGTTATCCTCCGTCAAGTTATCCACCACCAGGATATCCGCAAGCGCCGCGATGGACACAACCACCTCCGCAACAACCACCATCAAGCACTGGTGAATATTCGGAACTGTTTGTTTCAATCTTTATTTTGTTCGTTGTTGTTGTTGTCATCGGCATGATTGTTAAAATTATTCAACTTCATTATTTACTCGAAAGCTTGCGAGCACATCCATCATTACAACGAGCTGAACCATCGTTCCATTACAAAGACGGTAATTCGTACATAAGTAGACCGATCGGCGCGAATCATCACGATCATTAAGATTGAACAGAAGATATCGGAAGTGGGCCACCTCCAGGTAAACGGTATGCCATCATTCTGGGCGGTGCAACTTGTAACGAAGTAATTGGGGTGGCATGATGAACTCGTGAAACAGCTGGTGATTTGTATTGCGTAGGTTCGTATTGCAAAACGGTCGGCCATGGGATGTCCGACGATGATCGATCTGGTACCGTTTCAATGTTGAACGGAACACTGTTTGTTGGTTCGGTGTTGGGTGGAGGCTGGCTAACATTGACTGGTAAATTTACCGTCTGTTTTGACGCAACAACTGGTTTGTCGGGATCTGGTGGAACGGTGGCAACAACATGTGACGAAATCAAATCGGTCATTGCATTGAGCTCGTCTTTTTCGACAGGTTTAACCCACGCAATAAACAGTCTCGCCATTTCTGATGTGAGCAATATTTTAACTTGGAAATCGCGTTGGAGCAAACTTCGAAGGATCGCGCTGTACACGATCCGCTGTGCATCAGCTTTTTTGATACCAGGTGCTGTCAAATGCTGCGGCAAATCATGCGTAATCAAATTGTTTCCCCATTTTTTTTGACTGGTCAGCAAACGCGTGTCAATAATTTGCAGCTGGTCTTTGATAATGTAATCGAAGTCACCCCGATTTGCCGTGAGTTGATTCAATTGTTTTGCAGTCACAGACATTATGCCAAAGCAAAAAAAACAACAATAGCAAGTTTGCCCAAACCTTACGCACGTGTTTCGCGCAAGTTCTTAACGATCTCGCCATCGAAATCGGTGTACGAAATAGCTGTTGCGCGTGGTTTGTATTCCGGCGCTTTCACTCTGCATGCGTCAAACCAATCCGATTCCAAACATTGATTGATTGTGAAACGTTGCGTTGGATCGACGACAAGCATACCCTGAAGCAGTTCACGTTGTTTCTTTTGTGTTACCCGAGCAATTTTTGCGTTCACTTCACCGAGCATAAAACTGCGTCCACAATCGCTCAGCATCTCTTTGTTAATCGCACCAAGTGTGGATTCAATCATTTTGATGTGGTCCTTTGGTTTGATGTCCTCATCGTCACTGTCGTCGGCAAAATCTTCGAACAATGGTTCGCCAGTCATCATTTCGTACAAAATGCAACCAAGCGACCAAATATCGATTGGCAAACCGTAATGGCCTCGAACCAAAACAACCTCGGGAGCTCGGTAGTATGCTGGTTGTATTGTCTTGATTTTGCGAACGGGCGTATCAACGAACGCACAGTTAAAATCACACACAACAACCTCAGGATCTTGTAGCGGAGCAATAACGTTCGTAACTTCGGGTTCGCCGAAAAACAAATGGCGACAAACATGCAGCTCCAACCGATCTGGATCGTCCCCGCACTGCGACATGATCTGACGACATTTTGTTGCCGCACGTTCACGATTTGATCCCTTCAAGCGTGACGCAACTGCTTGGAATTGCTCGCGAAGAGCTTCGATCTTTGCAGGATTGCGCAAAAATATGTTTGACGGTTTCAAATCGCCATGAACAAGATGGTAGTCGTTGTGTAAAATTTGGACCGCGCGAAGTATCTGATACATAATTGGTCGAGCCAAATCTGTCGGAATTCCGGTTGAATACAAATCTGACTCCAGCAAGCCACTGATGTCGTTATCGAAAAGTTCCATCACAATGAACAAGCAGTCAAACTCGATGAAATATTCAAGCATTTTTGGCAACCATTGCGACTTGGCAGATTGGAGCTTGCCCATGATGTAACGTTCAACCAAAGCTTCATTGTAGTACTTGCTTTTGCTCTTTTTTACACACACTAGCTGGTTTGACTTAAGGTGGTATGCCAAATAGCAGCTTGCAAAATTACCTGATCCGAGTCGGTGTGCGAACACATAACCTTCAAGATTACAACCGATAAGATCGTCGGTTTCGTCGTCGTATGATGATGCGGGGGAGGTGTCTCGAGCAGCCATAGTATGATCTGTCGAGGTCTCAGGTCTAAATTTGGGCAAATTTAAAAATTTGATCAAGAAAATAAAAGGGCAATTCATCTTAACGAATTCAAATTTACCACTAAGAAATGCCTATCATTCGCCCTCCCAATGAAACTGGATTGCCTGATGAGGAATTTTACGCATTAGTTCGCGAGGAAAATTTGGTTAACAGTTTCAGGCAGAGGTCTGGTGAAGGACGACCGCCCGTGGCTATGTTAACCAGAACCCAACAGCCCGAGGTTGAAGAATTACCCGAAACTGCAGGACCGCCCATACGTATGCCACCCAGGTCCAGAACAAATTTGGCTGGAGGACCACCTGCTGCCGGGGGATCATTCGTATATCGACCGCCGCACACACTTACTCCATACGCACGTCAAACGGGTGCACGTATCAGTTCAAAGCCAGCGTTTGCAGGGGATCGGCGCTCACGTGCTGCTTTGGCCACATCAGAAGTTTATGTTTTACCTGGACCTCCATCAAGATGGGGCGCTTCGTCGTTTGAAGCACCATCGTTGGTTAACACAGACGAAGTGATGCCGGAAGTGCAACCACGTGACGAAGAACATGTTGTGCATTCTGATGAAGAGGAGGAGGAGGAAGAAGAAGCTGAAAATGGGTTTGCTTTTCGCGGTACTCCCGATGGACTCGCAGCCGCATTATACATGGCTGCTAGAATTGTTAACGATGAGCAAACCCACCATTTCCACCATCACGAGGTCGACCACCATTTCCATCACCACCGCCACGTAGTTGGCCATGATGATGACTATCATGGGGATGATCGTCCCCGTGAACATTACGAAGGTCACAGGCATTACCTAGACGTGAGTGGTGAACAACTCCGAACAGCCATAAGATTGTCAATGGCCCAATCTCAAGCAGTATCCAAGTTTCCCAAAGGATCCGACCACCCCGAAACGGCCACTGAGCACGTTCACAAGTCAACAAACACGGAGGAAAAAACAGGTTGTTCGATCTGTCAAGAAGACATGCCAGACGTTCGAGTGCAGCTCGTTTGCGGTCATCAGTTTCACTCCGAGTGTATTTGTCAGTGGCTGAACAACCACCCTACCTGTCCAAACTGCAAGCGAAACGTGCTTCCATGCGACTTTTGCATGTGCTTCGATGAGGCAGACTGTTCGAAAGACAAAGGCATCAAGCAGTTGTGGGACACATGCGGTCACCGCATTTGCTATACATGCAGGACAACTGGGTCATGGAGTGAGTGTGAAATCTGCGCAATAAAACCAACAGCCGAGGAGGCCGATTAAGCAAGCAGTTCCCCACTTTTTTTTAAGACCAGTGACCTTTGGTGAGTGACGCAATCGCTGATGAAATTGCGTCGCTAAGAGGTTTGTTTATCTTGGGTTTATTGTCAGTTGGTTCGGTGAACAGTATGGGGTGTGTTGTTGTTGATGGAGTAAGTATATATTTGAGCACGAGCTCGTACGGTAAAATTCGTTTCCCATACGATGGTACTCCCGCAAGATCTATTGGAGTACGTTTGATGGGGCAACCTGTAATTGAATCCCAGACACTACAATCACTGCTATATGTGTACTTTGTTGCATGTTCGCTATATTTCGGGCTGGCAAATGTATCCACTCCTAACGCGAACCTGCACCACTGTGTTTCAACGTCTGTTTTCGAACCGTGACTTATCCCGTCTTCACAAAGTATTGTGAGGTCGGCAGTTTCAGTTGCAACGAATTCACTTATGACATTTTTGAGCGTGGACAAAATTGTTGTTCGGGTGGGATAGTCAAGAGCAGCAGTTAGATCTGACGTGCTGGCTGTGAACGTAGCTACAGATGTAAAAGTTGTAGCCAGCTGAACGCCCCAAATTTTGGCCGAAAGCTTGTCAGCAATCGCAGTTAACCCAGTTGCTGCAGTTGCGCATGCGTTGTTTATTGTGTTGCCTTTAGCTTCAAGAGCCTCCAATCTGGTTTTAGCTATCGACGAAACTGTGGCTCCGCCAGTATTTTTTGGCGGGGGAGGAATAAATGGGTAGATGTCGGGAAATTTCGCGGTGAGTTTGGTAACATTTTTCCAAATTGCTGCCACGGCGTACAGGTCGGCGGCTTCTGCCGAAGCGATTGAAACAACCTCGCTCAATTGTTCCTGGAACGAAATTTCATTCTTCTGATCAAAGGCTGGTTTCGTCATGCGAATATACTCGATCGGGACGGAAACTGGCGTTAATTTAAGCCGAAAATTTTTCTGGCGGTAAAAGTCATATCATCTTCCCAAAATGAGCACAGGCGCCAATTTCATTCTTGTTATCAATGACGGCAAGTTGGACAACGTTCTAACTGCCAACAAGCTTTTGAGGGAAAACATCGCTGCCTCAAAAAGACGCAACAACGACCAGGCGATCATTACCGACATTGAGCGCACACATATCCTCTTTGTCCACGCACATTATCGACCATTCGTTGCCATTGCGTTCGAATATCAGAAAATTGGTGGAACGGCCAGTTTCAATCAAAGTACCGATTATCAGGTACCAATGTTTGGTGATTTCTTTTCCGATGCCGTTTTGCACGCAACCATTCCCGAGATCGGCTACAACAAGGCTCGCGCGATTATCAAATCGGCCGCTCTGACAACACCCGCAAAAACAGGTGTCATTGCTTCGTCTGTTTATCCCGACAATTTGGGCACTAACTTTTATTCGCTCGTTGACTCGTTTGGTACCGCCATCGGTGCTGGTGTTAATTACGTTTCTCTGTTCCGCTACTGTGAATTCCCTGGAAACGCGCTCCTGAAGAAGGTCAAATTCAGCATCAACACCAACGTTCTGGATGAGTACACCTCAGACTGTTCGGTCATGCACGAGAAGTTCTGCGTACCGATGAACAAACGTGATGCTTACAACCGTTTAACCGGTCAAGAAGTACCCGTCAAAGGTTGGTCTGGTGTAAAGCAAAGTCGCATAGGACGAAACTATTTCCCAACACCATCCACGACCGGTGCTTCGATGTCATCTCTTGGTGAGTCATCAAAGATTTCCAACATTTCTTCTTGTTTGGATGAAGCGTTCGGTTTGGTTCGAATGGGCGCCAACCCGTTGACCACAAACACAACTGCTGCAGAGCATTATACAACGTGTCGACGTGAAGTTTCGATCTTGAACGGACCGCAAACACCAAAATTCTTCCAGCCAGCACTCGATTTGTGGGTGAGGTTGAATTTCTGGTTCTGCCGAGATTTCCATCTGTCATTGCCATCAGTTGCAATTCCGTTCGGACAACGTCGTTTCGAAATTCACTACGCCGACTTCTCGGATCTGGTCAAAGAGGTGCCACATATTTATCTCCAGACCACGGTTCTTACTGGTGTCGAATCAACTGGTACCACACCTACAACCATACCAATTGTACGATCGGTTAGCTACAATCCTATTCGACCTTCCGAAGGTGGAACCGCGGTTCGGCTACCATCAGCACATACTGATGTGCCGCCATCGATCACCACACAGTTGTACGTAAACCATTTGTTCGTTAACCCCGAAGTACACGCAATTTACGTTAACAAGGTCACATTCACCATGGTTCGAGTATGGCGTGAAAATTTGATCCATTGTGAAGGAACCACAAACCAGCAGCAATTGACCCAGTTGAAATGGCCGATTGAGTACATGTTCGTTGGTGTTCGACCTAAATACAACATCACACCGACGTTGAATCCCGACCATATTTACCACGACTGGCATAGATTTTCACTCAACTGGCCCATGGACGAACAGTTGAATACTCACCTAAGCTCTGGCCGAATTGCAGCAACCGAGAACGCTCGAGATATAACAACCGAATATCAAGTCGTTCCAGATTTGTACTACCAAAGCTTCAACTTCGTTACATCTATCGATATTATCGCTCATGGTATCAAACTGTTCGACGCTATGCCATCCACTTTCTTCTCCCAATATGTTCCATACCATTACGGTGGTTTGGGTATCAACCCGCCGATCGATGATCCAGGTGCCATGTTCATCAACTTTGCCCTGCATCCAACAGCATACCAGCCAAGTGGCCATATCAATGTCTCACGTGCACGTGAGTTCTACCTCAACTGGGCTTCTCACTTCGGCGGCGCGTGTGATTTGGTTGTCGTAGCTTCAGCTATCAACTTCCTCATGCTGTCAGACGGGTCTGGTATCCTTCGATTCTCTACGTAAGAGAGTGACCAAAAAACTAATTTTTTTTGTTATTACACGCTTTCGAACTCCAGAATGCTACCGCTCGCACTGAACGAAATCGTTTTGGCCGTGATTGTCAGGATTCGATCACTGCGATCCGACAGAATAAAACCGTCGCCGTGTTTTTGGAGGTGTAAACTTGGTGGAACATCATGAAGCAATAGATTGAGCGGGGAGATGAAACCGAACATTTTTCCACCAATAGATGTCGTTAAATTCATTCGCAGCGCATGGGTTTTTCGATTGGCCGCCGCTTTCGTTGGTGTCGTTACAAAAGTGTGTTCAAACAAACACGCACTGTCTGATTTCGCCACAATGATGTAGAAGTGGATTGCATTAACTCGTAAAACTGGTTTTAAAGTCCGATCGGGATTAACCCCGACGTAAATACCGTTTGAACTAACCAAGTAGGCTTTTGCACGCCGAAGCCGCCAGATAACAAGACCGACAAGCAAAACGAGAACAATGATGATTCCAATTAACAAAAGAGTCATCGTAAGACGGTTATACAACGTTCTGAGAAAAATGAGTTCCCGATCCCGATCACGATCCCGACGAGGTTCGAATGCTGGAAGTGACATCGCAAAAAAAATCGAAGCGACCAAGAAAGCAGCCCGTAACAAAAAGAAAAAAGAAGTGCCCCTACCAATCAAGCTCCAGGTTCAATCAGATGTTCACCTTGATTACCAAGCATTACATCCGCGCCTCATACCAAAAGCGGAGATTTTGATTTTGGCAGGTGACATTGGTAACATCGTGTCGGAACCTGCTCGGATGGAAGCGTTTTTCAAACGAGTTTCATCTCAATGGACGCTTGTTATCTATGTTCTCGGTAACCACGAATATTGGGAAGGTTCGGTCTCAGAAATGCTCAAAAAATATCGTGCGTTTATTGCAGGCTTCCCGAACGTTCATTTGCTCGAACGCGGCATCCTGAAATTTCGTGACATTGTTTTCGCGGGAGCAACCATGTGGTCACATATTCCCGAAGCGTCAGCAGCAGAGGTTCGTGAAACCATGAACGATTACGAAAGAACTGCGCACTTAACTGTTGCTCGAGTGAACAAGATGCATGAAACCGCAGTGGCCTTCTTTCAAAAAACCATCAAAAAATATCCGGATCACCGGGTCGTTTGCATTTCTCATCACGCACCAGTTGTTACGAGGATTCATTTGCCTGGAACCAAAGGCACAACGCATATCAGTCGAGCGTATTGCACGAATTTGACGTCAATGTTTCAAAAAAATTTGATCATGTGGATTTTCGGCCACACACATTTCTCATGCGATTTCAAAGTTGGCAAAACACGACTCGTAGCTAATCAGTGTGGCTATTCTGACCAGTTCCGCAAAGGAATAACTCATTATTCTACGCAACATGTAATAAGCATCCCATAAAAAAAGACCTAATGTTGTGCATGCGCATCTCGCAGCCGTCTTTTTTTTTGCCGAAACTCGGCCGCTATTCCAACCCCCTAACAATAAGGAGGCGGAGAGCAACAGAGCCTCGACGGTGGGGGGGGGCCTACTCCCCAGATCTGGCCACCCTCACCCCGTTGAGAAGGCGAGAGCCTTCAGGGAAGTCACATGGACGAGCGCCTCGTGTTGAAGGTGGTGGTGATGGTGATGGTGGTAATGGTGGTGACTCAGCCCGATCGTGGTCGTACAACGGTACCAAATCCGAAGATGGTCGCGGTGGTGGTACATGGTAATCCACGACCGCTTCCCGAAGCAAAACGAGTAACTCCTCCTCATAGTGTGCTTCTTCCGCCAGGCGAAGGGCCTGTTCTACGTCCCCGCCGACGTCAATCAACAGCTCGTCCACTATTGTCTGGAGTGAAAGGATGTGGGACGCAGAGAAGTCATCGTCGGCTGGGGCTTCGTAACCCCTTGGAACGGTTGGGATTGGTTGACGGATCGGTTTGAATGGTCGACCACCGCTGTATGATGGCACGTTCATTGCCCCCTGTGGAGCGTTAACTAGCTCATTAACGCGGGCAGCAGTGCTCAGAACAGCCATGAACTCAATCGCCGAACCTGCCGTGCAGTTTGTGTTGGTAAATCCAGGACATCCCACAACAATTTTCAGCGTGTCAATCATTATGTGCCGAGCAAACGCGGCTTCCTGCGTCTCACCGGGTTCAGGTTGGTTCCTGATGCCGTCCTGAATTTCAGCCATTTGGCCCACTTCCATTTGTACACCTTCGTACATGGAATTTATGATGACGTCCCATCCATTGAGCAAACGTGGGAGAAGCGCTGCGAAACAGTCCACACTTTCCCCAGCAACAGTACACTCTTCTTCATGGGATTGTGTGAGAAGGTGAATCAAAAGGTTCTGTATTTCCGTGGGGCCAGACTGATCTTCACCAACGTCGTCTTGCCAATCAAAGTTGGCTGTGGCCACGGGAATTCCAGTGGCCGCGTCAGCCTCGACAGGTGGGTTGTAATGAGGGACTGTTCTGGGTGGGGCTGCTCTGGGTGGGCCTGCTCTGGGTGGGCCTGTCTGTGGAGCTGCGGCAAATCGAACTGTCCTGGGCGGTGGAACTGCAGCAGAACGGTGCGTGTTTGGAATGCCTGGTGCCATGTAAGATGGTTCAATGGCAGGATCAATCGCACCTGCAACGTGGGCTGGCGCTCTTACTGGGAACATTTGTGGAACTTCTTCTGCCACCCTTGCTCGTAGCGCAGTAGTATCGGTTCTGACGTGGCCAGATCTGGGGTCTCCTCGGAGTCTTCCGCCCCCTCTTCGGTAATCGCTCCTACGACCACCACTTTGGTTGCCGCCTTGTTGGTTACCGCGACCTCTTTGGCTGCCGCCTTGTTGGTTACCGCGACCTCTTTGGAACATTGAAAATGATGCTTAGTGGTAAATTTGAATTCGTTAAGATGAATTGGTCAAGTCAAAAATATGTCAACTTTCAATTTATCGAAAAAATCGCAATAATGCAAAAGGAATCGCCGTAAACGTGCCAGCGCCCCCAGTGCCTTATCTGGGGGGAGTGGGTGCTGGGCTTTGATGGTGTGGTTTGGGTGGCTCGCGGACCCTTGTTAGAAAGAGTGGGCTCCGCATGAGAAGTTGATTGAATGGGTTGCTATTGTGACTGATAGCGTTGAGTGTGTTGCACACCGATGGTCGTGTGCGAAGTGCGCAGTTCCGTGGCCAGTGGTAACCCGCGTGAGTTGTGGTTTGGTTTCGGGTGGGAATGGGATGTGTGTGATCTACCGAAATGAAGCTTACAGACAGTACAGTAACCTAGCCAACAATAGGCAGGGTCAAAGTGACGCCCGATCAGCAACAGCGAACGTGGTGAATGAGAGAGGGAGGTGAAGGCATGCGGTGGTAGGTAGTTGAGGTAGGTGGCGGTACAGCTTTAAATTTCCATAGTTGCTGCTGTAATTGCCTCGTAGGCAATTTATTGACCAGGTATGGGGTTGCTGAAGTCCATGTCCTCATCTTCGGCCCTGTCGCCCCAGGTGGGTGCTCCGACTGCTGCAGCGGGTGGTAGAGTGGTTGTTGTGGGTGCCCTGACTGCTGGCATGACTGCGGCTGTGGCAGGCGGTAACACGTCCACGCTCATGAACGAGTCTTCAAAGCTAACCGCCCGGGCAGGTGTAGTGCCAGATTCCGCTATCTTGGCCAATTTTTCGATGAGGTCGGGGTTTGACGGACCCCTCTTTACTTCGGCGGCGGTCTGTGCGGCAGGAACCTTTGCCACAACAGCTACAGCGGGTGCAGGAGGTTGCTCTGACGCAACAGGTGCTACATGGTTTAACACCCTCTGCGCTCGGCCCGGACCAAAGATATTTTCCAATTTTTCCTTGCGGATCTGTCTTTCCTTATCAGCCAGTGACATGGGTTGAGCCGCAGGAGGTGCCCTTTGCACACGAACTACCGCGGGGCGCCTGGAATTCGGCACGGCTCGTGCTTGCCTGGGAGACGGAGCAGCTGGTGCTCGACGTTCAAGGACTTTCGGTCTGGAAGCGGAATGTTTTACCCTTTCGGTTGTTGCTAAGGGCAGCCTGGGAGACGGAGCAGCTGGTGCTCGACGTTCAAGGACTTCTGGTTCAGGTGCAGCTGATGGGCCAGCATCTTTCGCCTGTTGTGCGATGTGGGCCAATTCATCGACGTGTGGGTTGTGAACCTCGATCGGAATTCTGTCGTTCGCATCAGCCACAACATCATCGTAGCAGCCAACGAAGAAACTGGCGTGGTCGACAAAATCCCTGAAGAAACAGTTGGTTGGAGCGGACTGCTGGTGTGTGTTAGGACATTCACCGTCGAACCAAACCTGGCGACAGTCGACCAGTTTGGCCATGTGCTCGGTCCACGACACCTGTTCCTCATCGCTCAGTATGTTGAGGGTAGGCGAACGGAAATGAAACCAGACACGATCGAGAAACTCGTTCCATGGAGCGAACGCCACATTTACGTCCTCGGCACGCTCCGATTCTATCAACCAGCAAGAGTTGCTTCGGGGATCAGCTAGCTTGGCTCCTTCGAGCAGAAGTGCTGATACCAAGATGCTTGTCAGTATTGTAAGGGTGTCAGAATACCGAGCGTCTGCCTTACACTCGTCTGTAACAATTTGCTGATACTCGTGCCTGAGGTTAAACAGGGGTTCGAATACGAACTCGGGGCAGGGATCCATCAAATAATCTGTACCACCATCAGTGACGCCAATGGGAACTTTATGCGAGTCGCAATGGAAATATTCCCAGGCCAGATCGCTGCCCTCCTTGATGTTTTGAACCATTTTCTCGTAGTCTTGATCGATGACACAGTCGAGAAACATGAGGTGATCAGGAGCAACCGCTGAACCTGTTGGATGAGCTCTTGCAAAGATTTTCAATTGGTCACACAACAGGCGGGCCGACTCAACTGCACCAGGAAATCGGACGCGATGTGTTTCAATCGTGCCAATCATACGCACAATGGTTTCACAAACGGATGGGTGGAGCGCATCGCTTCCACTTCCCCTCACTACGTTAACCATAAACAGGCGGCACACGAGAATCCATTGCATGAACACATTTGACAGCATTATGTGTTGAGTGGCATGGGGAATGTTCGAACCTTGGTGTGCCATGCCGAGAACGCTCAAATCATCGAGAGTCACGTGCTTCAAATTCAGGAACTCTGCGAAGCGCGCTGGCGTAGTTCTGATAACAGCTTGTTGTTGCATGAGGCGTGCAATTTGTAGTTCGAGCGCTACTTTCCCAGTAGTGGGGTGTGCCCTTGCAGCCCTTTTCTCTGTCAACACCGCAACACGTTTAGCCATTGCATCATGAAATTTCAACATGTTCTTCTGGGAGGCCACCGTGCTCCCTTCAATGTCTTTTTGCGCTATAGCACACGCTTTGTCCAGCCTCTTGACCCCCTCGGTAAGTGTCCAGATTTCGTTATCAAAAGGTTGAACGTTCGCCCTATTGTGGATCTTGCTTTTGGCACTAGCCCAGGCGCTCCTCTTTTTCAAAGCGTTGCTGTGTTCTGGTTCGTCTTTAGAAATGTCGTTTTGTTTGAACCAGGCACATGAATGCTTCCAGAAGGCGAGCTTGATGTTTGCAACTCGAAGATTGTATTCAATCGTGCGTCTGGGTGGGTCAAGCTGTAACAACAAACCAACACATTTCAACTTGTCACCTCCAACATCTCCTACAAACATACTCGAACGGTCTGACCACCAACGAGCGCGCATCATCATCACTTCAATGCAACCAGCAATTGGCAAACACATTATCCCAGACCCTAGACGGTTGCCTCGGTGGTGTCTAGAGTTTGCCAACACCTTTTTGCACATGGCGCCATACTGGGGATGGTCAACATTATCTTCGCAAAATCTGATCCCGTCGATTGCTGTCAAACTGCCGACATGCGGAATTTCCATACCCTCGAGGTCGGTAATGGGAAAACACCCGGTCGACGATGCTGGGGTAACGATCAGGTCGCCCCTCTGTAAAATTCTTGCCGACGGGTCCTTGCCGTTCATTCTGGTACCCCCTCCAAAATCTCCGTCGCAAACACCACCACGAACAATCACACAGCAGTCTTGTAACGCACACAACGTCGTGTCGCGCAGCTCGATAATCTTTACGTCGTAGTCTAACCCAGAGATGTTGGCTGGAACAATCGTTTCAAACCAACTGCCAAACATTGCTTGGGTTAACAACGCACGTTCAAAGGTTTTCTGCGGATTAACCGTTGAATCGAACTTGAGGAACCTTTCGAGTTCACAACTCACATCGAGTTTGTTGTAACGATCTTCTTCATCTTGCGTGAAAGGTTTGCGATCGGCGTAGTTGATTGGTGCGGCAGATTCGCAGCAACTGTAACCAAACGGGGGTCGCTTCTTGGATGCGTAGGAAACGAACAGAACCAGGCCTGAGGTCTCTACATTTTTATTTGCCTGATAGTGATTGATCATGCAAATAAAAGCATTCTTGTTTTCCGCCGATTGATGAGTGTCTTCAGGAGGGCCGGCATCGGGTCCACTCGCCCTCACTTTCAACACCTTCTCTCTGTAATGGTTCTTGCCGTCCTCTACAAGATCCTCGGGTGATAGAGCTGTGGCGTGAGGAATCGTTTTCTCGTATGCAATGGCGCGTTGTTCCGACTCCATAGCCCTCCGCAGATCGCACATGGCATTTTGAATCTCTTCTGCGCGCATTACGTTTGGGTTCTGGTCGGACGGAGTTGGTAAAACCGACGATGCCTCTATCATGGCATTAAACAAAGTTTCCGTTTTATCCTTCCTGGTAACCAAACTGCGTTGATGAAGTTCTTTAGCCTCTCCCATCATCTCCAATAATGGTGCCACAACAGTGATCATAAACTCCCTTACTGTTCTCTGATGAGGAGTCTGTTCAGAAAACAATCCATTTTTAGTCATTGTGTATAAGCCAGGATAGCCGACAAAATACATAATTGTATGATCCCCGTTTGCTGGCACGTACCTTGTCCTTTCCGTGGTTGAAGTTAGCGCGTTTCGATCTAGGGGGTGAGCCCGGGATTGAAACGCAATCGGCGGCATTGCTGCTGCCACGACTCCAACAACGTCTCTTTCAGTTCTTGACATAGCTTTCTTAGCAGAGCTTAGTGGTAAATTTGAATTCGTTAAGATGAATTGTCTTTTCGAGCTTTTTTTTCAAATTCGGGTTTTTTCGTAATTTGATCAAAAAAGTGACCAAAAACACTGCTTTTCAACTCAAACCCTGCGAGTTGCCGTAGGCTTCAGCTCGGGTATAAGCTGACAGATATTACGCCAATCAATGTCGTTTTTACGGAGCGTATCGTCGCTTTGAAGGTAGATAAATTGCATAATTTCGCGATTCACATCATCAGGAGACAAGATCGAATCGAGGATTTTGTAGATGTAGTATGGATAAAAATTGCGATTCACACGTTCCTTTCGCTTAACTTGCTCACCTGCTTCAATAACGGCATTAAACAGGTGACCAACCTTTTGCAAAAATGCGTCGGTTGGTTGTGGCGGTCCAAGCCCTGTTAGCTTGCGCAAAATGAGTGGCGCATCTTTGTTTAGGTCAGTTCGGCCTATCTCACGGAGCATCTTTCGAATGTCACTCACACGTAGGAGACGCACTATGCGCCGATCGCGTTTAATAATAGCTTGGCATCGGCCGATCAACTGTTGTCCATGCGGATCATCCTCTGTGCCCAATTCGTCCTCAGATTCGCGTGCCAGGATGTGCACAACCCAAAATTGGTAGTGTCGATTTGGATTGAATGTGCCAGACGATTTTGGACGTCGGAAATCGTTTTCCATTACTACAACGTCATCAGAATCCAACCCCGTCGTGTCAAAAACTTGACCGCAGGTTTCACACTCAATGCTCGTTCGCTCAAATGTGTTTGCAATGGCGGTGCCGCAGTTGGAACACATAAATGACTCTGGTGCATCACGCACAGACGCATCTAGCACGTCAGAGTTAGTGTATTGTGACAAAACTTGGTTAAGCTCGGCGATGTAGAGTGGCACAGTGCCTCGTTTTGATTCCCTTCTTTGTACCCATTTGCGCACGTCAGTAACGATCTGGTTCAAGGTGAGCAGGTAGTTCTCACGCAAAATTATGTTCTCGATCCACATCTTGCCGTCTTTTTTTTCCAATCTTTTCTCGTCAACTTCGAGGTAGAACTGTGCCAATTCCATTGCAAACGATGATTGAATGTCGCCACACTTCGTTCGCAGCGGGTCAATAATCGCTTGAATTTGTTGTGGTGGAATAGTTTGACTTTCCAAACACGCTGTCAGCTTGGTCAACACCGCATTCACGATGTCAAGTTTGACGTGAAATCTGTGATGAATTAGATCCATTTAATGCTTTGAAACCGAGCTTTACCCGTTTAACAGACCATTGTCTTAGACTTCTGCCACATAAACTCATATCGATTTTTAATGGCTATTCCAGACCCCTCCAACGTTTCGATCGACCAGCTCATGCGGGAAATCATCGACGATCCCGAGAAAGCAAACGATCCAACACTAACCCCGCAGCAAATTACGGAGCTTGTCGATCGCATGGATGTGTACAAGCAAAGCGCTCCGAGACCCGAGACTCACCAAAAGAAAGCAGCAGTTTCGTACATGAACATGCGTGAAAATTACATCAAAAAATTCACCGCAACCTCATTTGCCGGTTTCATGTATCGCATGTTGTCTGAATGGGATCCACCCGCACGTTCTCGGCAATGGAAACCACCGACTGCGTCGGAACTAAACGCGGAACGAGCAGATGCGGACAAGTGTCCTTTCGACTACGTTAAGCTGCTTAAAAAATGTGGCCAATTGCACGAGTTTATCGAAACATTGCGCGATACCTACGTTGAAAAATCAGTTGAAGACTTCCTCGCAAACGCCAAAAATACGATTGATAACCATCCGCCAGAGGAATACAATCAGACGATAAGAGCGCTTATTGCCGAACAACGTGAAGGAGATGATGGTAAAGCGCTTGCTAAACGTATAGAAAAAGTGCACGATGATGCGGTCGCAATGGAACAAATCGAACTGCTCGCAACGCATCGAAGCGAAACCGTCGAACGACGTGTTGGCATTTTGTACACAGTTACTCGTTTGCTCTATGAAATGGGACGTGAGGCTGACTTTCGTTTTGATGCGACCGAGGCAGCAACGGCAAGGTTTCCTCGTCTGAAACACATTATTGACGAGTCACCGAGGCCAACAGGACGTAGGGAGAAAACCGAAGAACTTGAAATTCCGTCGAACGTAATCCAACACCACATTCGCGAATTCATGAACGAATATCTCCACTTTGACCCCGATGTTCACGTGAAGTCAGCTCACAATGCGGACCAAGTTGATTCGGAAGCAATTAAAACGTCGATTCGCAAGTTCCGAGCAGTCAAACCGGAAGAATACATGGATGATAAAACAGATCCGAGTCGGATACCTTTACGCTTAATGCAAAACATGAAACGACCCGAAGTTCGTGAGTTAGTGCAGCTCGATGATGGTCTCGAAGAAACATATCGTCGCATTGTTGCCGAACCTGAAAACATCGACGCAGTTCTTCGCATTCTCAGGGATGACGAGTTGGCACAGTCAATGGCTCACATCTGTTCTACGCCGAGCATCAAACAACAATTTTTGCGATGTGTTGCATTGTCACCCGAGGCACTTGCGCCTGTGCAATGTGCTGTTGACAATATTCCGCCGCAAGATTTATTTCACAGATGGCAAATATACTCCGAAGTTAATTTCGAAGAGCTGCGTGTTGTTACAGAGGCAATTTACAACGACAAACCCGATTTGGATTTTGCCGTGTTTGTTTACGACTCGTGGGAAGGAACTGATGCACAGATTCAAACCGAGTTTGATCGATTCGCAACCGTCAAAGAAAGCGCATTGGTTGGTGATGCTAAGCTGGTACCATATGGTGGATGGGTACTGATGGGCGACTTCAAGAAGAATCGAACGAACATTCAGTTTTACAACCAGAATACCGAAGTTCTCAAACGTATTCTCGAGAAGACAGAGGAAGATAAGAAACTTGGCAAAGACCTCCTCAATAAACGTGTCAAAAAGGTTAAGGCAGAGAACATCCGAGATCAAGGTCCCGACGCACCAGAGCTGGCAGCATACGCACGTCATGCAACTGGTGAAATTCGAGGAACAGGTGCTGAGCGTGTTTTGAAACCTGAGGACATGAAACGTCTCGAACGTGCCAAAGGAAACTTGGCTGCTGCACGTGACCTCGAAGAGTTTGATCGTCTGTCAACTCGTTTAACTGAGCTTGAAAGAAAGCGAAAGGAAACCAAACGGCTTGACATTGATGAAGAAGAAGAGGTTGCTGGTATCATGGAACATCTCCAAAAACAGCGTGAACAAATGGAAATTCCCGATGATGCAGTCCAGGTTGACATTTTCCAGCACGACGGCAAAAGCGGGAACCTGACCAAAACGAAATTCTTCACAGAGATGGAAGTTCCAAAACTTCCCGATCCGTCTGATTCGGCACCACCTCCGGCTTAATGATGTCATCAGTTTAACGCTGCCATCTCGTTGCTAGCATCTATTTGCCGCGAGCATTGATTTGAGTTCACCTTTTTTGATCGAATAAAATGTCTGAACCCTACATCGTTGCAAGAGGAAAATATCGCATACCACAATTACAATCAAACGCATACTCATGGTTGGACATGACGACCGTTCTAATGGGACCGTCGGGTTCGGGGAAAACAACCATAATCCATCACATCATGCGTGACTTACACGGTCTGATTGACCAAGCATTAATCATTTCGCCAACTGCGGATTCAAACAAAGCATACGAGGGATTTGTTCCCCGACCACTCATTCATACAAGTCTCAGTCATGATAAAGTGCGTGGTAAAGTGTCACGAACGCTCGAGCTGCTGACAAACATAGTTCGGCGCCAAAAAGCTCTCATGGACATTTACAAGACGACCAGCAAAATAGACTTGCTTCAAAAATTGTATGCTCGTTGTCGAGTTTCGCAATACGATGAAATCTTTCGAAAGCTCGATGCATGTCAGCAGCGTGCATACCAAGCGGTCGAGGATGAGGCAAAGACGAAACCTGACATTGATAAACGTGGCATGATGAATCGAATTCGATCCAAAATCGAAGTGTTGCGAGTTGGAATATACCGCAAAGTTATTCTGGCAAATCGATCGAAATTGGACACAATACCAACGCTCACGCCTGACGAACGATTAGTTTTGAAATGTCCAAACCTTAATCCTCGACTGCTTCTGGTCTTTGACGATTGCTCTGCTGAGCTCAAACAATATTTTGGTCACGACGTTTTCCGTATTTTGATGTACCAAGGCCGACAGTATGGTATCACGATTCTGTTCAGCTGTCAAAGCGACACCGATATGCCTGTTAACCTTCGACAAAACGCGTACGCAACCATTTTCACAACGTCTGCGTCAGCGTTTGGCTACTTTCGAAAGGAAACGAACAAGATATCAAGCAAGGTCATACGGTCCGAAAGTGAATTCCCTGGTACAATCACACATAACATTCCGATCGAAGAATGCATCTCCGAAATCTTTTCGGTAACGTTTCGGGTGCTAATTTACATGCGTGACAACCTGCACAAAAAACCTGACGTGCCATTTTTGGTTTTCAAAGCGGACGTAGTTGAGGCATTTATGTTCGTTGCACCGATCGTCAGTCGACTTTGTTCGTTGGTTCAGGTTGCCGAGGGGCAGTGGGAAACTGATAATCCGTTCTACGACAAATTCAAAAAACTGATAACAACGTCGAGATGATTTGGAATTACCCCAATGGAAACCATACAAAATGAATCGAGCACTTGCAAACCTCTCAAACGGACCCCCCGGTCAGGCAATTTTTAACCAAACGCAACCGTCGCCAGCCATTACACCAACTCCGTCTCGCATGGTCGTGAGCCGTCGTTTCCAATCAATAATCAACATCATTAGCAGCTATTTTACGGACTTGTACTTTAACCTGCTGCATCGCCACGCGGTAATGTCCGTAGGGCCAGAGTCATCAATAACTGACGAATACAGATCGGCTGTCAGTCGTTTTATTCAGGGTTTAAAGACCGACAGCAAGCACTATCGTGCTGCGGTAACCAAACTACATCAGTATTTTACGCAACAAACATCGTTCACATCAACTTCGTTTACCGATTTTGTTAACCTAATTATCGAACAGTTCGTTCCACCAGAATACTACACACTTTTGACGTCTGGAGACAAAGACGAACTGCTTAGCAGCATCGTGTGCGACGTTGCAAGTCATGTCGGTGTGTACGTAACGATACCAGAAATGCTTCGGAAAATCATTGACGAGCACGACAAAAACGTACCTGTTACGGTCAAAATGATTGAAGAACATGGTTGTTCCACACTCATTGTCAAACGTGATACTGTTGCAAACGGGTTTCTTCGCAAGAGCAGTCAAACACAAGAGTACGTTCCTGTTCATGTTGTTGAAGCGCTTCGGGAAGAACTGGCTGCATCCGAGAAGGAACGTGCTCGTGATCGGAACGAATACCTGAAAACAAACATGGAACTAACGCGGTTGAATGGAATCGTTCACGAAATGCGTGTGAAGGAGCAAAAGTATCAACGATTCATACAAGTTCTCAATGAACAGCGCCGAAACCTAATCAGCCTGAGTTCACGTCCCGCTGCAACTTTTGAAACGCCAGTTTTGGATCAGGTGGTCGAAATGGAAATGGAGAGATCGGACGAAGACGAAATGCCGCCGCCACAATCTCGGAAACAACGCCAGCGAGCACACGTTTCACCGATTTCTGACGATGAGCCAGATCTTGAAACGATGGTAAGACCATCAGTTGGCCGTTCATCACCCGAGCAAACACACGATCGACCATCTGGTGACCGACCAATGATGACGTTTGGTTCGGAAACGGACGGTGAACAGTCAGACGAACGACCCAGAAGTGGACGAGCGGGCGAGCAATCTGGTGGAATTTTTGGCTCACCATCTTCACATGAAGTCGGCATGTCACGGGACGTACCAACTGGCGGAACTTTGCTCGGCGAATCTGATGGGGAATAAAATGATTATCTGGGCATAAAAGCAATTCATGCCGTTCAACGTTTCAGATTTCACGTCACAGTCGGCCAGTTGGTTTTGCCGTTCGAAAGCGCTTGACTGTGTTGCAAGCAACACGATTTACGTTGCAATCATTCTCACCACATTGGTTTTCATCATTTTTCTGATTGCATACAACAACGTTTCAATCAGTGAAGCGGGTCGACCGAAAAGCGTCAAAACATTCGTTTATGTTTTGCTGAGCGTTTCGAGCGTTCTATTTTTGCACCACTACGCCCACGTTCGCTGTATCCAACAAATGTACGCAAACAAACCGACCGATCAAGTTTTTGATTCGATTTACCACAACCCAATTACTGGCGGCGGTCCCGAAATGACGCCGATAACAAGTTTGCCAGCAGTTCCCATTGCACCTGCACCACAATCATTGGTAGATTTGACGAATGACGATTTGCTCAAAACGTTCAACACCTAAGTTTGTCGTCGTGCAAAAAATCCGTTTTTTCGACTCATATAATGGATAGTCAAGGGTTAAACGATTTGCTTCTCTCGCAAGTTTGGAAACCTGAGTACGATAGGAACGGTGACGAAACTGCAAGAAAATACATTGTCGAACAAAGTAGACGGCCAGTAAATGAAATTCCGTACGGACCCGAGAACAACATAACTCCAAGTGCAAACCTGTCACATAGCGTTCTTGCTCATTACGAAGACGATACCGAAGGAGGTTACGATGATTTGATGGTCGGTTATACGGGTGAAGACACTGCTCCAGCCGAGCCAGTTGCATTGAGACGGGCTAATTGCCCAGTGGTTCAACAGTTCGAAAACTATGGAGCAGGCAACAATAACGACGAGCCAACGTTCGGTGATCCATCAGGCGATCATTACTTTTTGCAAGACAGAGCAAAATGGCACAGGCGTGCAAAACATTATCCACGAAATGATTGGGGTGAAGAACGTGGTCGTATGCAAGTAAGCAATCGCTTTATTGCGCCAGATGATCAAATGCAAAGTTACTTCGAAGTTATTCACGATGCGCTACGCAGTCATTGGAACCCGCTCGATTCAACTAAGGGTCGAGCAAACGGAAAACAAATATCACGCGACGTGTATGGTGAACTGGAACAGATGCGATTACCATCGCATGCTTGGGGCCAACAAGCGTATGGTGACGTTCAACATATGGGCAAACAGATTTGGTTGCCAGTTTCGAAGTTCTTCGAATCGCATGGAGGTTTGGATCAGGACCTACAAAGTCAACAATTGCAAATTCCAAAGCATTCATCGGCTTCACTTTTCCAATCAGCTATGGCTGCTGCTATTTTGCCACATGAACGACAACATGACATAAATGTTCCACAACAATACGAGTTGATTGACATTCGCAATGGAAAGATTCCGACAAAAGATATTGTTGCAATTCATGGTCTCAGCGAGATGTTGTACGATCTCACTGACGGCAAATTCACTGGTAGTATGGGGAAACGTCCAGATGGTTTGGGGCCAGACGTTACTGGGGCAGGTGGTCGACAGGGTCGTTCTGAAATGGATTGGGAGCGTCAAAATTACGCCCAACACATGGCACTGGGTATGCACAGAGGACAAGTGTTCGGAGACGTTTCCAAACAATATGATGCAATGCGTGGGGCACAGGAAGATTCAAGTCGACCATCAACGTACCACGCAGAGGTGTCGATTGCTCATAAGGCACGAAACACTGCGAACATGGACCCAACCATTTTCAATTTTGCCGCAAAGAATGAAGGCAATGCAATTGGATCGTATGCTGTCTTTGATTACCTTCGGGTTATCGAACAAGGAAACCCCCAAAATCATATGAAACATCAATCAGAAATGGTCCAACAACATCGCAGTGGGGTTGGTTCGCAATACGACAGTTTGCCTGGTATGATGAGCAAACATCAATCGAACCAATCTGACGTTCGCCCCGCGGGTGAAACGTATATGCCAACGCAAGATTTCGAAGGAGGCAATGTTGGTGGTGGATTTTTCGGTGTTGGAGGTCAGCATGGGGTGGAAACGTCAAAGTCACGTGTTATGGAAGACAACAGTTATCAGACCGCGTCAATTGCCAACGAATGGTATACGGCATAAAATTGCAATAATCAAAAAAGGCCCACCTTAAATGGAACGTTGGAATCTATGCCACAATGGCTTAGTCCCAACGACCCCACATTTTTTGTATTAATTTCAAGGACGAACAGTATTATGTTGTGATTCATATTCTGTCCGCCCTGCCCGCGCCCCCTACGCTCCCCTGGCCGCTACTTCTGCGGCCCATTGGTTCCAAACGTGGGTAAAGGCGGTTTGTGCTGCTCCGCAAACATTGTGTACGATGTAACTTATCCAGTACAGGGTCCTTCGGTGGGTGGTGAAGAACGTGCGTATATTTCCCCAGATCATGGCCAACATTCCCAACAAGATGATGCAGAGGGCAATGGATGTGAAGTTTGTGGCCGATGCGCCGCCGTTCACCGAGGTCACCACTGTAACTGTGGGCGCTGTGTTGCGTGACCACATGATCATCATGAAGATGACCACACATGCGAGAATGAGGTGGGTGAGTCTGATCTCAATACCACCTGATGGGTTGTTGTTGACTGGCATGTTAACAGCGTTGTGGAGTGCAGCCACAGCTGGTACAACTGGTGCGGCTGGCGCAGGCGCGGCTGGCGCAGGCACGACTGGTACTGGTGCGGCTGGTGCGGCTGGCATGTTAACAGCGTTGTGGAGTGCAGCCACAGCTGGTACAACTGGTGCGGCTGGTGCGGCTGGCATGTTAACAGCGTTGTGGAGTGCAGCCACAGCTGGTACAACTGGTGCGGCTGGTGCGG